CACATCGTCTTCAGTAGTTTCTGTATCTACGTCAGGGATGTCGAGGTCCACATCGTCATCGGAGTCGGTTTCTTCTTCTCCGGTTTCATCACCTTCGGTTTCGGTACCTTCAGCGGCTTCTTCTTCGCTACCTTCAGTTTCCTCGCCTTCGGCTTCGCCGGTGCTTTCTTCTTCACCGCTGGACTCTTCGCCTTCGGTTTCACTGCCTTCTTCCGCTTCGCTGGTTTCTTCGGTTTCGGTTTCTTCACCGGTACCTTCGGAACCACTTTCAGCTCCGTCCCCCAAACCATCTTCTTCACCTTCAGTGGGCTCAGGTTCACCGAGACCATCTTCTTCAGTTGTGGTAGCATCAGCAGTTTCGCCAACAGCACCAGTATCACCTTCGGTAGCGGTTGCACCCAGCTCACCTAGACCATCATCGGCAGACTCACTTACTTCGCCAGTGCCTTCGGTTTCACCGAGACCTGATTCATCACCAGTCGTTTCGCCGGTTTCGTCACTGAGTTCACCAGCGCCCAGCTCATCACCCCCAGCAGGAGCATCGCCGCCCAACTCGCCGTCAGTAGTAGAACCGTCACCGAGAGCATCGCTTGCGCCAACATCTCCACCCAGTTCGGTAGATTCCGCATCGCCTGTACCTTCTTCACCAGGGGTTTCAGTTGTACCAGTTTCAGCAGGAGCAACTGGAGCTTGTTCGATTACAGCGGTATCAGCATCGCTAGCTTGTTGTGCAGCTTGTTCTGCTTCGGAATGCGATGGATCTTCAACGATAGTGGCAGCTTGTACTTCGTCAGCCGAGGCTACAAGTGCAGGGCCAACAGTCTCTGGAATTTCCAGGCTATCGGCAGGTGCTTCAGTTGTAGCAGGTGCTACGGCAGCAGGTGCTTCACCGGCAGGGCCGGCAGAGTTATGCGCCAGTTGATCAACACCAACAGGTGCGTCAACGAAATCCTCAAACGAAGGAGTGAGGTAGTTCAGAATATTCATGTTCTTTACCTGTACAGGATTAATTTGTGGCCATGCCGTTCGTCCGTGGCACAGCCCGACAATTTTGGACGAAACGTCGTTTCACAAGATTGCGCAAAACTAAGCAATGTTGGCTTCGCATACGTTTAGGGCTGCACGCACATCACGGAGCACATACGCATAGAAAGATGTGTAAGGATCGGCAATCCAAGCGATGTAGGATTCAAGCACTGCAACTACCTTACGGGCTTCTTCTTCATCACGGATACCGTTACGCTGCACATCGTCGTTAACTCGCTCCACTGCAGCCAGGAGAGCTGCTAGGGCTTGTCTACGTGCATGGCGGTGTGGTCCATCATTAGAGTCTGCCAATACTTTCAAAATACCTTCACATTTGATTAACAATGCTTCCATCATGTTGTTATCGAAGTACTGAAAGTTAACATGTGCTGGAGCTTCAACCGGAGTCAATTGAGAAGGAACCAGTTTTACTCGAATACCTTGAGCGCGTTCGGTAGAACTGCTGGATGCACCATTGTCATTCGTGATTACAAAACGATGGTTGCCCAAAAGGTGTGGAGATTCAACATGTTGTTCTTGTGTACGGAACACGGCATTGTTAGCGATGTTCATTGGATTAGCTGGAGCCATTAAATCAGCTAGGTAATCCGAAGGCTTTTGTTCGGTAACACCTGTTACAACTTTAGTAACCTGTGCTAACACATGTTCAGAGTGACCATCGAAATAAACTTCCGATACTGCTTTTAATACAGTCAGTGCATTAAGCAGGTTCATCGAATTGTTAACGGGACGATAGTTTACCGAGAGGTTTGGAATCCGCGTGAAGACCGTAAAAGCTTCCGAACCTTTTGGCTTGCGAGAGCTAGCTCGCATGTTAGTACGAATGTTCTCCAACGAATGGCTATGCAATGCAGTGTGTAACGAAAGTTTAAATTCCGCATCAGCTAATACCTTAATCCATTTCTTGATAAATGCAATGATCCGATCAAAGATCTTCACGACCGTATCACTGATACTTTCCATCCCAGTAAAAAAGAAAGGGATGTCACCGATTGATTCATATGGCTTGTAGTTCTCTAACCCACCCACTAGATCAATGACTTCTTCAGTCATGTTAGCATCGGAGTCAGCCAGCACTTCAGTCAAGCGCAAGAGTTCTTCGTTAGCATCTGCTCCGGACTCTTTATAAAACTTGGACATCCATTCATCGCTGGTTTCACCGCGTCGCTCTTCTAGTCGAGCGAGTCTTGCTTTAAAGTCCATGGGACCTCCCTAACATAAGACGAGGCACAAGGCCCCGTCTATTTGTTTTAAGCTACAGCAACTTCTTTCGAAGCAGCACCATCAACTTTCAGCTCTGCCAGAATGACATCAGCGTAAGCAGAAGTAGTGCGGGCCAGGTAACGAACGATTTCGTTAGCGCGTGGGTTGGCTTGGTGCAACAGTTTACCAGCAGCAGAAGCGATTTCTTCAGCTGTACCAGCAGCACTGTCTTCCATACCTTCGTCAGCCGAAGCAGACTTCAGTCGTTCCAGAGCTTGACCAACTTTGGCAGCTGCAGTGGACATGGCTTCATGACGTTTACCGTAAGTCTTCAGACCTTCCAGTACAACAAACATGGCGGTCAGATCAGACTGGATTGTAGAACCCGAGCGAGCCTGTGCGGTTGTTTCTGCAACCTCACCACCTTCGCCTTCTTTGATACCGTAAGAGATACCAGATTCGGATACGTCAATCTTAACGCCACCAGGCAGTTCATGATCCGACGCTTGAACGTCAGCCAGTACTTCCTTAGCCTTTTCCAGCAGACCCATTACTTCGCCTTTGTCGCCAGAAGCAACGTCGAAGTTACCGATAGCAGAAGCAACGGCATTATAGAACTGAGTCATGCGTTCTGGATAAGTGTTGGTACCCAGGTGCGATACAGCTTTCAGCTCATTCGGATAACCGATCTGTACTTTACCAGCAATAGCAATGCGGCTAGGGTTAGGAACTTTGAATTCCCCACCGGACTTAGAACCAGCTTTCTCAGCAGCACTTTGTGCAGCCTTCAGCTTACGTTCCAGACCGACGACACCAGTCATCAGTTGTTGTACGAACTGTTTGGATTTCTCCCACAGACCTTTCAACCATTCCCAGATCTTAGCTGCAGCTTCTTTGATTTTAGAACCAAGAGAATCAGATTTCAGCTTAGATGGGAGCAGGTGTTGTTTCTCACCTTCACCCATGTCTTCCATAGAAGCAATGAGTTTAGACAGATCGACGTGACCATCATGTTGGAACTGTTCCAGGCCTACACGCATGAAGCCAGCAGCTTGACGGGAGATACCATCTGGACCAGCTTGCTTCAGAAGTTTCTGATACGATTCGAGAGCAGTCTGTACTTCTACGACTTCAGTCAACTCGTTGGTCATTTCGGTGGATTCGACAATAGTGCGATCCATCATGTCCATGGTGTTATCGTGATCCATCGGGCTATCGATGATCAGATCAGTACCAGCTTCTACTGCGATAGGTGCGCCGATTGGAGCTTCGCCTTCGATAGCTGCAGGTACTTCTGCCAGAGGAGCTGCGATGACCGGAGCTTCTTCAATGATCGGCAGTGGGGATACTTCAGGAACACCCGCAGGCATCTCACCAGCATCAGGAATAGTGGAAGGTTCATTTACCGGAGCAGACGAATCAACAATCTGCGGATCAACGGTGTTACCTTCGGCGACAGCGACTACAGATTCTGGAATTGGAGCTTCTTCAAAGTTCTCCAAAGCCTTCATCAGTTTTGACAATTTCATATTTGTTTCCTCGAGGAATATTGTGCCGGGCTAATTGCAATTAACATAGCATTGTGTAGATCGAAATAAAGGGAGCCCGAAGGCCCCCGTCTATTTAGCCACGTTTAGCACGAGCTGCAATCATCTCATCCATTACATCGGTACGAGCAGTGAAGCGAGAACCAATAGTGGTAGCCAGCTGACGAACAGCAGTATTACACATCAGGCGGTTAACCGCAGTGTAGAATGCCGAGTACTGCTGACCTTTTGCATCGTCTGCACTGTTAATCAAACGTTCGATTACTGCGGAGAACTGTACGTGTAGACGCTCTTGTTCTTCTGTAGCTTTCTGTGCAACTTCCAGACCACGGTAAGCACGTTTCTGGCGAGCCAGGATCTGAGCAATCTGACGTTTGTTCAACGCTTTAACGGGTTCAGAATCGGTACCACTGCCACCACCAAAGGAGAAAGCAATAGTCCCTTCGTTAAGTACCAACGATTGACCACCTGGGATTTCGCCAACAGGTGCGCCAGCCATTACCTTGGCCGCCATGTCAGTCAATACCTTACCCCAAGTATCAAAAGCACCAACATCGAAGTTGCTATTGGCCATGCTGGTAACATCACGCCACATTTTGATTACAGCTGGGTTGTAGCTGTTAGTGAACCATGCAATGAGATTCTCCTCAATGGTAGGTTCAAAAGCGTAACCCGAACTGAGCTTCAGTTTCTTCAGCGAATCGGTATAGATAAAGCCTTTAGGCAATGCTTGGCCCGATACATCCACTGGTTCTGATACAACCTCAGCTGGAGTTTCATCGGAAGCACTAGGCCCAGACAATGCTTTAGCTGCAGCTACAGATTTCAAACCGGTACCTGGTGGCAAAGCCAGAGGTTGACCAGAAGGTGCTTGACCTTCGTCTGGAACTGCTTCGTTGGTCAGCAGTAACATGTCTACTTGCTTTTCGCCACCAAAAATGCGTTCCCACAATTTGGATAGACCGTCACGAAATTGCTGCCACAAACGCAGGAAGAATGCTTTAACTTTACGCCAAGCTTCTTTTGCACCCGAAGCAATGCGCGAACCCATACCTGGAGCACTTTGACCTGGAACTACCGAAAGACTACGGGAAGGCAAAGCTTCGAAGTCTTCTTGGGATACGGTATTACCTTTACCCAAGTAAGTCGATAGGAAGAAATCACAAGCTTTAGCGGCAGCGGTACTAATGCGATCTAAATGGTTACCAGCAGCGCCCAGTTGATCTTCGAATGAGTTGCCCTGCATCACCTTACCAATAGAACGGACGATTTCTTCACGGTGCGCTTCCTCTAACTTGGTGTCAAGAGTATCGCCGGCTTTCATCATTTTTTCTTGAGCGGCTACATACGCTTCTGCGACTTTCTCACCTTCAACAAGATCCGAATCCAGAATAGCTTTAACGTCTCCCAGATACTTACGGATTTCTGGTAGCGACGGGAGTTGCACTTCTGCGGCATCGGTAGGTTCAGCTTTAGTAATGACCAACTTACCGTCAGTTGTACGTTCTACGGTCATACCGTGGACTTCCCACTTGCCTGCTTTACCACCTAGATGTTTCTTTACCAGGTCGTTTAGAGTATCAGCAACTTCTTCACTTGTGGTGCTTTTACTTACGTTACTAAAGAACTGGGTAATAGCATTCAGTAAACCGGTGGCATCTCTGATGTAGTCCACCATCACTTTAGAACGTAACTCGTGTTCTACCGATAGGTTCAGATCTAGTTTACCATCCTTAGTCAGATATGGAACTAGGGCAGCAGGTAACTGTACGGTCTGTTGTTTCGGAGAACGAATCTCTTCGCCGTGAATAGCATCCAACACTTGTGCAACTCGGATACCTTTCGGTGCTTCTAAACCCTTAACTTTAGCTGGGTTGCCAGCTTCGACTGCACTGGTGGCAGCAATCAGATAAACAACCTGAGCTTGAGTTTCTTTCTTACGACCAAGTGCATTACGCAGAAGAGCCATGAATTGTTTAGCTTTCTGCTTTAACCATTCCCAGATCTTAGCGCCAGCTGCTTTCAGTTTCGCTCCTAGGCCTTCTTGATCAACGTTGGCTTGCTTCATAGCCATGACTTGGGTACCGGAGTTCTCATCTTCCAGGCCGATAGACGTAACGCCCATCAAACGATTAGCCCGTGCCATACCTACTGCCATGAAAGCCGCAGATTGACGGGTCATGTTCTTACCTGAGGAACGCAGCAGTTGGCTGTAGCCTTCCAGTGTGATCTGTGCACCCAACAGCTGATCAGCTGCAGCTGCTTCATTCACTGCAATAACTTCTTCTTGAACGATCGGTGCTTCCAATGGTTGCAGTGGAGTTGGATCAAGTTCTGGTGGCAGTTCGACAATGTCTTCTACAGGCAAAGCAGAGAGGTCTTCAACGACTTGTACGTTACCTAAGTCATCGCCTGGTAAAACGGGTGCGGCATCGCCATCCATCAAAGGTGACGGGATTGTGTCATCGAAGTTTTCACTCGATGGGATATAATTGCCGAGGTTCAGCATGTGTTGTTTCCTTCAAGGAATTGGTGGTGGTGCGTCATAGATTTGTGTTTAATCTAAGCGCTTCTTAAGGGAGGCAAGATGGGTAAGAAATACATCGGACGATACCATTAGACGAGCTGTCACTGGACCAGATGCAAAGTCTTCAGTGGAGACAGTAGTTACACCAAGACGTTTATCCAATCGTGCTATTCCGACCTTTAAGAAATCGGCAGATTGTTGCGTCAAGGTTTTGTCAGCATTACGAATAAGACGGGAATACGACTCAATAGCTAGTTGAAGATCTTTGTCTTCATCCTCTTCTGGTTCCTCTGCCGATTCCTCATCTGCAGCGGGCTCACCGTCATTAACAGAATCTTCATTCTGTCCTTCTACCGGTTCGTCGGTTCCAGCATCTTGATCACCACCACCAATATCAGAACTAGTAGTATCTTGATCATCGTCTTTATGCTCTTCCTCGAATTTCTTTTCTTCAGACTCTTCGTATTGCTCTTCAGTGTCTTCGGCTTTCTTTTGTTTCTGGAGCATGTTGGTAATTACACCGTCATCCTCATTGCCCTGGGTAGAGCCTTCCGCGGGCTTGATAAGTTCTTCTGGGATACCTGATACGTACGTATTCTCACCATCGGTAGAGACGTCATCGCTCAAGGTATCTGGTAGACTATCAAAGTCTTCCGTAGAAGGTAGGTATGCTCTGACATTCAGCATGGCAGGTCCTCAGGTTAAAAGATACATAAGATCGGGGACAAGCCCCGATCTAGTATTTTAAACACACATGAATTACAGCTTGTAATCAAAAGTCTCGTTAGAAACTTCAGCTTCTGAAACCTTGCCGTCTTCGTAAGCCATGAGTTCCAGGATCTGGTAATTCGACTTAGCAACATACTGGGCAACTTCATAACCCGTGTCGGCTGTTTTCTGAAGATAACGAATACTATCCTGCAGGGCATTATAAACACCCAGGCCTTCCGACATGGTGGCGTTCCAGCTCATATCGAATAGATCGATCATATCTGCCAGCATCAATACCGTGTCGCTTAGAGCTTTCTCGCCAGCGTCGTTTACTTTGACACAACCTTGAAGTTGTTTGTTGCGTTCCGCACGACTACGGGCAGTCAGTTCCACCGGTTCGCCTTCTTCTGCGACTTGATAGGTCAAGCCATCATCACCAGTGCTAAAAGTAATATTAGAAGGATGACGAGATGGGGCTTTGATATCGCGAGGAATAGCTGCGCGAATCTGTTCTTCGTTCTCAGTACCTTTGAGATTAGACAGTAACGTAATACCTTTCTTGATAGCTGGAGCTACTTCAGTAACAACCCAGTTCGACAGAGCTACCAGATCATCGGTATCGGTGTACTTGCCTTCGTGGTATGCAAACAATGCTGTTCGCCCTGGGATCGTAAACTTCCGTCCACCCTTAGGACCGTTTGGATTGTAGCTAGTCATGCTTTCAGTAAGCTTAGCGATCTTTTGTTTAGCCCCGCCAAACATCTGCTGAACCTTAAGCGCACCTTGCTTGACTTTAGCGATTGCCCGCTTCATCAATTCAACAAATTTAGCCCATAGTTCTTTAGCACGACCCTTCAGACCTTTCTCATCTGCACCTGATTGTTCATGACCAATACGCTTGATGTCACCACCAGACTCATCTTCCAATGAAGCAACCAACTCTGACTTCTGGCCAGTAATACGATCAATACGTTGCAGACCTACCAACATTGCTTTAGCCGCCTGTTTGGAGATACCATCCCAGCCGGCAGCAGTCAGTACCTTGCCGTAACTTTCTAGGGCAGCAGTAGCTTCAACTACTTCTTCGATGTCATGGTCGATGTGCTCTGCAGCTTTTTCATCTTCCAACAAACCGAAGTCGATCATCTCTTGTTTCTCTTCTTCGACTGGATCTACCGAGCCAAAGATCTCTTGTTCATTTTGCATGATTAAGCCCTTTGCGAATTCGTTGCAGTTTTAACTTCGTGTTCGATGATCGCGAGATGAGCACTGAGGACACGACCCAGGTAACGGATGATACCGGCACTGTTGCCGTCTACTTTAGAAGTAGTGGTCAACACAGTAGAGATCATGGCACTAGCATTCTTCTGTTGTTCTTCTTCACCCGACTTAGTCTTGGCTTCCAGAGCGTCAGTAGCTTCTACCACTTTGTTCACGGATGTTTCGATACGAGTAGAAACTTCTTCCAGCTTCTCAGCAATATCGATGATCTTAACGATCTCGTTCAAAGCCGCTGACAGTTCTGCAGAGCTACGGGCCTTACGAACAACATCTTCTTCGATAACACGTGCTTCAACTTCAGCAATCGAATAGTTATAGCCTGAGTCATCGTGAACTACCATGACGTTACCTGGATAGGTTTTGTTATCGGTGTTCGAAAAGTTCAACGGGGTCAGTGTTTCTTGAATAGCAGAAACCATACCACTCGCATCTTGCGATGGATCGAAGTTCTTGACAACAGAAGCCAGTTCCAAATAGAAGTCATTAATAGCATCGGGATATTCAACCGCGCCAAAGTTAGCCAGTTCGCGAAGAATACCAAAATTGCCATCACCCAGTTCACCAGAGATAGAAACCTGGTTAGCCAGCTTGGCTGGGATGTGTACTTCTGTCTGAGTATCAGGAACAGATTTAACCGAACCCTGCAACGCATCTACCTTTGCACGCAGTTTGCTGAACGACGTCAAGAGCGCACCAACCTGCTCTTTAATCATGCGGTACATCTTAATCAGCCACTCTTTGAACGTAGCGATAGCCGAGGTAATGCGTGAACCGATTGTGGAGGCGTCTTCCATACCTAGGGCTTGCGACATGGCATTCTTTAGGTCAGCGTACTGCTCGAAGGCTACTGCGTCTTCACGGCCAATGTGGCGGGTAATACGGAGAACGTCTTGAGCAACAATTGCTGCAGACTGTTTGGTCAACCCTTGGGCTGCCATCTCACGATATTGTTCCAGGGAGACAAGCATCTCACCTAAGGTCTTCATTTTGTTGTGAAGACGAATTGTTTCAAGTTCGAGGTGTTTCATTCGGTTTACCTTCGATTTCGTTTTGAGTAGGTTTTCGGAGTGGGGGTTGGTAGGCTCTCAACTCCAATTCAGCAACATACGTTAAACCACCAAGAGTCCTCAAAACTCCAGCGAGTGTATTGTTGTAATCGGTGACCATGCGAGCGACGTTGTTAATCATCAAAGTGATCGATTGGATAATATCCGAAATAGCTGGACGTCCTTTGATCGGTGTTTCTTTTTGTTCATCTTTGGCGATCTGTTTATCAGCTTCATCTGGTTCCGCTTTGAACTGGCCGGCTTTAGTCCGAACCTTTTCTCCAGAGATCTGAATACGACGTAAAGCTTGAGCTAACTTAGATTCATATCCCTTACGAGATTGGAACCGTTTAGAGATAGCTAACAACATAGCCAGACGTTGTTGGATCTCATTAACCTTATCGACTTCCACTACCAAAGCTTCTTGGTTAGCTGGCTTGAGTTCTTTCACCGTGTAATAACGGAAAGAGAAATCACGAACGGTGTTAACCATCGTAGCCCAGTTCTTAGGTTCTTCTGATTTAGATTCAATCGGACCTGATGCATATAAAGCTTTGTTGCCTTGAATAGCGGGAGTACGAAATAAAGGAGCGGCAATACGGAAACGTTCATCCTTCTCTACAGGTTCAGCTTTAGCCATCCAAGACTGTGGGGTAAACTTAGTGAAATCTACACCTGCCTCTTCAGCAAAGTCGTGATCAAAAGAAAGCTTATCAAAAGTCTTAGAGACCTCTTCCATGAACTTTAGGAAAACTTTGTCATAGAAAGCAAAAGCCGAATTAGCTAGGGAGACAATTCGGGTAATGTCTTTAGGTTCGTAACGACCATCGATGTTAAACTTCTTGGGTGACTTTAAAGTGAACTCCGGTTTATAAGGAGGATTCTTTATTCCCGAAGCTTGTTCGTAAAGCATGTTAGTTCTTTCAACCAACCGATCACTACCCACGTTAATCACACGGGCATATTCGATCGTTTCAGATTGGAGTTGTTTTAATGACTCCACTGATTTGTCCCACACTTTCTTAGATGAATTCGAAATGTCCTCTAAGGAGAGGTACTCGGTTGGAGCAACATCTGAATACTTTTCTAAGGCATATTGGAACATTGCTTCATCGGGAGCTAACCGTTGAGCTTCCAACGCAACACCGAAGGACAAACTTTGTGCTAGCTTGCGTAGCGTTGCCTCTGTGCGTTCTTCCAGAGATTCGAACTGATGTTCGAGCGAGGCGATCATATCGACGGGTTCTACCCCGTCGACTGATTTAGGGGTCTCTGGAGCAATCGCATTGGTTGCACCAATCATGTTGACTCCTATTTGATTTTGACAGTTGCTTTACCGAACAGTAGATGCAAGGTAAACATCAGGTCATCAAAACCACCTGGCTGCATGCACCACTTCTGAATCATTGCTTCGATCGAAGTACTGAGTGCCAGTTGTTTGAAAAGATCTTGAACATCACTACGACCACCGATAAGCTGTAAACCAGTAGGTGGTTCATCAGACAACATCATTGGCCAGCTGTGAATGCTAAGTTGACGACGACCAGTAGCAATGAAGCGAATGGTGTCGAGCAGGAACTTATAGTTCCAGTCAACGCGTTGAGCGTTAGTGTCTTGTAGGATGAACCAGTTATAGTTCCCACCTAACAGACGCAGTGCCTCAGCGATTACGCGTTTACGGAATTCCCAGTGCACTGTTCGTGTTGGGAATGCGGTATACTCTTGGAACAGGTCTAATACACGTTCGTCGCGTACACTTGTGATGTAGCGACGTTGTGCTTGGGCCTGACCGCCAGAGTAGTCGTTATTCATTTTTACTGAATTCGTACCCATGGGTCAGATTCCTTTATTGACGTGCTTTAGCTTCAGCAGTGCTGATGTCGTATTCATACTCAGACAGACGCTCTTCGTACATCTTGATTTGTTTCTGCAGAACTGGAGAAGCAGGGTTGCCTTGCAGTTGTTCACGCAGTTCCAACAGTCGATGCTGTAGAGCGTTGTATTCTTCTTCGGCTGCTTTAAAACGAGCAACCTTCCACTCGGCAATATATTTGCCTAGAGTCAAGAACGGGTTCTGTTGAGGAGAGAAACCAGACATCCGCAGTGGGTCCATCTTAGCATCGCCCAATGAGCGAGTAGCCAGATCGTAAGTCTCTGCGTTGATTTCGGCATCAGAAGCTTGGTTGAACTTTTGCTTCAGTTCGTTAGGGTTCAAGATCATCGCTGGGTACAGGCCGATGAATTGATCCATGTTCGATTGTACCCAATCGACCTCAGCAGGAGACCAATGGGACGGAGCAGCTTTACCACGCGCTTGCGATTCTTGGGTAACCAGGAACAGCATGAACTTACGACCCCAACGAATGTAGAAGCTTAGAGCATCTACGTACTTCAGGATGTTAGCACGGTTGATGGTAAGGTTGGTGTTCGTGAACTGGAAAGCAAACAGACGACGGATCTCTTGAACGACCATACCCAAGTTACCGCGAACGGTCTGCATGGATTGGAAGAACAGCTCCAGGAAGTTACCACGATAGTTAACAGCACGCTGCATACTAGCGATGTACTTCGTACCGATCTGCGATTTGACATCTAAGGACAGAATCAGATCACGGACTTCAGGCAATAGGGGTGCGACCGTAGTGTCAAATTCTTCTTCTAGGTCGGCGATTTGGTTAAGCAGTTCCTTACGCTCTTTGAAAGGAGCTAAAGAACCCACGTATTCGAGCAGTCTCATTGTGGCTGTCCTTTATTACAGATTGGTTTGCATGGAGCGGCTGAACATCTTGAACATTTCAGTGATGTCTGGGCCTTTCGATTTCTCGGTACGTTCGATCTCGTCGAACTTATGGCTTGTTGCCAGATCAACACCACGGTGCCAGATCTGTACACGCTGCCAGCGTTCGTCAACAACGATGAGCATCAGCAGGTAGCTGTTATCGAAGATTGCTTTACGTACGGATTCTTGTTCGATCTTACCGAACAACTTACCGGTAGCCATCTTCAGAGTTTCAGCCGAAACGATTGCAATGTTCGATGCGTCAGCAACAGATACACGACCAGTCTGCAGAGCTTTCTGCGAGTTGTTACGACGACGATCGGTAATCATCTTGAATACGCCGGACTTGTCATTCATCAAAGCACGGAAATGTTCGTCGATCATGTCTTGACCGAGAACAAAGTCACGCCAGAATTTGATCTGCCCAGTTTGTACCATAAACAGACGCTGAGCCCAGCTATCGCGTCCACCAGCACTAAACATATGAACCATCGACTGAGGTGGAACAGCAGCCGGGATCAAACGGATCAGTACAGGGAGTTTAGCTTTCTTGTCACCATCCGAAATTTCAACGTTCAGAAGTTTACCTACGGCCAAGCTTTCTACTTCGTGAATCTTGTTATCACCAGAGCTCAGATCTTGATTGCTGGTGTTCTTAGTTTCACCCCATTCGGCTTGTGTCAGTTTCTTACCGTAATCGGAACCACCAACTTTCTCGTGCATTGCATCGATGTCAGGATCATTAGATTCCATGGCAACGAACAACAGAGAAGGACGAATACGACGGGTAAAGCTTTCAAGTGATGGGAGACCGTTGGCATAGACACTTGGGTTATAAGCAGCGGCAGCGAAACATTCGTTGCTTGACTTGTTGGCCATTCGGCTGTAGTCGAAGCCGAGGGTCCGGTCAGGGTTCAGGGAATCCAGTACCTTAAGGGTATCGATTCGACCTACGCCCAAAATCATGTTTACGGCTTGCAGGTAGTATCCTGCGAAGTTCGAGGTTGCCAGCTTCAGCAGGGGAACCATGTAAGGCTGATCGATCAGAGTTGAGTCGATGATTGCCAGTGGTTCTACGCGGGCAGGCTTGGTTAGATCGGCAAGCGAAGAAACTTGCAGGCCGTTCTTGGCCAGATTGAATACAGTCTGCATCAGCGCCTGACCAGCGACTTGAGCAGCGGTTGACGCAGCGGCTGCACCTGCAGCAGCGATAACTGGAGCTACCATGTGTCTCTTCCTTTTAGAAAATAGAGAGTGAAAAAATGTCAGTAAATAGTTACATCGAGAAAATTGCACAAAACATTGGACAAGTCCCACGCAACCACGCACTGAGCAACGCGGCGTTCGGCATTAACATCTTAGGTCGAAATGCCCCAGTTCCTCAGAACACTGAGAACCATGGTTATACGTTCTTTACGAAACCGCTGTTCAATTTATCATACGATAACTGCATGGTGGACCGAAGGTTGTCTATGTTGTTGCGTGAAGACAAAGATAGTCTGGAAAGATGGGCACGGGTAACACTAGATCCGTGGTCTGCAACACAAGTTGAAAACTCACTAAAGTCGTCCTTGAACGATCCTCTTTCACCGTTTATTCCGATGCTGTCTAACAACCTTATTTCACTCAACGGTTGGCCAGACTTCACCATTAACATGTCTACAACCGCGTCAGGTATTTATCGTGACTCGATGGCTTATGTAGATGACGTACCATACCAATACGAAACATACACCTTGCAAGCAACGTATCGGAACGTTGAAGGTGACCCGGTTACATTACTGCATTTCATGTGGTTGTTAGCACAAGGCTTGGGTAAAGAAGGGCGCACCATGCCTTACCCAGAATTGGTACTAATGAATGAACGTGATTACGATACTCGGATTTACCGACTGATCATGGATCAGACTCGTACTTATGTTACACGTATCTTTGCTTGTGGAGCAGCTACTCCTGAGAACGCACCTACTGGTGAGATTGCTAACTTCACAGGTGACGGTTCGGAAACTGGCTCACAAGTAATTGCAAGTCAGTTGAACTTCTCATACCGCTGCAATGGCGTAACTACTTACGACCACATTTTGATCTACGAGTTTAACGATCTGCAACAAGACTTTAACCCGATGATGAAAGACGATGCACGTGAGAATTCCATGCATCTGCTGTACCCGTGGGAAAAAGCCTATTTTAACTATCGGGCTTATCCACGTATCAATCCAATCAACATGGAATTGGAATGGTGGGTACCTAAGGACGAGTACGAATCATTGAAGGCTGGTAACATCAAACAGTCCCCTACTCCGACAACTACCCAGAATCCAAATCAAATGCTTCCTGAGGCAACCCAATGAGTCAATTTAAAGAACGGATTTATAACGCTCGTCGTAACCCTAGCCAGATGCAGCAAATTGCACTGGAAGAGCTCGACCAGCAACTATCGGGGCGTGGTCTATATGACATTCCTGATGCGACTATCCCATTCGTAGCTTCTATGGAATGTGGTACGCTTGGTGTGACCATGGCGATTACTGAGATGGAAGCACAGATGCGTAAACTAAACGCACGGATGGCTTTGACTCAGGAAGAAGTTTACTACCACATGTCTTCTGACGATTACCTGGGTCGGTTCTCTACACCAGCTACCACCGAGTTTCATCTATACTTGGGTTATGAAGAGATCATTCAGAAAGCTGTACCTTACGGTGACCAAGGTGCACGTAAATTAGTGATCCCTCGGTTGACACAATTCTTAGGTGGTGTAACACCATTCACAATGCAGTATCCGATCGAACTACGTGTACTGCGTCATGGTGGGTTACAAATCGTTTACGATGGTACTGACGTGTCCCCAGTGGAAACCCTCAAGACAAACCAAGTTGCTTGGGATATGTTGAAGATGGCACGTAACCGAGTTGTTCGGTTAAAGATTCCTGTCCGCCAGTTCCGTATTGAAACCAATACCGATGCCTTGAGCCCATCGACTCTGTTCGAACACTCTTACACATTCAATGACAAGTTCTATTACGCTCGTGTTTATTTGAATGATGGTGGTGTCAATTCACCTTGGCGTGAAATCCGTACAACTCACACTGATCAGGTTTATGATCCACTCAATGTGACTGCTGTTCTACGTGTAGTAGGTCAATCTCTGCAAGTAGCTATCCCGACTATCTATACCAACACCGGCAAAGCCACAGGTAAGATCCGTGTAGACGTTTACACCACGTTGGGTGCCTTGGATCTCTCTATGGCCGACTTCCGTCCAGAACAGTTCCAGGCTAAGTTTAATGCAATCGACGATGACACTACTTACGTGTCTCCTCTTAACACGTTCAGTATCAAACAAGCATTGAACGTATCTCGTGTATCTGGTGGAGCAAACGCCCTTGATCTGGTCACCCTTCGAAACCGTGCCATTGATAACACAATGGGCGATGCAGACATTCCAATCACGGATGTCCAATTGGAAGCTAAGTTGGACCAACGTGGTTATACGCTGGTATCAAACATCGACAACATCACTGATCGACAATTCCTGGCCTCTCGTCGGTTGGGTACTCCGCAGTCTCTCAACGTAGTATCGGGTGCTGGTTGTGTAATGTCGCAACTCCGTATCAACATGGAATCTATCGCAGCGTCTGCACATACTGCCGATAACGGCGAACGTGTAACGATTCTGCCTTCGATGTTGTATCGCTTTGCTAATGGTAAAGTGACACCCGTAACGGACAGTGAACTAGCTGGTATTGTTGCTTCTGACCCTGAAGATATTTCGCGGTTGGTTAATGAATCACGATTTGTGTATTCGCCTTTCCATTACGTGATGGATTCCACAGAAGGCAACTTTGACTTCCGTCCTTATTACTTGGACAATCCTTCGATCACTGAAAAGACTTTCGTAGGTGAAAACGATACTTCTAACTTGCAGGCGTCTGTTGATGCTTACGAGATCGAACGTACCGCTAATGGCTACCGTATTCGCATTCGTTTGACATCGTCTCAGAACTTCAAGAGTCTGGATGATACGCAAGTTGTTTGCCAGATTGGTTACCGTCCGACCGGAGAAGAAATCTTTGCTTCGGTCAATGGTCGTCAAGTAGCATTGGAAAATGGTGAGCGTGTATTCGAGTTCGATATCGATACCAGTTACGACTTGGATGCCTCGGGCGAGTTGTTCACTACTAACATGTCGATCTTTTCGTCAGCACAGACCAACTTCAAAACCAAGCTCCAGAATGAATTCGATATTTCTATTCTGGTCGTAAATGCTATTACTCCAGGGTATATGCCAAACGAGATCGATGCTATGGTTGAATCACATCTGTTGCCTAACCAATGGATGCTGGTAACCCGTGAGCGTCTGGAAGTTACATTAGGTTACGACATGTCGCGTGTGTGGCGCCGTAACCGTTCCGTACTGGGTGAAGAAGACTATCAGAAGTGGACTGAGAACGTTCCTAAGGTTTGGACCGAGAACGTTTATGAAACTGATGCTAACGGAAACGTCATCATTGAGATCGGTCCTAATGGTGAAGTCATCATGAATTTAATTCATGCTAAAGATTCACCAGTATTGGATTCGAATGGTGAGCAAGTCTGGTTGCATATGAAAGGTGATCCAGTGATGGCTAACGGTAAGCCTGTATTGGTTGCACCACGTAAGCTATTGCGTGAAGTCACTATCCTGATGATTGACGGCCTGTTCTACTTCGCCACTGAAGCTTCGGCTGTTGCTTATCAGAAAGAAATCCCGATGGAATTCGTAAGCTGGCTGAAGTCAGACATCGACGACATTGGTGATCGGCTGTTGGAGAAAGCAGAGCTGTACGTTTACCCAACACAAACTTACGGCGACACCGTTGTGAGTGTTCGTGATGGTCAGCGTGCAACGATTCAAATCGACCAAGCATTTGCAATCACACATTGGCTCAAACCTGCAGCTTACACCAACTCGACAATCCGTCCTTCGCTCATCGACAACGATAAGCAGGTACTGGATGATAAGATCTCCCTCAAGACTGTATCCCGTTCCGATATCGTTTCGCAACTGGGTGTTACTTCGGGTGACGATGTTCTGGCTAACGAAGTCAGTGGTCTGGGCGGTGAAGAGAACTACCCGATCCTGACGGTAGAAGACGATGCTGTTCGGTTGTCTATCCGTAAGAAGATGGTAGTACTGGCTAACCAACTGTTGACTATTGAAGATGACGTAACTGTTAACTTCCTGCCTCACGAAGTTGTTGAAGACTAACACGGCATATTGGCTTCCCCTAGGGGAAGCCGTTTATGTCATTTCAGCTTTTGCAGATCAGCGATCAAGATCTTCATCTCTTTCACTGTCTGTGGTGCAGGGTTCTTCGATTTGAAGTCCAGCATCAAAACTTCAATTGCGCTAGCGTAATACTCGCGATAAGTTTTAGCAGCGGCGATCTGTGCTTGAGCAGCACGGTTAAAGAAAGCTACAATCTTGTTCAGGTGATCTACAGACTTGGTAACCGAATCGATTACGAGTTGTGCTTCGGCAGCTTGTTGTTCGTCGTCCATCTTGATGGAACGAATACGAGCCAGAGCGTCAGCAGTAGAGCCATAGTGTTTAACAAGTTGATCGAAGTCAATGACCTGTACCTTACGGAAGTTCTCGACATTATCCCAGAACTCTGAACCCAGTTGATCTAACAGGTATTCATCGTTGTCGGACAACACGGTCATGTCGTCTACCGATTTCGCTACGCTTGCCAGATCACGAAGACCAATGGAACCTTCATCCGATGGAATCTCTTTAATCGACAGCAACGAAGCCAGCACACCTACTCGACCAGCAATTGCATCTGCAGTGGATAGCGCGTCTTCATAAAGGCCTTTAACTGCTTTCTGTTCCGCTGGATGAGAGAAACCATAAAGAGTTACGCGGTTACGTTCTAGGTTGGAAGTAATCAAGGCGGTAGAGCTTAGCTCAGACATGGTCTTAGCTGCCTCAGAGCCCATCACACCATTAAGAGTTTTCATCTTAATGTAGATTTTACGAACGTCAATCAAGACATCACGGGCTTTAACCAGTTGACCATCCAATACAACATGCTTTTGTTTGAGTGCCTTAACCCAACGATAGCCTTGCATTACAATATCAATCAGTTTCTTCAGCCAGGCTTTGATGGTCTCGAAAATTACTTTTCCGATGTTCTCTAGGCTAGGGCGTTTGTTCAGCAAAGAACGTTCTGGTGTATAGAAGTCATTGAAGTCTTCTAGCCCAGTTTGCGGTAAAGCGATGTTGTGATCGATCATCCGTTTCTGAATGGTCTTCAATCCAGCCATGTCATGCGAGCTAACGCCTTTGGCTTTGATTGTAGCATGCAGGTCCAACAGATCGTTGATACCTTCAACAGCAACCAGCAATTCATCTTGCATCGAGTCCAGTGTAGCAGAACCAGTGATAACATCGATGGTCTGTGGATTTGGATCTTCTACTAACGCAACCATCTCAGCTTGGTTTTCAAGCGGATAGTCGATAGGGCTTTCCAACAGATCAGAAGAGACTTCCACATCTGGAGGAGTTGTAGGCTGTTCATTCAGTTGTGGCTCAAGTTCTTGATCCATTTTCTTTTTCCTTCTTGGCTTCGTAAATACGTTGCCGATGCAAGTAGTGTTCGTATTTGATGATTTCATTCAACACTTTACGACGGGCCACAGATCGACCCTTAAGCGGGTCGAATATCTGGTCTGCGCCACAAGTGGCAGATTCTGTAATGGTCTGCTCGTTAACCAAACGGACTGAACAAATCGTCGTACGTGTTTCACTGATGTATCGCACATGTTCATCAACGATAAGTCCCTCGACATGTGCTTTGGTAATGCGAGGGATTCCATTTGGATCAGACATCATTAACTCTCAGCGGTGGACTGTCTCAGCACATCTGCGATTTCGAGCTGGCAACGAATGAAGTCAGGACGCGAAGACAACCACTCGGACATGGCGTACTCTTGACGAGTCAAGCCATCTTCCATAGTAGTCGAGCACAGAGCTGCTTGAACGATAGTCGGATCAATAACACCCTGTACCAGTTCGAAACGGATACGGATGATCTCACGGAACACGTCTTGTGCTTTCTTGGTGTCGAGAGCAATGTTCTCGTTAACTGAACCACAAATGTCACGGAAGAATTTCATGTGTGCATCAGCACATTCCGAATGGGTCTTGTCCAACATCAGTGGGACATTAAAACCAACGGCGTTGGCAACGAACATAGCACGAGCCAGACGATCGTTGTTAGAAGGAGCGCTCAGTTCTTTCATGATGCGCGCGATAAGGAAACCAGTTCTCATTGTCTTTTACCTTAGGCTGTAAATCGGTGGGCTTCAACGAACAGGGAGTTGTTGAGCAGGGCTTCGAGGTTTTCCTCGTGGGTGATCAAACGTTTCTCACGGCGCAGGACAGGAGATGCCAGTTCAGCCATGTAATCGTAGAGGTCACGACCAGTGTGGTATTCTTTCAGGAGTTCATCCAGGACATCGATGTCAGCTTGAATAGGACTCTTCAGCGTAGTGTCTTTGACCGACTTAAGCTGGTTGATCAAATCCATACGGATCTTCTGAACGCGTTCTTTCGGATCGTCGTAACGACCACCAAAGTCCCAATCGCTTGTACCGCTAACGGTCATCAGCCAGAGTACAGTGAATGGTAGGAATACCAGGGCGGCTGCCATACGGATGAGGTTACCCCACCACGACGCACGCATGTCGGTGTCCATACCGTAAGCTTTATACATCCGGTGTAGACCAGTCGCTACATGACGACCATAACCCAGGCGAGTAGCAAACAAGTCTGCCATTTGTTCTTCACGTTTGTGAGCAGAACCACCGTTTTCAAACAGGTAGTGGCGTGGGGCTTTCTTGTACGTGGACAAAATAGCACGACGCACTTTATCTGGAGACGGGCTGTTAACGTAAGCTTCACGTTGGTCAGCTGGGATGTTCTTAAGCAACCAAGTATGGTCGAGAACTTCCAGATTGTACTCGTTGCGTTTGTTACCAAGTGCAACATCAATACCATCAGTCAACGCGTAGTTGAGATAGATGTAATCACCCAAGGTAATGAACAGGTTAAAAGCGTGACCGATTTCATGCAGGATGATACCAGTGATTTCTTCATCGGTATATTGGTTAGCTGGCATGAAGAAAGCTTGAGAGCAGTTAGACTTGAACTTAAGCTCATCAACCATAGGGCCAGTAGCCTTGAGGTTCTTGAGATCGATCTTAGTAACGTACTTCAAACCGTCTTTAGATGTGGTGCTTTGTGTAGGGACATATTTAGACCAAGTAGTGCCTTGGTGGCCCCAGTACTGGAATGTCATCATCCACGCATCAGGATGATTACCTGGAGTAGAGATGAATTCTACGTTCAGCCCGGTCATCTTGACGATATCACTGAGGCCTTTCAGTGAATCGGCAGAAACAACGTTGCCTAGTTCGTAAGACTTGCGCATTTTTGCAACTTGCGCCTGGATAAGTTTACCCAGCTCACGAGATACATCAACAGAGATGACCTCGTTAGAAATGGTGAATTGTTGTAGCATGACATGCTTCCCATGGTTAGCTGATTAATCATAAAGATAAGGCTTTGAAGGAAATACTGGCACTCCTAATCCTACGTGTTCAACCCATCTTAAAAGGAGTGTCTAATGTCAACTATTGAATATAGTCCAGAAGACGTCGTCGGTCGTGAAGCCAAACATATCACGTACGTCCCGGACCAATTCGGTAAGCAGCATGATGCTCACTTTGTAAAAGAAGTAGTGCATTTAAAGAACGGCAAAACATTTAGCCGTTTGGTTCCGTGGATTGATTACGAGCGTAGCTACTACATTACGCAGAAAGGTCGTCGTAACCACCACGAGAAAAAAGATTATGAGTTACTTGAGAATCTGACGAAGTATAAGTCGACTCAGGTAAACCTGGCACGTAACATTGCAAAAGCGTTGGGTGACTATTCTCAAGGTCCTAATCCACGTCTGCGTAATCTGGCACGTAGTCCGTATCTGTACGGTTCTGATGTCAGTTCAACGTGCTGCTTGAAGAACGATTACCAACAGCGTTATCCGGGACTGATCTCTCGGAACTCGGTAGCTGGTGGTGACATCGAAACAAACGTGTATGAATCTGACAAAGATGGTCAGATCATCTGTATGTCTGTAACGCACAAAGAAAACGTTTATCTAGCGTATCTGAAAGACTGGGTACATGACATCGCTGATCCGGTAGCTGAAACCTATCGTGAGATGGATTCGATTCCAGAACTGAAAGCGTTGATGCATGGTCGTAATCTGAAGATCGAAGTGGAAGTTGTTAAGACTCCAGCAGATATCGTTATTCAATGTTTCAAACGTTTGCATGAGTGGAAGCCTGACTTCTTTGCATTCTGGAACATCGAGTTCGACATGACTCGAATCTTGAAGACTCTGCAAGACTACGGTATTGATCCGAAGGATGTATTCTCGGATTCTTCCGTACCAGCAAACTATCGTCACTTTCATTTTAAGAAAGATCAGGCGATGATGACTACAGCTTCGGGTGTATCGAAGTCTCGTGGTCCTCAGGATCAATGGCACTGGATCACAGCACCAGCTACATTCCAATGTATCGACTCGATGTCAACGTATCGTGTAACGCGTTTGGCTAAGGGTAAGGAACCTTCCTATGCTCTGAACTACATTCTGGGTAAAGAGCTGAGTGTTAACGAAGAAACCAAGCTTGAGAAAGATGGTGATCTGTTAGCGTTCTTGAAGAAGTGTAAGAAGAAGCTCGATGAAACACCGGGTTCGTTTCCGCATTGGTTTATCAATGAACAGTCAGTACACACGTTAGATGGCGCACAGATCGGTGACACCGTTTGTCTGAAGGTTGACTTTGGTAAGTTGGACTTCGAAGCAGTTGCTAACCTCAACGGTATCGAATGGCACCGTGTGATGCAGACTGAGCACAAGATCAAGTACGGTCTATACAACATCATCGACAGCATGCGTCTGGAACAACTGGACGAGAAAATCAATGACTTGGCTCGATCGATTACTTTGTTCTCGAAAGCTTCGGATTATAAGAACTTCGCATCTAACCCAAAACGTCTTGTCGATGACATGCACTTCTGGTATTTGAAGCGTGGTCAAGTAATCGGTTCATCTTCAGATCAGATGGTTCATGAGCTCGATCAGTATGTTGTTTCGCACCGTGATTGGATTGTAACGCTACCGTCGTATATGGCGGGACAGCATGGTATTCGTTGCGTTAAGGACCTACCGCTTTATCACACGTTGATTTACGTTCATGTTGCTGACTTGGACATTGTATCGACTTATCCAAACGTATCGCAGATTCTGAACATTGCTCGTGAAACTACGGTAATGGAATTCTCAGCGATTCAGGGGGTGTCGGAAGGGTGGCGTCGTGAAGCAGGTGTTAACTTAACTGCAGGTAAGGTTAACTGCATTGAGATTACGCAGAAGATCATGTCGGCACCACGTATGGATACGATATTGTTGGCATACATGCAACATATCGGCATGGCCGAGCCTACGCTCGATCAAGCTGTAGCTGCATCGGTACCTGCTGAAAAGAAGAGTGTATCAGTGGAAGCGGTATGATGGATACGAGTGTTCATCGCAGGGAGATAAGCGGTACTCTGCGATGTTCGCTCTCATGCCTGATGGACGCACCATCGAAGCTCATTACCAATGTGACGTAAAAGGAATAGCTCCTGGCTCCAGTGATTGGCGGTTAGGTAAAGGAAAGCCCCCTGTAGATAAGTCTATTGACTCGTGGGGTGAATACAAGAAGCTATGGACCATCTGGGCGGATAACAATCCAGACCTCATGCGCGAGCTCTCAGAAGCCTGTGCATTAATGGACTACACATTGTCTGATAAGTTTGCTAACACTGATATCTCTCAAGCACGTGCGTTGTGTGAACTGTTGAACGAAAGGACATATTAGCCTTCCCGTTGGGGAAGGCTAATATGCCGTTATGGCCGAACTATGGAAACAATCTCAAGCACTGGATAAAAACAACAGAATGATGTTGTGGTAATATCCCATGATGTTGCATATAGGTAAACCCCGTTATTGTTCATCATTAATGCACGGCTATGATCCGCTAATGTTTCAGGGCCTAAAGTTTGAGCACCAATGGTACCTAAATTTGCCCAGAATGGAGCAGACGGATCAGCAGCACCCCCGCCATTTAATCGCCAACGAATACCAAAGTATTCTTGTGTTTTTTGTTTGGCTGGTATCAATGATGCAGGATACACCATGTCATCATAAGTACGGATAGCCCGAACCTTTACCGTGAGAATACTTCCATCAACAGCGGTTTTAGATAATGTGGTTAATTGATTAACACCAATACCACCTGGTTGCCATACACCGTCATCATCCGTACCGTACATATAGCCAGCTTTATAAATACCTGCCCACGTCGTACCGGTACGAGTTATTAGCTTAGGCATGTAAATTACTTTGCCCTTAGAATAAGCTTTAATCCAAGAGTTTGCAGCTGTTCTGTTTGCGGCTGTACCACCTAACGCAGTCTTAGCCCCATTGTCAACTTCCATGAAAGTAAATAGATCCGATTCTGGAAGAGTACCAAAATAACCAAGATCATTTACTTCATCATAGGCAACCATAATCTGTGGCCCAGGTCCATTATCAGGAATAACCGGAAAGTTATTCTTACTTACTTGTAACAATGCTTCAAACATAAGACGTATCTCAAAATTACGGAACGAGTTCTAACACCGGCCGCCAACCATAACCTGCGTTAGTGACGTTCGGGTTCTGATACCAAGCACCCATTAAGTTAGGGTAACCGTTAGCAGCATGACCACGTGTATCATTTTCTTGTACCAGTGGAAGTTGCCCGTTGTTTGCAGCGCCCGTACCTGTAATCAAATCGGTAGTGGTGTAGAAAGCCCAGGTGCCGTCAGTTAAGTTGGTGTACCAATGTAACCATTCCCCAGCCACTGTGTTGGATGTAGCCGCATCACGACCCGTCATCAGACGCACTTTATACGTCTTACCACCAATTTGAATAGTCTTACTGCCGTTAACGATATTAGCTGCAATAAGTTGTTCTTTGGTTACGGTGTGCCGCATGGATGTCTTCGCTAGATAATAGGTTATCCCGTTTTCAACAATCATCAACCATGGTGTCCCAGCGTTCGTGACTGTACCTGCTGTCAGCCCGACTGCTGTTGCAAGGTCTGTAGCTGTAATGAGACTAGTCTGCGCTACCTCCCCTTTAAACGGAGTTACCGGTTGGGGTGGGGAAGTTCCTTTCTCTACGAGCATTGGTCGCCAAGCATAGTGCGCGGCATTAATGCCATCGTTTTCACTACCATACCAAACCCCCATGACGTTTGGTACTGTTACACCAGGATAAACTACACCACGCGTGGCATGGGCTGCAGTACCATTGGCTACTGTTTCTTTAACCCATGAATAAGTACCTGGAACAGTAGCACCGGCATTCGTTATTGGTAAGCCCAACATGTTTTCGGTATACGATCCCCAGTTTTCGCGAGCAGGTAATTCATTTGCCCGTTCCCCACCGTAGATGTTGTAAATATATTTGTTCCACGCACCACCAGCGTTATCTGGAACAGCCGACATGTTTTCGGTTTTCATACCTGTTATAAATTCAACTACAAAGGTCTTACCACCCAAAACAATTTCTTTGCCTGTTTGTGCTGTATTAATTGCACTCCAGTTTAACTGTTGCCGTAAAGGTTTCTTAGCAATGTAAATATTGTATCCATTGTCTTCTACGAAATGCAGCCAACCAGAATTGTTATTGATTGGTGTGCCTTCAACCAAGTTGATCCGATTTGCTAATGTAATGCCATCAATGAAATCACTAGACCTCACCACTCCTTTAAACGGAGTACCTGCCGGAAAAGGTAGATCATGGTCATCTTCTTCCATAGCAAACTGTCTTGGGGATAAAAGAAGTTCAAACATACCAACCTCAAGTTATTTGTTTATATACACATGATTACGGCATAAAGCCTACCCGAAGGTAGGCAGTATGATTAGCAGTAACGCTGGAAGAATTCCAACAGCCAACCTTGACGATTAGCAGGAAACTTACGCAGTAGATACGGCAGGTCGATTTGTTTACGTGCTGCTTTGTCATCATCGGTATAGACGTGGAAGATAGCCAGCAGGTTAACGTGAGTTTCTTGGATGTCGCCTTCGGAACGAAGAGTACCAGTAAAGCGTGTAGCGTAGGTGGGTTCGAACAGACCATCGCGATGCTTCTTATAGAAGTCACGGAAGTAAGACATTGCAGAACCGAAACCTTGTGGGTCATCGATCTTCAGGATATAACGGAACAGGTTGTCCAGTTCACGTTGTTCTTTAGCGCCTTTCTCCGGTGTGATCGGAGTACCAGGTTTGCAAGCAGCCAGGTAACGCTCGGTTTGTGTTTTCAGGTATCCAACATTCATTGCGGTCAGCCCTTGTGGGATTACAGTTTCTGTTTGCACGACCGGCTCTGCGATCGTTGGTTCAGGAGTTTCGGCAGTAGGTTGCACACCCACTACTTTCACAGAATTGTTCTGCATTTTCTTGTAAGCCCGAATAACATCTTCCGGCTTGTTCGATTGTGCACACAGATCTAGACGTTTGTTCAGTTCAACAGCGACCTTCTGATCGTTGGTTTCACCAATAGCACGAATCTCACCCAGAGCCCAAGCAACCAGTTCTTGTGTAGCCCATTCATTAGCAGGACGACGTGCACGGGTCACGTCATTACGCCAAGCACCATTCGAAGTCTTGGATGGTTCTAGACCTTGAGTCAAGAAATCGATCAGGTCACGTACTGACCAAGCAGCATCTACTTTTGCCAGTTGACGATAAGCTTTAGCCAATGCACCGTATTGGTTTTCACCGATATCCGTCAGCTTACCTTCAAAGCCGTCCAGAATTTCATCTACACCCCAAGTACTGATATCACGATCTTTACGGGTAACGTCGGTTACGATTGATCCACGCTCAGTGTGCTCGATGAGGTTTCCGCCGGTGGCGATCCATTGATCAATGTGTTCGTTGGTCCAGGTGTCTGGGATTCCGTGCTCGAGTGCGAAGGCTGCGTAGTCAAACGCCTGATCTTCAGTCCCGATATCAGCGGACGATTCCACTGCGACGCCGTCATCGCTCCCTTGGGATTCGACTGCATCTTTTGTCTCCAATTCTGGTTCGCTCATTTCTTCTGGTTCTTCTGTTGGGGTTTGACCGGTCCAGACATTAAAGTAGTCGGTAGATCCGGATTCTTCTGCTTGCTTGGTGAGTTGCTCACGCAACCATTCGTCGCTCTTACCCAGTTCCCCTTTAAGGGTAGGGGTCTCCGATACTGGTAAGGTCGTGGGTGCCATTGGTTGTACTGGGATAGATCCATCAGCTTGACGGAACGATTTACGCTTTGCCATTGAGAATTCCTTGTTAGCTATAGTTCAAAACATAAGGGACGTGAGTAATAAAGAAAAAAAATAAGGTGAGTGGAGCCCGAAGGCTCCGTTACAAATAATAGACCTCTCGATCTGTTTCTTTTTGCAATCGCTTGTTCAACGATTGGTACTTCATTCCTGTAATCATAATAGCCACACGATACGATCCATAGACAATCCCATCAATATAGATAGGCCTAGCTAATGGGTTCATCGGTTGGCAACCCATCAAAGCATCCATGACAGGTTTGGTATTATGACGTTCCCACATTGCGTTAAGGAACTTAGGTGACGTGTGGTATCGAGCATAGGCTTGCTCGTACGTTTCATTGAGTAGTCTAAACTTGTACTCGCCGTGATTGTGTTCAAAGATTTGTTGTAGGTAGATGTTAGGATGTCTACCCAGACCTAGTTTCCATTCTGCAATGGTTATTGCTTTATGAATATCTCTAGCCTGCCAGACAAACACAAACCCATTAGGAAACTTTATCTGGAGCACCCCGCTGTTTGGTTTCAGGGGTGACTTAGTTTCATTTAGGGATAAGTGATTCTTACGGGCTTCTTTTATTCGCTTTAACAATACCCGTTGGGCCTGCTCTAGATCCTGCGTAACTTCAATATCAAAAGAGAAGTCTTTAGGATCGTCGGTTAGGTTGTAGAGTTCTTGGCAACGTCGAGACTTATGCAAACGTTCGCAAAGCAAAGCGTAGTGCCAGTCTTGTTGTTTACCAAAGTTGTTGGTCTTACCCGAATATACTTTTCCCGTTGGGATATGGCGTAAATGGAATACGCCGGTTACAGGCTTTGTCATATCGCCTCCAGACGGCATAATACAGGGACTGTTACATCCCTGTAATATAGTTCTGGAACTTTATTGAATCAGGTGATTCGGGTCTTCATATCCCATTCAACAGTACGCAGTACGGTGGCGTGCATTTTCGCAAGGAAGAGCGAAAGGAAGCGACCACCCACACCAGCTGCCGCAGCTGGAATACCGTTAGGGTTTTCTGCCAAGGCTTCACCTGCACATACAGCACAAATGTTCTTCCCTTTACCCAGAATACCTTTATCGACATCTCGACCTGTCTTACAAGACATTGGTCCACGAACTTCGATAGTCTGACCGATCATCGACTGGAGTAGTTCAGCTGTCAAGATTGTGGTCTTGCCATCTTTAACCATGCCGTAACCAACAAGGTCTTTAGCCACGAACGGATAGAGGATCGTAGGAATGCCGATATGTGTACCGCAATCGTGCTCAACGATTCGAGCCGTACCAACCATACGATAAATCGTTTTGGTCGATTCACCACCGAGTGCAGTCTGTTTACCACGGTTGTACGAACCTGCACGCAGGGAGTTAAACATGACAGGGAGCTTATCCATGTCAATGCCTTCTTCTAGCGACTTAGCAATCAGCTCTACTTTAGTACCGTCAGAGAATGCAGACTCACCACCGAACATGTAGTGAACTTTCTTACGGGCACCTTCTAGCTTCTTCTTCGATTTATAGAACTGTTCTGATTCGTCACCAGCCAGATATTCGTCATCGAGTTTCTTCAGTACGTTACTGAGTTCAGCTACTGCTGCAGGGTCGGTCAATCGGTCTTGGTTCTTAGCAATCCATTCATCACGAACTTTGTTACGGTCCGGAGAAGCCATCAAAGACTTCTTAGTGGTTGCTGTAACGATACCATCCGAATAAGCAGGCAATGTAAGTACGTGCTCTGCAAACATCAAGTATTGTCGAACGTAGAGCTTGCCATCAGGAGCTTTAAGATCTGGATCGTCATTGTCTTCAGGATCGTCGATCATCCGTTTAAGGATCTCACTTTCCAAACGACCCAGATCAAACAACCCTACCTGGAATTCAAAGATGTCGCCAAAGGGTAGTACCAGACACAAGTGGTTAACGAACACGTTACCATAAGTGGTTTTTACTGGAGTGTTGCCTTTGTAATTAAGGATGTCACCGGGCTGGAGGATGAATTCATCACGGAAGTGCAGCAACGCTGTATCTTCTTGATAGCCTTCGATGTATTCCTTTTGATTGCCCGAACCAGGAACGAAAAAGAATAGTCCTTGCTCGTCCTTATATAAACGGTAGTCGTAGTGATGTTCGAAGTCATTGAGGTTATATACCACGGAGAACAGACAGTTCATCCACTGTCGTTTTTTATGGAGGCCTTGTTCCAGACCTTTTAAGAAGTACTCACGAATTTGCATCTTCTTTGTACTCATTGAGTAGAGTTACCAAAGGCTTGATAGTTTCAAGCATTCTGGAATTGTCTATGTTGTTGTCTGTAAAGTCGCCGATTAGATCACGGACCTTACGTGGAATCTCTTCAGTCGGAGTATTAGAAAGCAATACCAAACCGAACAGTTCCAATGCAGCATGTTCTGGTTCCTTACGGTCAAGCGCTTCTACTGACTGTTGTACCAGTGGACCAATCTCTCGTGTACCAATCCGTACCCCGTTCTGGGATAGGTCTAACATCATAGAGAATGTTTCACCACCAAATGTACGAATGTAATCGTTCACCATCTTAACGCGTTGGATAGGAGTAGGGTCTGCATCTTCTAGACCACGATAACGAACTTGTCGTTCGATCTCTTCCTTCATTGTTTCCAACAGGCGTGGGGATACGTTCTTGATCTCTGGCCATGCTTCATCCATCTTCACTGTAGTAAAGAGTTGACACATATGGGCTAAGATCTCTTCTGGCATGAATGCACCTTCAAACAACAATAGTAGTTGATCAGGGATTACATACCGATTGAAACTTGATAGGACTTCTACTACCGCTTGACGGATCTCTTGGCTAGCTTCATTAGAGACTTCTACTTCATGTTGTTTGAAGATAGTCTCATGAGCATTCCAGATTACATCATCAATACGGGAGATTAGCATTGCATTGTCTACAGTGCCATCTGACATCTCTACTACTTGGTGGAGCTCATCCAGTGCGGTCTGGTAGTCCAGTGACTCCAGTGATGCTACACAGCTAAGGATAACCTCCTTTCGCTCTTCTGTGATCAGTGGTGTAAGTACACTGTCTATAATGAATTGCATTAAAAAGCCCTCTTCCTTTGATTTTAGTAACATAGTGTTGCGTTATAAGTCAAACTTTACTAAGTTGCAAATTACTGAGAGGGTGATACTATGTTAACAATCCGCAAATTTGCACACAAGGAAACAACATGAACCCTGTATCTCAATTCTCTCAAGAAGCTCTCGGCATGTCTAACAAATCTGCTCTGCAATCAACTCTCGAAATGGCCGAAGTAATGGCTAAAGCTACCAGTGTCACTCGTGAAGGTGACACCATCACCGTTAATGTCGGTGAACCAGAACTGACGCGTGAACAAGCTGTTGCAGTTCAATCCTCTGTAGCAGAGAAACTGCTGCATGCAGATGGCTGGGCAATCCTGAAACAACTGTTTCTGATCACCAGTGAAATGCTGCAAACTACCCAGCTGTTCGTACTGCCAGTTATTTCGGAAGAAGAACTGGTTAAAGAGAAACTGGGTGAGTACTACGAGGAATTCGATAAAGGCTTTACTGCCCTCAAAGAAGACCTGGCTGCCATGTCTGCTGCTCTGTTGGCCCTCTCGAAGAAACACGAAGGCAAAACCGGTGCAGTGCAAGCTGAAGACCAAACCCTGGTCGCTGAATTGGCAAGTGGCTACAGCAATCTACAAACACAAATGGAAACCAAAGTCGGCCCTGAGCTGATGAAACAAATGTCCATCCTGGAAGCAGCTGGTGTTGGTGCAGACGTTCTATTTGCATCCTTCGCCAAATCCCAGGAGGAATCGGAGCAGTAATAATGAATCACATTCACGATGATGAAGAAGAATACCAAGAGATCGATCCTGCACTAGCGGTGCACTTCGAACAGAGCATTCCTGCACCGACTTATGAAGTCGCGGCAGAACCAACTACAACAGTTATGGGGGCTACCGAATTGGTAGCCGGCCCTACTGAAGAGATGAACTTCCATGAGCTGGTTGAAGTTGTTGCCAAGCTCGAGGATGATGAACCTCAAGAAACACCAGAAGACGACAAACCTATTCCGTTCACTCCTGAACAGAAGAAAGTTAACTTCCGTATCGACCGTCCGGTTGACTCTGAACGTCTGCCTGCATCAGCGGCAGTTATTTCCTTCATGCGTGAAAACCCAGAGACCTTCGAAGAAATTCTGAAGGTACATGAACGTTTCTTCTCTGACGTTGAATCTGGCGAAATCACCCAAGAACAGTCTGACCTCAAGTGGTTGGAAACTCTGCAGAATGCAATCGAACACGTAGACATGAACGCTACCCCGCGTCGTGCTACTTATCGTGAAGGTTCACAGTGGGTTCAGTTCTTTGAACACAACGGTCGTAAGATCGGCCCTTCTCGTCCGAAGATTGTTCTGTCTGACAAACCAGCTAAGTCTGACTTGCTGGCATACCTGACTCGTAAGTCTGGTATGGGTGCTACTCATGAATTCCCTATGCCTCACACCGGTATCTGGATTCGTCTGCGTACACCAACGAACACCGAAGTAGCTAACATGATTCAACGTCTGCAGAACATTGCAGTTCGACTGGGTCGTGCTACCAAAGGTCAGGGCTTCTCTAACCGGATTGCTGTGTACAACAACGCATTGACTGATCTGTCGATGCAGTGTATCACTCACACGAACATGGCTGCCTCTACCCCAGGTGACATCGAGCATCGTCTGAGCGCACTGGATGAACCAATCCTGCATCACGCTCTGGCATCGACAATGTTCCCTGGTGGTTTCAACTATCGCCATACCTGTATTGCTGATCCATCGAAGTGCAACCACGTTGAAGAAGCCAAGCTGGATATGTTTGCATTGACTTGGTTTGATATTACTCAACTGGTAGATCGTCAAAAAGACATTCTGCATTCTCGGTTTAGTCGTCAACTACGGGCAGAGGAGCTCGAACAATATGCACAAGACACCACTCTGGGTCGAAAGCCTATCAAGTGGTTTGATGATATTGGCATTCGTCTCCGTGTCCCTTCGGTTGCTGAAAGACGGGATTCTGGAAACCGGTGGATTGACGGCGTAGTAGAAGCTTCACACAGCGCTTTCAACGAAGCCCCTGGTGATGCTAACCGAAACGCTTACATCGATCGCCTGGGCGCTATCACTGGCGCTCGTCAGTACTCTCACTGGGTAGACGCAATCTATCAACGTGAAGATGCTAACGCAACAGAAGAACTGTTGACCGAAGACGAAGAAGTCATTGACGAATATCTGTCCAACGTAATGTCGGATAAGAAATACGCAGCCGCTTTCGAAGCAGCTGTATTGCAATTCATCGATGATACTATTCTGTGCATGGTAGCTATTCCTTCGTGGAACTGTTCGATGTGCGATAGTCCAATGGCCACTAAGTTCCATGAACGTTTTGAGCACTTGATTCCTCTCGATGTAGTATCGACATTTTTTACCTTGGCGGGCCAGAAAGTCAACCAGTAGGTCATAAGAACAAAGACCCACAGATGACACGCCTGTCAATCGATCTAGCTGACCCCAACGGGCACGTGACGCAATATAGCTTCGGCCATAAGCGTCGCCCTCGTGGGGGTGCGTTAGATCGGCTTTATGCCGAGATGGGTGCCGTAAGACCATCAACTGCAGAGATCATGCTGCGTGAAGCTTACCTAGACGACTATGAAATCCGTCCACCTCAACATCAGAAGCATCCATTAGATGTTGTCCGTATGTTTGATAAGGAAGACACAGTCGAAGGTGGAGCAGTTCGTTCCATGATGCGGAAATACGTACGCTACAATATCAAAGAGCAATGGGGCATTAGTTATAACGAGTTCATGGAACTGCCGTTTGATGAAGCCATGTTTATCTTGGAGATTGGTGAAGCGGACATGATGCGCAAGGTAGATGAACAAGGGCGAGTGAAGCGTGATATGGATCGAGAGATTCGTGACATGCATCGTCAAACGAAGTAAAAAAAATACAGCATATTGCCTCTCCTTGCGGAGAGGCTTTATGTCGTTATTGCTGGTAAGTTTGAATATCTGCTTGCAGTACTTCTCGGATCTTGGAGATCTCATAGAAAGTAATGCCCATGCAGATTACAACAGTGGCCATCAGAGCCAGCAGGAAGATCATTAGAGGCTTCCGCATCCGTCTGACCCATGTTGGTTCCTGTTGCATCTTAAAGACCAACCACGCGCCTCCTGGGATCGATAGGAAAAAGGCTAGAACCAAAATAAAGGAAGCGATATTCAGAAGCATCACATTACTCGATAACAAACAAGCGTTGAACGGATAAAGCACAATGTCGGGAACGATATGAAGATCACCGTTAACCCTAACATCGCACCAATATAGAAAGTGGCTATGGGCTCATACCAGCGATCGTTTGTATTGTAACTGCGAATATGCATTACGAAACAAACCATCAAAGCTGCGATGAGCAGCAATAGCATTCCACCCATACCAAAGAAGTATCTAACTACTGATAGGTAAGACTCCACAGCTAGACTCCTTTTTGATTGGTAGCTCATTGAGCCACAGAGGTGGGGGTAGGGCAGCATTAACAAAAACACCAACGCTACAGAACATCATTACAACCAGTACGATGGCAAGCGGCATATTACTAAACCACTCGGGGACATACTTAGTCAAGTACCCCTGCAAGTATGCAAACAACCCATAACCCGATATTGCCATCATGATCAAACCAATTGCAACAATCATGTTAAATCCTTAAGTCAATTTCGAGATAAGTGTTATCGCAGCGTAGCCAGCACCGATAATCATCGCGCCTCCAAAGAAGAGGCGTAATGTGGCACCGGCTCCAGATCTGGCGTTACCTGCACTCATCAACGTGATAATACCAACCACGAAGGTAACGAGGATTGGAAGAACCATTGCTAACCACATGACAAACTCCTTAATTTGAGGGCTATATTCAAGATAGTAATATAGCCCTTAAGAAAGTTTAAATCACACTGTGGTGAAATGAACTACTGTTCCGATTACCAAACACGCCACCGTAAAGCAAATGTTTGGTTTCAGATGCCGCAAGGCTAGGCCAGCAAAACCAAAGCTAGGATGTTCTTTATCCAGGATCAATCCTTGTCGATATTCACGATAGAAGAACCCGGACATGAAGGCATAGAGAATAGCCAAGAACCAAAATGGATTCATACCCACAGATCCTTAAAGTAAAGCCACAAGGTGGTTGCCAGACCAGCCATTGTAATGAAGAACGAGATCAGAGCGATCCGGTGAGGCCAACTATTTTTCCAAGTAAAGTAAGGAATCATCGTTGGGTATTTGTGGTCACGATACCATACCGACAGCACCGTAACAATTGTAGCAATGATCCAAACCGCCATTGCGTATTTCATAAAGCCTCCTAGCGAAATAAAGCTACCCCGAAGGGTAGCCCATTATGAGATTTGTCGCATCACCATGTTCAAGGCTTTACCCATGAAATGGTCTTTCTTGTTCTTTGCATACTTGCAGTGCTGCGGGATCTGACGACACACGAGATATGTCAAGCGTGGCGTAATATCCGGGAACAATTTCAACTTACGCAACCGACCTAAGATCTGGATGTTATCCTTCTTCGAGTCAGTAGCTTGCAGCAAGAATACCTCACGCAAGTTAGGGATGTCAACGCCAGTACCTGAAGACTTAATCGTCGACACGGTAATATCGTTAATCATCAATCGAGCGTATGGCGATCCAGCAATGTGTTCGTTGATCTGGAGATCCGGGTATTTCCCCTGTAAGAACTTAACCAGTTGATCGATGAATGCTGTGGTAGCACACAAGACCAACGCTTTCTGTTCTTGAATCCGATCGATGATGTACTGACCTTGAATGATCCGAGCAACCATCTGGTTATAAGCATCCAGACGTTTCTTAGATTTCATCATCTGCGTTTCGTAACGCGCATGGTTATACGTGTTCTTAAACGGAGTCAGGTAATCACGCGATTGAATGTTCGCTTCACTGTACAACACACCAACCACGTTGATGTACGAATCGTAAGAAGGCAACCGACAGCATGTCTCCGGAGGGAGCATCAGGTCGATCATCTTCGTAACGTAGTCGTTACCCGTAAACGGAGTAGCTGACAGATAGATCTGCTTTGCAACGTTGGTGTACATGTCAATGCGGAACAACAGACCAGGATCTTCTTGGATCTCGTCGTTGATCTGCAGCCCTACCTTCAGAGCTTCATGGAAGCGCGGTGGTGGAGCGTTATAGCCTACGGTGTGGAGTTGATCCCCCAATCGTTCGAATGCATCTATATAAGCACGATAGGAGATGTTAGAGATCAAGATGACGTCAATGCCTTCAAGATCATCCTCAATGCCGCGGTTAATCATCATCTGCAATTCAGCAGACCCACTGACCCGAACAAATCTCAAGTCAATGTCTTCGTACACGTCCTTCAAGGCTTCTTCCCAAATACCAAAGTACTTAGGTGGAACCATGATTACGGTACGACAACCCAATGCAGCTTGTGCCTCTAGACTGGTATACGTTTTACCTTTACCCGTCTGTAAGTCTACCCGAGCAGAATGCAGATGTGCTCGTAGGATATCTTCCAGAATGGTCTCTTGGTAATCCCGCATCGAGAACTTTTCCTTTACCTTAAACGTAGCCGGAGCTGCGGTAGGTACAGGGATGTCGATGATTTTAATCCGATCCTCAGGAACTTGAACATTCGCTAAGTGCTTGATCAGAGGAGGGAATGAATTCCGGTGAATGAAGATGCTGCGGTTGTCTTCCGTTATGCCGTAGTACTTCTTCTTAGTGACCATGACCATACGGCCTTGGACCTTAGTCGGTTCCCTGAGCAATAACGTTTCCAAGAACCGTTGCATTTTGTACAACGTATCCCTGGAATAACCAGATAGGCGTACCCCATGGGTATACCTCTCGGCTACAATCAGTGGTTCCATAAAAAATTAAACGAGTAATGGAGGGCCGAAGCCCTCCAAACTTCGCCCTCCGCTTAGGACATGCAACCCCCCATGACTGCTGTGTCATATGGGTGGTCGTTCCTGTTTTTATACAAGAAGCTGCCTGGGTTATTGAGTGGCTCGTGCTGCTTCTCGAATGCAAGTTTACCCGAAAGACTGCGGTTATCCATCAGCTTGTTATACTTCTCAAACTGACCCACAACTCCAGGTACCGGCAAACGATAGTCTTTGGCAGACGCCGATACGATCATCATAGCGTATACCAGAACTTCGCAATGAACTATGTTCAGTCGGATCTTTTCATTGATCAGACTTGCGAATGCAGCAAGAGCATCGACTGGATCTTTATAGTTCTTCAGATAAGTCTTGCTGGTGAAACCCACCTTATCTGACGACAGCTTCGAACCATCACCATTGTCACCGGAGTGCAAGAACGATTGTACGCGTTTCATGAACTCGTACATGTTCACGTGCTTATAAGGCAACGTCAGGAATGGTTGAGAGAAGTCGAAACCGTTCAGATCAATCACGATATTATCGCGGTTGTCTGTGATCCAACCTACGCGTTGTACGTGACAGAGCAATTCCGTGGATAGACTAGACTTCCGGTTATACAGCGATACCGGGAGAATGTCGCCATGATCTTCCCCTTCATCGGTAGTACGAATCAAACCGATGTGAGTAAGCTCAGAGGCGCTCTCAGCAGGATATGCAGAGAGATCCTTAATCATCAATACGTCTGCCAACGATGTAGCTTCAGCGGACTTGATGACTAGCCTATATCCTTGGTTAGCCAAGTTACTTTTCAAATACAACGTTTCACTCTGGTCCCCTTCACGGAGATACCGGGCTACAGCACCGGCAATTTGGAACTGTTCTACTGCGGATGTTGCATCGGTGTGTTTAGTCGACAATACCGACGAGGTAATCTTATCACCCATCGATACGGCGGAGACTTGTCCGATGTTAGTGCCACGCATGATCGAGAAGGACAACCGACCATAACAACGACTACATACACCAGCGGGGTCTGGATGTGTACAACCCAGTACCGAACGCATCTTAATCATTTTACCGATCAGATGTTCTTCGTTACCACGCATCCAATCCATCACACCATCTTCACGCTGGTAATACTTACCACGCAAAGCTTTCAATGTGCTTTTGAGTACCGGGAAATCGATCAGGATCGAAGTGCCACAATCGCCTTTGTGAAGACGCTGTACATACTGAGCGATCAGCTGAGACTTCCGGTTGAAGTATTCGGTTACCCGCAGGAGCTCTTTGTTATAGAGCAACGCTTTAGTACCCGAACGAGATTCGATCATGGAACCATACAGGTCCCAGATACCATCTACATAACCAACCGTTACCGGATGCGCGAAGATGTCCGAGTTGATATCTGTCGGATAGCCACGCGGGCCAAATGCCTGGAGCAGTTGTTCCAGCTTCTGAGTGCCAGAACGGTACCCTTCAATAATAGAGTTCCCACGGAACTGCGTAGTATCGTCGAATGCAGCGGCGATCTTTTTGTACGCAATCCCTTCGATACCATACGTTGATTCCTCTACGTTCTCGTTTGCTTCACGGATAGCCGGATGATTGTAAACCTGTGCGATATCAAACATCGACAGGGTCGCTACATACGGAGACAATGCAACTGTCGCTTCGTTATATAGCCAGTTTACAGTTTCGATTGCCAACCGAGCAAGATGCTCTGGATCAGCTTCTTCGTTGGTGTGATCGTGAATACCCCAGATGACTTTGTTCAGATAGGTGATGAGCGACTTTGCTGTCACTCGCTTCGAACCCATGTGATACTCTTTCAAGATAGGTACATCTGGGTAAGCTTTCAGTGGGTACCAGTTCAGAACGGACAACTTAGTTATCCGATCCCGAGCTAACAACTTCTCCCCATCATCAAACTCAATGACGTGCCACTCTGAGGGCAATGCCCACAGCTGTTCATAAGACAGATTAAGCAAGTCACGGGCTTTGTAATGATTCATTAATACCTCAAGCAGCGTAACGAATTTCAGAGTCTGGTTTGTAGCGCAAACGCAAGCCGCGACATTCCAGCAAATGGTTCAGCAATGCAACTGGACGGGAGTTACCGAATGGAATTACCTTACGGTCAACTGCTCGTGGGATGTTCGTTGGTTTCTCAGCCGTCATGATAGAGTTAACTACCGCGATGTGAGCTTGAGGGTTGTTCGTTTGATCGATCAGTTCGTTAGTTGGCTCTGGTCCTACAACAGAGTTATACGAACGGGTTTCGGATTCACCACAGGAACGAATTGCAGTCTCTCGACCTGGGGTAGATGCACGGTCCGAGTTGTTCAGCTTCGAAGGCAACCCGAATGGCTGTGTCTTAACAGATGCAACAGCAGACCAATCTTCACCAATCTTTTCCAGAAGCATGATGTACAGATAACCCGACAGGATATTATCCTTGGTGGTTACGATACGACCAGCTTGGTCACGATAAGTCATCGGACCGAAGTTCGGACAGAACCGGGAATTGATTACTTTGTTTACAGCTTCCATCAAGCTTACTTGATCTGTTACCGGGGTGAACAAGTAATACTGATCACGGAGAACGTGGAATACGTGTTGATACGGATCTGGGTTTTCCAACAGGATTGGAGGCATCGATGGAGCTACGATTTCATAGAACTCGATGAGCTCATTGAATGCATAGTCTACCCAAGCTTTATCCGACAGCGCTACTTTGAGAGCTGCTTCAGTTGGAGTCTCATGACGATCCAAACCTTTCTCTACACGCAGACGTTGTACCAGGTCACGAGCTGCAGCGCCAAGGCCTTGCTCATACAGACGACCATAGTTCGATCGACGCATGGTAGAACCACCGAAGATCACTACGTCAGCACGGTTACCCCACTGATCCACAGGCATATCTTGCCATGGCTTTGTTTCACAGACTACGCCTTTACCGCCGTGCCAGTCAGTTGCTTTATAAGCACCGCCAGGCATTTTAATAGCTTCGTATGTGATACTTACACGCCATTCATCCAACGGCTCCAGACGATACATCCGACTGAGCTTCCGCTGATCTTGTTTGACCGGCAGATGGATTTGTGCTTCTACCACGAGTTGGTGTAGGGCTGGGCTTACGCGCAGCTGATCTTTCCACCGACCATACAGAGTCTGATAGACTTTGAGGATCTCTCGATAATAGTTCGACAGGGCTGTGTGATATTTGATGAGCTGTCCATCCATGCCGAGCGGCGTATGGGATGGGTTTACCCGATCGTCACGATAGATGTTGATGTCAACTACAGTCGCACCTGGGATACCGATTGTAGCCCGATCGAATGTTCGGTCGAGTGTCATCAGTGCTCTTGTCGTCATGTCTGCAGGAGACAGGTCTGGATCAAGATCCCGTAGAGCGAACACCACACCATCAGGGCGAATCTTCTCACCGATATCTGGGAATGGTTTGTAGTGATTCTCATCACCATACATGTTCAGGAAGAACGCCTTACGACCAGCGTTACCAATTGCATCGTTGTAGATTCGAGGACTGAGTTTCTCCAGTGCAGTATCGGAGAAGATAAATCCGTCTTCGATGGTACCGGGCATGGACATGAACACAGCATTCATATTCACACCACCGCCCCACATTCCGTCTTGACGAACGGCGCGGGTCTGTGCGATGATAGTACCTTTAGGGAACATTTGGCCTGGGACCAAGTTCTCCATTACCTTCTTATTCTTTTCGAGCTTGAAACCGAAGTCCTGGTGCATCGAACAGTAATCAGAGATATGCAGGACGTCTTTCGTCTTATGCTTATCGTAATAGTGTTCGAAGATGATGGTAGTCACCGGGTTACGTCGAATCGCAGAACCCATACCCGAGGTAGGATACTTACGAATAACGTTCAGGATTACACAGTCTACTGGGAACTTCACGTCAAACGTGTATTCACCAAACTGCATTTCCATACCGGCCTGGAATCGGCGAGGTTCACAACCTTCAGACTCTGGCGATTGACCAATGTGCGATAGGAACATCGCACCACGTGCAGACGATGTCGTTCCATAAAACGGATCGAGACACGCATTGCCCAATAGCGTTTCATCAATATTGCGGGTGCGCAATTTTTGTTGGTACTGTTCAGAGACTTGATGCAAGTTGGCACTACTCCTTTTTGGTTTACCAATCTTGTGATATAGATTTCAAATCCAATGCAATAGGACTCATTACATGGCTTTTACAATCTTCAACAAAATGGCTAAACCAGGCGATGACATTTATTACGACCCGGACTTCCGATTAGTATTAGAGACGCATCTCAATTTGCTAATCGGTAATGCTGCCGCACGGGACGATATCCCGCTAGATCTGTTCTATCAATACGAAGGTGACTTCTATGGTTTCCTGACAGAGAAGAACGTTCCACCAGAATACCACTTTATTCATTTGCGAATGAATGGGATGACTAATCCGAATCAGTTCGCGAAAGAGATGCGTGATCCATCCAACCCATTAGTCCGACCAGTTTGGGTACGACCAAACCAAAATCAGATCGATGGGATCGTTCGGCTCTATATGAGCAGAAAATTTAAATGAATACTGGGAGCCCGAAGGCTCCCAATATGTCGTTACAGTCCGTTAGAACCGTATTGTGGATACTGCTGTTGTTGCTGAGGCATTTGCTGATATTGCTGGAACTGATTACCGTAAGGAATCATTGGTTGCTGTTGCTGTGGTTGTTGGAACACCTGCATGTACGGGTTCTGTGGCATCATTTGTTGCTGTTGCTGTTGAACCCACGGCAGTTGTACCTGACCGTTCTGTTGCATTTGAGGCATCATCGGCTGCTGAACGATCTGACCGTATTGGTTGACCATTTGCTGCGGAGGATATTGCATCATCTGCGGTTGCTGATACATCGGCTGTTGCATCATCTGTGGCATTTGCGGCTGAGTACCAGCCAGCAGTTGTGCTACAGTTTGCTTTGGCTTCTGGTTCTGAGGTGCGGAAGCAGAGGCTGGGCGAGATGCTTGTGGAGCAGTCGATTGCTGATGCGAGAACATGCTTGCGATCTGTGGCATGTTGTTAGCCAGTTGTGGCTGAACAGTTTGCTGACGCTGAGCTTGTTGTTGCGGAGCAGCTGGAGTCGTTTGTGCATCTGCATCAACTTCATCAGTACCACCATCATTGCCGTTAAGCGATGGAATCTGATTGTAGATGTTCGGGAACTCATCGATCCATTCCAGAGGGAACAGAGCGATTGGTTTCAGTGGCAGAGCCAGAGGACCAGCGTAACGATTGATCGATTGATTCATGCGGGTGGCGATCTTGTGATACGCTTGCAGGAACGCTGTGAAGAATGGAGCTACTCGGCTAACAGTACCAGCCGAATATTCTTCAGGGCTATCACCAAACGGAACGATCAGACGCAGCAGGTTAGAGATAACCTTACGCTGTTTCTTTGGCACCTTAACACCGAGGACCATGTCCTTATCGGCATCATTGTCCAGCTCATCCAGAATAGGGAAGCGGATTACAGCGACACGGTTTACTTTCTGGCCTTGGAATGTACCAGGACCTTTCAGATAAACAGTAACCAACTTGTTTTGTTTGTGTGCAGCAGGGATCAGCTTATCCAGAATACTCTGGGTTTTGTCAGTAACGTCGGTGAGCTTCATCAGCACATCGGACATTTCTGGCGGCAGATCTTTGTGGATAGCAGTGTCCAGAGACATCTTGACCAAAGCATCGGACAAGAACGACAGCAGGAAACCCAGGTGTTGCTTAACGCTGCGTTGCATGTGCTGCAGAACTGGAGACGTACCGCGGCGAGACAAGCTCTCGCACAGCGGGTGATATGGTTGCAGGTCTTCCGTGAAGCCGTCACGCAGACGCTTCTGAGTCGGAACTACCAAACGCGCACCATTCACTTTGGCTTCAGCTTTGGTCCCTGTTGGGGTGATGATACTCACCAGTCCTGTTTCATCCACGTCATACTGCATGGATGTCAGGATACCTTCATAGACCTTCGAAAGAGATAGCATTCAGTGCACCTTGTTGAATCGGAGACGGGTTGTATTGAGCAGCTGGCAGGGATGGATGCATGTACGGAGTAACCATGTACGCATCGTGTTGTGGAACGCCTTGTTGCATTGCTTGCAGCGCAGATGCCTTCGGTGCATTCGGAACAACTTCCGATACCAGGTAAAGCATGTCGTTTGCGATCTTGTTGGCTTTCGCCGCATCGCGAGTGATGACCGGTGCAAACAGGCCATCAGTGAACGTAGGTGCAACGAACCGAACAACCGATTCACCATTCAGGCTGATATCGATTACGGAGTCACCAGCCAAGTCCGAAGACATGGATAGCTGGAAAGCCATTTGGTTGTTGAACGAGATGGTGTTCAAGCAATCTGTTGCCAGACGACGCTCAAACTCGATCAGATACATCCGCATGTCTACGCCTTCCATGATAGACTTAACGCCTTCACCATGGAACTCGAACTGATACGTGCCAGGCTGTGGACCATTGGTTACAGCAAAGCTTACGTGTCGCAGGAATGTATCCATCATCAACGATGGGATGGTTTGTGCCAGAGTCGAGGCTGCGATCGAAGTAGCGTCAGCACCATGGAAGTGGTTAGACGATTCAGCGAAGTTAACCTTACGCATCGATTGGCCATTATCCATAGCCCATTGTGCGCAACCGTGTTGTTGTACCAACTCAGGGAACAACGCACACAGCTCACCCCAGGTAACATACCCACGTTCCATGTAGTTTGCACGTTCCTTCAGGATAGCCAGGAATGTGTTGGTATGGATGTTCTGGTTTGCAGCGAACGATTGAGCTTCACCGTAGAGATGCTCTTTCGAGTTTGCAGCGGTTTGACCGTATTGATCATCACCCAGCATGTCAGCTTCACGTACCGAATGCTGAAATGCACTCAGTGTGTTCGACACATAACGCACAGGCGAAGTGTCTTGACGATGCGAATATTGATAAGCACCACATTCACCTACCATGGTGCGATGGTCATGCATGCGGTTGATGGTACCCTGGAAGCGACCAGAGTTTTGCAGACGTTCACAGATAGCCGAAGTCTGACCGATCGAGAAGATATCTTCAGGACGAATCAGGTGAGACGATGCTGCGGAGAACAGACCATTACCACCAGCCATCATATCCACTGGAGTAACGATTTGGTTTGCCGATACTACTTTGGCAAACTTCTGCAGGCCCATCGGAGTATTCTTCACGGATTCTGCGATCACAGTTTCCGAGTTGAAGTACACGCGCATTTGTGGATCGAGTCGATCAGTATAACTTACGTCACACTGGTCAGTATAGATGAAGAAGATACGCTGCGTTGCTGTGCCTTTCATCAGCGGGTGCTCTTCGTGCACACGGACGAAACCACGGAAACGACGCGAACGCCAACCATCACCGCAAATCCCGATAACGCCTTCGGTCATTGCTGCTGGCTGAACGATAGTACCGGCAATGTCTTGCACTGCCGAAACGCCCAGGTTCATACCACCACGAGTAACGTTCTGCAATTGGTTGATTGCATCATTCGAAACGTTCATGTGGAACGGGCGGAGGTGTTGCTCTTGATAAGTACCGGATTGAACCAGAACGAGATTACCGACACGGACGTTTGCATTACCCATACCGGACATGGCGTTGTACATTGAACTACCTCTTACTTACTTGTTGATACGACCTAGGTGCAGAACGAGTTCTGTCAGTGTTGCTTTGATTGTCTGCGGGATAACCAGGATATTGTTGCTAGTCGGTTGACCGGCTTCTTTATACAGTTCATCCGGGCCGCGATAGATCCAGTTAGAAGCATGGATAGATGCGGTGGCAGTGCTGATCGCAGTTGCTGCCATGTTTTCAATGCGCATCGGTACGCCAGCATTGGTATACTGAGGTGCCTTTTGGTGAGGGAACAGTTCATTCAGTTCGTCTTTATAACGATTCGGAATGCGACTGTTAGTACGGGTAGAGCCCAGTTGGAACTGAGAACCCGATTCACCTTGTTTGAGCAATTCGACTTGTTGGAATACCGCGATGTCCAAGAAGCCCCAATGCCACAACAGTGCTTGAGTCGTAGCCAGCATGTTGTTCGTAGCCATCTTGTTAGTATGGTAGAACGCTTTTGCTGGGAACGCTGGAGCCATTACCCACTGGGCAATTTTGACTTGATGTGGATTGATTGCTACGTTTGATACGTTCTTGATTGCATCCACACAAAGCTTGAGCTTCTTCAGGCAAACCGTTGGGTCCACTCGTTGAGCCAGCTTCACGTGATCGTAGGTATCCAGGTTGAATGCTTCAATGTCGCCTGGGGGTACACGATGTTTGGTTTTGTGAGCTTCGAGGAATGAAGTCTTTTCGTCTTCATCGCCACCAGACTCTGGTTTCTTTTCGTTGACGCGTTCAGCAGTGGTGCGCTCGTTTGGATTGATGATGCTACGAACATACCGATAAGCGTTTGCTACGATGGAGAACGAAGTGATATCGTCCAGTGGTACAATCGTCAGACGACGAACCAACACCTTAGACCGCAAGTGTACTGGAACTTCTACCGATGACATCCCACGCCACAATCTACCCAGTGTGGTCGGTTCATCTTCCACACAGAACTGTACATAACCAGCCAGCTTATCGAATGCCGTGTCAACTTCCTCACCATGAGGGCCGACTTCATTCAATGGCCAGTTCGCTACTTCACAGTCATGCAACAGACCCAACACTTCCGTTTCTTTGTTATGGTCGTACTCGGAACTGCTTTCGAGATACTCACCAAAGACCGGGATCATCGGACGGATAGCCAACGAGACAGTAGCCAAGTTGATATATTCGTGTTCGAGATATGTTTGATCTTTCTTGTTGTAACGCGATTCCGCCGTGATGACTCGTTCGATCTCAACTGGGATAAACAAGTTACCCATAGTCGACAGCCAGCGACGCATGCCATTCATTGGCATGTGCGTATACATCTCACGAATGAAATGACGCAACGACATTGCTACACGAACAGTGTCCAAAGACATGTTCAAGATCTCATGGATTCGCTGATACGATTCCCAGATCTTCTGTTGCTTCTCAACTCCAATGAATTCCCAGTAGCTGTTGATCTCCTTAAAGACTCGTTGTTGATCCGCAAGTTTTACTTTGCAGTAGATCTTTGTTGTGAAGCTCAACTTCTGACCATTGTGTTCAGCGGTCACTTCAGTGAAGCCTGACCCCTGAATACCGGTCACCAGCAATTGCATAGGCCTTTCCTTTTACTTACGACGCAAAACAGTAATATAGATCTGAGATTTTTTGCAGTCCCACGATCGGGGCATAGAGCATCCTCAATCGAGGACGCCTTATACTTTTATCAGAATGCCATCACATCGCCAAAGCCACCATCATCGGCGAAACCAGAACTGCTTGCTTGACCACCGCCGGAGTTACCTCCGCGATTGTAGTTATTGCCGCCACCACCGTTGCCACCGCCACGGTTGAAGTTACCGCCACCGCCGCCATTACCGCCACCGAAGTTGGCTGGGTTAGCAACGTTCTTCGCGTTTGGATCGAACTGAGAAACCATCAGGTTGTAGACGATTGCTTCAGCTGGAACCAGGAAACCCATGGCATAGGCTTCGGACATTTCTTTCGGAGTGATCTCAGAACCATCACCATTCTGGATGGCATGATACTTGGACGGACCGAAATAGAACGGAATACGTGGACGACTGGCTTTGGTGCTCAGGACAGCCATGTAAACACGACCATCAGAACCACGACCGATCTCCCACTTGGACAGTGCGATGACTTTGTCCATTTTCTTACCTGCCAAGAAATCGTCTTGGTAGATGAATACACGTTTCTGAGCAATGTCAGGAACGTTGTTAACCAGTTGCTTCGCGTAATGCATTGCAGCAGCGAATGTTGCGAGGTCCATACGGAAATCAATCTTACCGTGGTTCTCGTCGCCTTCAACACCGGTCTTAACTACGATAGTCGGCACGTTGCCTCGTACGTTAAAACGAATCGATGGACGCTTGGTCGAGCCTTGCACTGGAGCTGCGTACAGCCAGGTAGACATAACCGAGAATGCGTTCAGAATTGGTGCTGGAATGTTGCCTTGAGACATGTTGATACTCCGATCGGATTTTTCTTTTTTAGTGTCCGCATGCGCATGCGGCTTTAGTCACGTAACATAAAGCTACCCAGTATTATTTCCTGAGTAGCTTATACAGGTCTTTCAATTCTTTCGAAGCCGTCATGATATCATGATAGAACTTGTCTGGAGTTGTGATACCTGTCCACTTCTTATCCTTGGAGAGCTGCTTCAGTTCTTCCCGGAGTTTCCGTGGCTGTTGTGGTTCGATGAGTTGCCCATCCCCAAACACTTGGAGTGTGAACTCTGTGAATGGCATTGGGTATGCGTTTTCGTCTATGCCGTTAAGCTTCGTATACCAAGTGTTGTATGTTTTCAACTTCCCGGTATGCGACTCCAATAAGAGCAGCCGACTGAACTGAGGTTTCCACAACAGTTCATGTGGGTAATGCGTAAGCATCGCTACAATGCCTTCACCAGACTTTGGCTTCTGGTCGATCTCCATTACATCCATGTTTGCCGCTTTCATTTGTTGGTAAAGCTCAATCGCAACAAAGCGTTCAAACATTTCGTAAGCGAGTTGCTTAGGAGTCTTGGCTACCTTGAATGTCGCCTTAGGAAACATCCACTTGACTGCTTCCTTAGAAGCAAGGTAATAGCGAATCTTACCGGTGAAACCTTGTTGTGCCAAAGCTACTGGCAAAACCTGCGTCTCTGTTAACAGGACTGCTACGGAGTTGGTATAATCCATCTCCAAGGCTTTGTCAGTAGGTACAGCTTGGAACAAGTTACGGGCCAGCGTTCGGAGGTTAATCCAAACTGTTTGAATTGTCTTGACGTTGGTCGGTTGTTTTGGTTGATTCGGGTGAATCCCAAGTAAACCTTCGAATGCAAGAGACGTGCCGATACTGACCGGTATCTGTCCTACGTCGCGTTCGATGATGTCCATTTAATGCCTCAGGCCAGACCGTCTAACCGCTGGAGGCAACGCATGATAGCTGCCTCATCAGGGGCATGCTTAGCCAACGCCGGTACCAGTAGTTCTCTGATTGAATCACGGGTGATCGCTTTGAACTGAGACATGTCAAATGCCTGAAATGTTTCAGCGACCGTATTCTTTTTAGATTCGACTTTATCGACCGTTACAGTCCAGTCTAACTGTGGATACTCTTTCTTGTAGACATCGATGTCTCCATTCGCAACATCGTTCGGATTACAGCGCAGACGCACTGCAGAACCTTTCGGGAGATCCCGAATGAATTCCTTAATCGCGTAGTTTAGTTGCTTAGTATCCATGCCATGACATTCAAGGGTAACGTATTTCTTAGCCCCCCTGTTTTCAATGAACGTGCGTTCCCACTTACCGTCTTGTTTGACAGTAACTTTGAACATACCCTTGGCACCTTCGTCATTATGACAAATACGGTCAAAGCTACCTGCAGCCAAAATCCTTTCATTCACGGTCATCAAGTGAACGTGTCCAATTAGAATCTGGTGCTTAACGAGTTTGAGATACTCTTCCTCATTGTGGGTTGGCTCTGGAACAATAGCTGGGAGCTGGTAAGAGAAAGCACCGTGCATGATAGCAAAGTCAACTTGCGTAATACCCAGTTCAGCCATTTGTTGCTTTACTTCTGCCAACGTAACGTCAGTAGAAGGGTTGTGTTTGTCTGGCACATATAAGAAGTATGCATCTAGCTTCTCGATGTACTCAATCGAAAGGTTCTTGGTATAATGAAGATCAACCTTAATATCAGCATTGATTTTCTGTTCAGTGAAAAATCGAGATTGCTCTCGGTCGTGGCTCGGTGTACCTTCAACGATTCGCATCATCACGTTAAACGCTGCACAGCGCAGCATAAGCAATGTCATCCATCGGTTGATCTGGTGCACCACTTCATCACCATTGTTCAATTGCCGATCAAACAGGTCACCTGTAATGATCAACATGTCTACTTCCTTCAACAGCTCATCCGTGATCGTAAGTTCTAAGTTACGAATGATGTGGCTCGCAGGAGTAGAGCGATGCCCGAGGTGGACATCGCCTAAACTCAAGTAACGAAAGACGCCTGGCTTTTTGGTTAGATCAGTCTTCATCTTCTTCGTCAGTAAAACAGCTGGATGGCGGAGACAAGGTCGTACTCACCTCCGCTCGTTTATCTGCTGACAGAGGAAGTGAATCTTTACCCAGTGGGTTATTTGCATCGGCGGTCACGTCGAGTTCTTTGCCGTACACCTGTAAGATACGGTGAATAGGTAAAAGAATATCGTCGACCATATCGGGTAAGATGGTAATACGCTGCAGGAAACCCCGCATGGTATCATCAATCAAATCGACACGATGCAAATCACGATAGCGGTTCATGTTGTGGATGACATCACCCACTGATAAACCACCATCCGCTTGAGGGACTGTAGTACGGGGCGTTCGGATGATCGGAGGAACTACATGCAGTACCTTGGATCGATCATGGTCATCCACTACACGGAGTGGCATCATCAAATCAACCACGTAGCGTTGATACGCTTTGCGGTTAGCCGGAACCAGGATTCGTTCAAGCAATGGAACAACTTGCTTTACAAATGCCGATTCGTTAATGGTCGGTGTATTTTCTTCGACAGCAGCCAGGATAGCAGAAGCGTACTTCTTAGGACGTTCCCCCATTTCCCGAGCGAGGCGTTCTTCACGCGCTGACTTGGTCTTCACCGGAGTTGGTTGGGGGTACTCCATTTTCCTGTCCTTTCTTATTCAGGAAAAGAGTGAACCAAGCGGTCTCACCGTCTTCCAGATATTGTTTACGAGAGAATACTTGTACCAAGATATCGGTACCTTGGTTGATCAGGGTGTCTGGATCTTCTGCATTAGCAAAAGTGTAGTCGTCACCTTTACGGGTAACAATAACAGTGCCAGGTGTACCTGGTTCTACACGCTGTACACCGTATTCTTCAGCGGTTGGTACAGTCGAGATAGCCATCATCTGGTCAGACACACCATGGAACACTTCAGACAACACATGCATCAGGTTACGCGTACGGTTAGCTTCGGAAGTCCGCACCAACTGTACGAGTTGTTCCATTGCTTGAGCGTTGTTCTTGAGTTCTGCTTCCAGAATAGCTACACGTTTTTCCAGATTACGGATACGGATTGCTTCGTCTACCGCTGGGGCATCTGGTTGTACTGCTTCGGTCATCTTAAACTCCGTTGTTCAGCTTGGCAATTTTGAGTACACGTGAGTCTTGGAATTGAACCATCCAACCCACGGTAAAAGTTTTGTCTTCAGTCACCACATAGCCTGTGAAGTTGATCGTGTACTGTGAAGGTTTATCAGGGTCTTCCTGGACCGTCACGTTTGCGTGCGACTGTTCGTTGAACGATGCTTTCAATTTTGCATCGAGCTCATCTTGCAATCGCGTCTCCAGATCGAGCATCCGGTTAGCATAGATCTTTAACAGGTATTGTAGTGAGATGTTTTGGTCACGGTGAGCGACAGTCATCGAGTAGTTCGATTCCATAAAACAAGCGATGATGTAATCCGCTTTATCTTCAGGGTGATCGATCCAACCTTTAATGCCCATCGTCGGGATATATTTTTCAGCCATGGACTTACCTATTCTCTTATTGAGTCATAGAGTAAGCCGAAAGAAAAAAGAAACGCTCGGGGACCGAAGTCCCCAAGGTTTTACTTCAGTCGCAGAGCCTTTTCAACTGGCAGCTCGGCAATAACTTTGATCCAGTCTTTGATCGGAGAGTCCATACGCACCGATACGCTCGACGTGCGTGGGACTGTTTCGCCTTCTGCAGCATCGACGTCGTCGTTGATGATACTAACCAGACGATCGCCTTCGAATTCGAGGGTGAAGTTGTGGCGGCCAGACTTGTGCTTCATGCCGGCGGCCAGCGGATTGATCAGGGTAAAGAAAATTCCGGGTGCTACGAAACGGATAGGGAAAGCACGGCCTTCGAAACTCAGATCGTAGTGACCGGTTTCAGCGTTGTAGGTCAGACCAAAGGTCTCTTCCGGTTTGAAGACACGGATACCACGTTTGCCTTTCGATTCGGTAGGGTTCAGAGTTGGTTCGGTCATGCGATGTGCCTTTTGATTTTCGAATTGGATTGAAAGTGAGCCAGGGTTTTTATGCATCACGTATGTTTCACGACCATGATCGTCAATCTCGATGATCATTGGTAAAGCGATACGATAGGCACAGTTTGATAGGCAAGGATCATTTTAGCAAGTGGGTCGTTGTGAGGCACTTGCAGTGTATTGAAGAGAGCGCCATCTGATGACTTGATCGATAAGATCGCGTACAGTTCGGTATCACTCTTCTTACATTCGATAATGAAGTCACGTATTTTAATAGTGACTACTTCGCCGATCTTACAGATTGGTTCAGGAATACCACCACGGAAAGAAAGAACGATCATTCCTCTTTCGCCATGAACCCACTGACCTGCAGATTCCAGATAACGCAACTGTACCAGTTTTTCAACTTTCTTAGGTACTTCGTAGCGATTAGGGTGGATGCTTCCGTAACCGTCGTCTACACCAATTTGCAGTACATGACGGTTAACGTTAAACATCATTTACCTCGATCGCAAGCCCGAGTACAGAATCCTTAGGCACAATGTACTCGTTAGATACAATGCCTTTATCGTTGATGATTTCATCGATTGAAAAAGTCCCGTTAGTATTACGAGTGCCAATGACAGTAACGCCATCAACTTCCCACGAACTGGTACGCCTGGCTACCTTAGTAGCTTCGGGTAGTTTTTCAGGATTAAGCCACGCCTGAACAACTTTACCCTCAACCATAGTGCAAAAGCATTCTTGGTTGTGGTTATATTGCAATTTGTGATCTGTCATTCGTTTGCCTCAAAAAGCCTTCCCCGAAGGGAAGGCATTTATGTTGTTAACCCAGCATCAGCCCTTCAGGCGAAGTTGGATCTTGTTCGCCAGCGCTCAGTTCTGCTTGTAGCACGTTCCAAGTTCGGAGGATATCTACTTTCTCGAACACAGTCAGTTCCGCATCGTCGCGTGTATCTTCGACATATTGAGTGAACTGTACCGAGTCGTCATTGATAGTAGCGATACCATCCATAACACGACGCCAATCATAATGCTGCACACCCACGCCGTCACCATGCAAGTTCTCATAGCTTTCACCGTAACCGGATACTTCGCCATTGAGATACATCTTGCGTACATCTGGTTGAGCCATCAGGTACCGCTGCATTACCAACGGAGCACACTGAATCTGCTCCAGGCTATTCAGATAGCTGATCGTGTTAGACTGCCATGCGTTTTCAGCTTTTACAGTCAAGTTACGTAGAGCTTGTACAGCATCGCTCGACGAAATCATCGTGTACAAAGAAGCTGCTTGGTTAAAGAAGCTTTGAGCCGTTGTTGAGATTGTTGCACGTAGTGCATCTGATCGGTCACCCAGCCAAGACTGAGTGTTCATATCCAAATGTCCACCTGCACAGATGTCCAATAGGTCGACACCGTGTGCTTGCATCATAAAGAATTCCCCTTTGCTTGTCTGTTGCCCATAAGTGATATAGATCTGAGATCCGATAGATCACTCTAGCTGTATACAGTTAGGGAGGTGAGTCATTAAACCCTAGTAAATAGTAGCTGGTCTTTCGGCCAAATACTTCTGCTGGGCGGTGAGGTCGTTGTTGCCATTCCCGTACAACTGTCGATCCCAACGTTTGTCGATGCAAATCTCATCTACTTGATCATCCAACATGCGACGCTTCACGAAAAGCTTCACATGGGGGCTACCTAAAGAGAAGATGAATTCATCTAGAACCTTGTTATGTGGATCAAGGATACTTGCAATTCGATTCTTCCACACATGGAATGTAAAAGGTTTGAAGTTATCCTCCAGAACCATTTCGAACTCGGTGTTTAATACGCACCAGGTATATCCGCCCACAACGGCAAAAACGGGGTACTCGACCCCGTCTTCGTTTACTACCCACGAACCATAAGGATAGTTCTTATAGATTCGTACCGTTTCTCGTGAGACGAACATATCTGGATTGTGGTCCAGATTGCTCGGCATCTTTTATTCGTCCAACAAGTGTTTCCATTCATCAGGAGGTGGAGGCAGATAATCTTCGTGAGCATAGTTCACGATGGTTTCTACTACCGGACCTTGTAGTTCCAGGTTACCCGAGATCTCGTGTGGATCATCAATCGACAATACCCACGTGTGTGGTGCGATTCGCTCAGTCGCTTCAGTCAGATAGTTATCTGGCATCAGGGTCAGGTTGAGCTGGTCACCGTCGAAGTCGGCGTTAGGTGCTTTCAAACACAGCACAGACATACTGATCGAGTTATCGGTCAGGTCTGGTTTGATCTTCGTGATAAAGAACTGCTGAGTCGAACCACGCTGCAGCGTTGGGTTACGGTGGAATGTACAGGCTGGACCAATGTTCGGAGATTCAGCAATCAACTCTAGGAAGATTGCATTCAGTCTTTCATTGTACTGCAAGACGTTGGAATACAGGAAGCTCATTGCTTCCATTGTCGTCAAGCCTTGCCGCTTAAGCTTGTTGATGATGTGATACTTGAACAACTGACAAGCAACACCCCAAGGAATATGGAGTTCATCATAACGGTGCGGTGCAGAGATCGAGGTGATTACTGCACGAGCGGTAAAGTTGAGACGACCACCCAATACGTGACGACGAACCAGACCAGGTTTCTGGGCGATCCGTTGTTTGTTGTAATCTTCGTGGAACTTTGCCATCAACAGCAAAGCTTTTGCCACACGGTTTTGTACAGTGATCGGTTTCAGCGGAATCGGACTATGTGTAATGCCACCCATAGTCAATGCAGCATCGATTGCCGGACCGATTGGCTTGTCGATATAAGAACCCGATGTGGTGGATTCTACGACGAAGCACAACTTGGTTGGAATTGGGATTGCATGTGGAAACAGTGCATGTTTGTTCTGTACCAGGAACTCATAGAACTCGTGCTTCCCAGTTCCGATGATCCCGCAGTCCATACAGAACTTGATAATCGCATCGAAGTTATCGATGAAATGATTCAAGCCACGAGGGATGTTCTGTTGCAGCAACCGCTTTACCTTGCGGTCTGTTTCACGTGAAGAGATTGTGTTCGCATCAAACTGATACGTCGTATCCATGAAGTACGCTAAGAAGTTAAACTCCTTACCCTGCATGTGACCCAACAGCATAATCAACAACTCCGGAGAGATCATCGATCGTACGCCTTCTGGTGCACGCATCCACATGGATGGTACAATTGGTTGGCTTGCTGTGGATACCACTGGGGTGCTACATACTTCACAAACTACGCCGAGGTCATAAGCCTCGTCAAGATGACCACATTCGCAACTCGCTGATACTTCAATAGCATCCACGTTATCGAAGTGAGAATACAGCGCTCGCTGGAACTCTTCTTTCGATTCGGTGTTGGATGCATTGTAATCATTCGCGTACTTAATCAGTCCGCGCTGGCTAGCCAGGAGTTCGTCATGGTCTACAATTTCAGCGTGTAGTCCCAATTATTACCTCGACACAATAAACAAAAAAGAAATAAGAGCAGCTCCCCGAAGGGAGCCGTCCTATCTACAAGTGGAGCATCATGGCTGATGACACCGCAATTCGTTTAGAACTACTAGTTCATCAAGGGGCAGGGCATTTACATGCGCACCCTGCCATGATTGGTCTTAGTACATCAGACCAGTTGCACCGCCTACCGATGGAGCGTAGACGTTTTGGTTCTGGATGTAGGAAGTTACGTTCGCTACACCTTGTACGTTCATGCCAGCCAGAGCCATGTTACCCTGGAAGCGCTGACCACCGAATACGGAGCCGACGTTGTCCATGGTTACAGCGATACCAGCTTTCAGCTGAGCAGCGTCCATAGCAGCAACCAGTTTAGGGTTGATGATGGCACGAGTTACACGACCAGCACTGGTAACGTTACCCAGGTATTGCTTGTCGTACTGCTCGGACTTCTTCAGACGAACTTCAGGGTGAACGTTCGGGTTGCACTTGGCAGCGTACCAGTCCATGAACTCTGCAACAACACCGTCGCAAGCGTTCAGTGCGTACAGGGTATCCAGATCACGACGGTCACGCTTCTCGCCGTTTTCGTCTGGGTAGTAGCCCAGTTGGAAGTCGGTGCCGTATGGACGGAACAGCCACTCGTTTGCTACGTCGAACACGGAGGTGAAGTTATCACGACCGTACAGGTTGCACAGGATGCGGATCAGGCCAGCTTTAGCAGCTTGCTCGTTTGCACCACCCATCGAGTCGATGATCATGGTTTCGATGAACGAGTTATCGCCCATGCGGTCCAGGTCGATCATGATCACTGGGTTCTGTTGTACTTGAGAGAACATCAGACCAGCGAAGTCTTGCTCGGTGAAGGTATCGGACTTGGTCTCAACCTTGATACCAGCAGCGGTCAGGTAACCGACAGCGCCGATGTCACGTGGGTCTTTGATACGACCGATGGTTGGCAGGAACTGCTTAGCCCAGCCTTGACCGTTGGTTGCACGGAAAGCGTTACCCAGCGAGAAGAAGTACATCTCTGGAGTGTTCGCCATGATCCAACCAGCTTGCTTAACGGCAGTAACTACCAGAGCAGGCATGAATGGAGCAGGTACTGGACCTTGTGGCATGCCGTAGACTTGTTGTACTTGCTGTGGCGAGTACTCGAGGTCGGTGAACATTGCTACGGAGTTCAGCTGCGAATCAGCATCGTAGTATTCGTTCTCTTGAACGTTCTGACCTTGCTTCTTGCGACGCTGCAGAGTTACGACGATGTCGGCACGCTGAGGGATACCAGTGTTCGATTCCATCGGAGTACCGGTGTAGTCGATGGTAGCCGCCAGGATTTCGTCAGCGGATTGCATGTCGGTAGCCAGGGAGAACGGACGCTCATCGCTCAGGCGAGCCATGGTGTCTTCAACCGAGTTGACTGCTTTGATCAGCAGGTTGCGAACAACCAGCTTGTCATCGAAATCGAATTCAGCGTGGATTGCTTGTGGACCAGCGTTGTATACGTCAGCGCCTGGGTGACCAGTTACTTGACGAACGTGAGCAACGATACGCGACCAGTACAGCGGAGTGAAGATGTCGCTGGCGTCTGGCTTGGTTTCGAACTTGTCGAAGGTGCTGAAGCCGTTGGCGATCTGGAAGGTCTTCGGCTTAACGTTGACCGAGTTGTCGACGATCGGCAGAGCTTTAACCAGGATTGCTGGCTTGCCACGGTTGTCAACCAGTTTCAGAACCAGGATCGATGCCATCGCTACTTGATGAGCGGTACGGTCGAAACGGAACAGGTGGAAACCATCGCTCAGGTCTTGCTGTTCAATTGCTTCGGTACGAGCTTCACTGAATGCAACGAAAGCTTTGGTGGTGCGAGCGTCGTTACCATCGGCACGACCGGAACGGGAGAAGCGGGCGTTCAGAGAACCGATACCGCCGGAAACTGGGAGAGCTGCTGGTGCTTGCATTTGTTGTGGTGCCTGTGGCTGTTGGGTTTGCGGTGCAACGAACGGTGTTTGGGTTGCTGCTGGTGCTACTGGAGTTTGTGCTGCAGAAGCTTGGTTTTGCTTGTTAACTGACATGCTGCTGTTCCTTTTACGAATTCGCTTTTCTTGATCAAGAAAGGACATTCCATTATCTGGAGAGTGTCCAAGTAGTTATATAGATCTGAGATTTTTTCGAGTCAGGCAATATAACTACCGCGCAATAAGCGCTAATGTTTCAGACGGGTTTGTCTGCTATATAATAGCACACAACTAACACTGTTAAGTGAACCCGTCTTGAGTGTGGGCCATACACTTAACCATTCAACTACCTTTCGGCAATCTCCTGTATTAAATGATAGCACTCAGTATTTTTATTCTGGACGTTGAGTCATCTGATCGCGATGACCAGCAAACATCAGGCCACGGGCCGGAGTGGTGCTAGCCGCAAACGGATGAATTGGAGTTTGATACAGACCAGTGTCACCACCAGCTTGCATGTTTGGAGTTACCCCACCCATGCCCGGTTGGAAACGAGTAACGCCTTGCGCTTGAACAGCAGGAGAAGCGGTGCGCTGTTTGTTCAGGACGATTGCCGACAGACGATCGAGCAGAACACCAACACGCTCAGAGATTTGCTTCTCTGTGGAGTTTTCTGGTGCGGTACGCAGAGCCAGGCCACGCAGATAGTTCAAGCCATCACCGAGGTGAGTAGTGCTCGAATCGTTAGCGAGGCATTCCAGAGCATCATCAACGATGCGCTGCATTTTCTCTTCACGAGTAGCTTCTTCTTGACGCTTGGTGTTTTCTTGTTGCGTGATGGTGCGCTCGTTCATTGCTTCAATAGCAGCATTGATTTGAGCGACGCCAGTTTGTACTGGGATGTTACGATAAACGATCTGCTTGGCAACAGTGTGTTTGTAGATCGCCAGTTCGAACTCATCGTGGATTGCTTGTGGTACGATGGTTTCTGGTTTCGCTTGGTACTGCATGAGCTTGGCCAGGCGAGCGATGACACGACGCTGTTGACGCAGGCGTTCTTGACCTTCGTACTTACCGAGGAGTTCGGTGAGCTGTACCAGGAAAGACGGGATCATTTTGTTGGTGATGTAACCTTGCAGGGTTTCATCTTTTGCAGCTTCTTTGATCTCTTCGGAAATCGGGAAGACTTGCGGTACTGCTACAGCGCGACCGGCGCCAGCGGATTGACGCAGGATATCTTGCAGGTACTGTGGAACGATACCTTCGTTAGCTTGACGCGGTTGTGCAGCACGCGCCACACCACTGTTCAGATTGAGGCCGAATTCAGCAGCCAGTTCCGAGTTCAGTTCAGCCAGACCTTCAGCGCCCAACATAGCACCCAGGAATTCCATGAAGCCTTCTGGCGATGGATGTTGCGATTTCGTTTGCGACATTGCTTCTTTACCTTTTTCCAGAAGAGATTGTTCAGTCACACGGTTCTGACCGGTGAGAGCGGGCAGCATGCGCCGTTCAGTTTGAGCAACAGCGCGATCAGCATAACCTGGTGGGTTATACGGATTGTATTCGGCGGAAGCAGAGAGGTTCAGGCCTGGAGTGGTTTCAGCCAGCATCTTCAGAAGCGGATGATCCAGATTGATCTTACCCGAGTCGTTGCGAGTAGGAGTGCAGCTACCGCAAGCGCAACCACTTGAAAAAGAAAGATCAGTTTGGCCGTTATCCATGTTGTTACCCTTTAGCAATGAAAAGAAGTTTTGGTTCAACGATGCTGCTTTTACGAAGTCGGCTTCTGTGCCACTAAAGCCAATGCTGCGTGCAATTTCGAATGCACTTGGTACCATCTCGATTTCCTAGGCTGTGTTAATCCAAATCAATGATATAGATTTGAAATTATTTGCAATGGAACTAATCATGTACGCACTCTTCCGAGATGACCCAATTGGTAGCAAGGGGGTCACGTATGATCCCAAACGTCCATACATCCAGCGCCAAGTGCGGCAACAGATTCAGGACGTAACAAACTACTATCGGCGTTTCCCGAAGATAGTGGACAGCACCAATTTAATTGCAATGATTATTAACCACTTCGTACTGGAGTTCAGAAGTGACGATGCCATGTGGGCAAAGAAAGTGGAAGACCAAGCTCGTGGTCTGATTCGCACGCTTGGTTTATGCGATGCTATTAATAGAGGAAAGATCTTCGAGAACGGTGCAACCCTAGGGCCACAGTGCGAGGAAGTTGTCATTTCTTCTATTGAACGGTTTGATACCAATAACCTTAAGGCTAAATGGCGCGACCTAAAACCGTTACGTTATTTGTATCATTCGCGCAGTGACATTAACTTGCCCATCATGAACAACAAAACACCAGGCCGTGGCTATGGTGTACTGTCAATCAATATTCCCTTGCTGATGGTTCAATACCGGCATTGGGCGTTTCATCACTTCGGTACAACAGAACCCGATGCGGTCAACCTTTACAAGTTCATTGGTTCTTACGCTTTGGTCAATTGCTTGGAATCCTATTTGGAGATTGCTTATTTCAATCGGCTATCCCGTATGGCTTACAAGATGCCGACCACACGTTATCCATTACCACACCCGTTCTATATACCTGACCTTACACCCGTAACAGACCAGATGGCAAAGAACACTCTAAGTCAACGAGCGATGCGTACAGGCATGATCGTAGAACTAGCACAGATGACACCGATGTTGCTATCGGATTCGCTGTACCAGGTCCTCAAGCTGCCTAAGGGGCCAGTTACATTACAGAACGAATGGGCATTAGCATTAGCGCGTGTTCCTTTTATCAAATACCTAGTAGACAGCGTTAAACAAGCTCCGAGTTATGATCGGACTCAAACAAACGAAGTCTTACATGAACTGCGAGAATCTGTACATTCGCAAGCATTAAAGATGAACGGAAGTTCGCCAATGATGCAACGACTGTTGAAAGATGTAGAAGAGCTAATCCGTGAGTTGACATAAGCGCCTTCCCCTAGGGGAAGGCTTTATGCTGTTAAATAGTCAAACACTCATGTGCTTCATATTCCGGATGGAAGATCCCAGATTGAGGCAACGAATGAGCACGGTCCATGGATTCAGAGAACGTACGTTCTTTGTGATTCACCTGAGCCCGTTTGATACCACCCCAGACTTTACCGGCTACAATGCTACCGCTGCCTGGGCCTTTCTGAAAGCGCCAAGTGTCAAGCGGCTTTGGCTTCTTCTTCGATGTACGAACTTTCTGTGGTCGTGGCGTGTGCTTCTTCAACGATATCACCCTGAGCGATTTGATCGAATTGAGTTTCGGTATCTACGGTTTCGGTAGTAACTGGCTCTTCAACACCTTCGTAAGCAACGTACTCATCAACCTTGGTGTTTTCCCAATCCACCGAAGTGTTCAGGTCCAAGTCTTGAGTTTCACCAGCGGCTTTGGTGAGGATCATGTAATGCTTGTAGATGAAGTATTCGTACACTTGTTGCAGGGTACGGGATTCACCTTGAACCGAAGTCATCAGCGTTGGGTTGGCTTCGATGGTGGCTTTCGGGAAGAAGTCATGGCACTTAGTATCTTCTTTAGCAGCAAAGAATGCTTCCGACTGACGAACACCCAGGATCTCTACCAGTTCTTTCTTAGCCAACTGAGCGGCATGGATCTGGCGAGCTTGTTGTGGGGTACGGATCGAATGCGTGTACAGCTTGTTCAGGATGTGTTGGGTTTGTGCTTGACGCTGAGCGTTCTGCAGATATTTCTTCATCTGCTTACCCATGATTTTCTGTTGCTTCAATTGCTTCTTGGTCAGAGGCTTGATTGGAGTTTGAGTTGCTTCAACAACTTCTTCCAGGGACTCTTTAACAACTTCGTCACCACCCAGTGCAGCTTTGGCTTCGTCGAATGCACGACGTTGGTTGGTAGTGATGGCGCGTTCTTCAGAAGCAGCCAGGATATCCAGTTGAGCGCTTACGTCTTGCATGTGTCCATGTTCCTTGAATATTTGATTTATTACGAAAGAGCCATGTAGTTTGGCTATTTCTTCATTGTGGATTTTTGTAAGGTGTTGGTCCATAGCAGCCCACTCTTCACCTTCGGATGGTTCGTAATCGTCAGACATCAGAAACCCTTACATTAAATGGGGATAGTCGGTATTATTACCCCTGAAGAAAATTCTTCATGATGATACCAGGTTCTACATCAGCAACAGGTACACCAATCACAGTAGCTTTCCAATGGGCGCGCGGGTCAGGTAAATCTTCTTCGTCCCAACCCAGCAGTTCGTATTGGAGATATTCCTCTACAGTAGTCGGCAGCCCTACGTCTAGGATATTGGACATGTTCTCTTCAAAGGTACTATCTGCACGCCACCGTTCACTTCGGGCAACGGTAAACAAAGCCTGCTCTTCGCTGGTTGCACATACGACCATTCCTCGGAATTGATCGTAATCTGGCTCATCAGTTCGTTCGAGTTTATACAACAGACGTGTTAGAGACATTCTATTCCTTGTGGTCATAAACCCCTCCCGAGGGAGAGGTCATGAATTAATCGTACTTGCGAACAGTTCGACGGAAGAAAGCTTTCAGATATTCATCATCGGGCTTTTCTATAGCCGGAGCTTGCAGCTTGTTGAATGCCTGCAGCTTTTCCCAGATGAAGTTATCTAATCCAGAAATACGTGGACCTACACGAGTTTCATCCCCAGACATCTTCAGGGTCATCAATTCATCAAGTGCCGCTTGGAGAGCTGGTTCAGGCGAATAGTCCGCTACCAGCTTCTCATATTCGGTTGGAGGCATCGTTCCATACTTCAATACCCATTCCGCTGCAAACAACGGACGAAGAGCGTAGAAGTATTTCTTGTAGATCACGTCATCATGGTCCCAGATAAACCGTTTCCATGTACCTCCAGCGAGGTTCAGGTAATGGTTGAATGCTGCATCTGGGTTGAACTGCTTTAAAGCGAACTTTTCCAGTTCATTGCGTTCAGGTCGGAACATGTATACCAACGGAGAGCCCAGCCATTCCAAAAGTGCTGGATTGGACTTACGCAACAGGCCCAAGGTTTTACCCAAGGACCATCCACTGATATCAAGATCGAATTCAGGAATCTGAGAGTCAATCACGTTTCGTTGCTTGTCAATGTCGAGGTGCCAGTCAATCTTCGGCACGTAAACAAAGCGTACATCGAAATCACTGTTATTAGAAGCAAAGCCCCAAGCACGGCTGCCTGACTCACAAGCGTACAAGACAGTTACATTGTAATCTGTCTCGATACGACGAAGTTCTTTAACCACACGTGCAACGATTTCTTTTGGCAAAGGATGCAGCGTTTCAAAATCCATTAATAGAAGTCCGAAATCAAACGGGAGTTATTCGCATCGATCAAGAAGATCCCCAAGGATTCCATGATGAGATAGAACACACCCATGGTGTTAGAGATGATGGTGCGCACGTCAGCTACACGGGTAATCGTTTCCGGTACGCCCATGTTTTCAACTACAGAAGCAGGAACGTTAACAGAAGTCAAACCTGTTTTCTGATTTGCCAGAGCCCATTCTTTCAGACGCATGCCCAGACGCTTGTCTTCAATCGAATCGAACCACTCATTCATCTTCGTGCGGTTAGACGCAGTCAAAGAGATTTTGTAGAACGAATACGGTGGTGCAGGAATCTCACCATACGAAGGACCAAACACATCTTTCCAGAACAGATACTTCTTGTACGTGTCGTTGTCTTCTTCAGACTTGTACGCATTGGATTGTTTGCACTGACCAGTAGTCAGATACTCTGCTTTACCAGTACGAACCGAAACGTAGATACTCCGTTCCATGTCAGCAATGTCTTTCAGAATCGACGGCAAGTCAATTGGCTGCTCAGCTTTAACGCTGTCGATAATGTGACTCATCAGTTTCTTAGCGGCCTTGTTAACAAACGGCTGAACCTTAGAATCTCGTAGACCTACCCCTTTAACTTCCATCCGTGCTTGTTCGAACATGATACCTTCTACTGCATCTTGCGACGCAAAGTAGTGCTTCGACCGAGTCGTCAATGACAACACAGCAAAGTAGTATTCGTTCTTCATCGCCAACAGACGAAGTTTATCTTCACCCACACCCATGTTGGCCGATTGAATCGCCAGGATGTGCATTACAACTTCAGATACCAAGAATACCAAACCGAATACCAAACGCTTAGCTTCAGGCGTAAAGCAGATTCGACCGTGGAACTCTTCAACCCAGAACTGCATGGTGAACATGGTAGAGTCGGTGTCGGAGATTACAGCTGCACGACGATACGAGTCTTTAAAAGCATGAATCGAATGCGGAATGCACTTAGTCAGGTACAGCGCGTTGATAAGATCACGATGATAGTCCAGACCGTCTACAACACCTTTACAGGTAGAGTGCAACAGATCAAAGACCTCAGGGTTCTCTTTCTCCAAACGTTCATCAGAACGACCACGTACTTGTTCAAAGCACAGGAACTTGACCAACAGCTTCAAGTCGCCATCACGAATACTGTCATACTCGTCTTTAGTCATTGTGTTCTGATTATCACCAACTTGTGAGATCGATTCTAGGAACCGACGAGTTGGGATAGGGTTATGCTTGTTCAGGTGATACAGGTCCCCGACGTACATAACTGCAGCTCGTTGCAACGGAGTCATACCCAAAGCCATCTGACGAATGTGCTGTGTATAGACTCGGTTCTGCCAATAGTTCTTCGTGGAATAAAGAACCATATCCACTACGTCTTCCGCAGATGGATAAACCAACCCATATTTGTCAACGGCCTTCTGGAGTTTATCCATGTCGGTTAAGTTGATTATAGAAACCAAATTCGCTTTGGTAACTTCTGGGTTGTAATAATGACGGTTGCCCATCAGGAACTTCTCGTTGTTTGCGTTTGCATACGACGTTGCTGTACGGCAGGTCGAGGTCAACGAAGAGTGTGTAGACTTGTAATACAAAATGGTGGCGGCACTAACCGTAGCTCCTGAGTAGGAGTTATTGTTAATTTTGAAGTTCTCTTGCTCACCCTTACGGACTTGTGCAAGTTCAAAGTCACCAGCCATCTCAGCATCCATCTGCTGACCTTTAACCTTCTTACGGTTCGCAACACCTTCTTTAATATAGATGGCGTGAGTCGATTGACGAACCGATTCTGGTAGGTACGCTGTCAGAGATGGAGACAACAGCAAGTTTTGTTTCTCAACCCGTTTTAGGAATCCCATGAACGTAGTTGTTTTCTTCGACCGGTCACCGTTCATGTTCTTGTCAAGAACGAATGTCTTCGGATCGATTAGTGGGAACTGGCCAGTTGTACGGAATTGTTCCCGCACCCATTCTGCACACTGTTCGTATGCAGATTGAGTCATGAGTTGCAAGTACCTTGCGTTGTCAGCAATAGCGCCTTCAATGATATCCAGGTCACGAGCATAGTCGGACGTTGGCAACATAAAAGGGTTTGGTAATTCGGGGAGTGCCATCAATACACCTCTGTAGGCGTTGACGGAACCTCAGGAAAAAATAGTGCTACCGAAGCAGCACTTCAAGAGTATCACATCAACAAACATTCACAGAGTGTTGGGTTGATGAGTATTATTCTATCGTTCCCATACCGCCGAAATCTTTTTCTTGTACAGGTCAGTCAAACCCAACGCGATAACACGCTTCACATCCAGCACAGCAAGCTCGTACGGATTATCTAACCAGAACTGACATAGCCGCTCCCGATCTTCTTTGTAGTGTGGAGAAGCGGGCACTGCAACGTACATCTTGCCGCCGATGCTGATATGAATGGCACGTTCAGCTTCGGTGTTAATGTGCCAATCAATTACCAAACCTTCTAAACGAGAAGGCAGGCGGCCGGTGTGATTGTAAATGAACTCGGCCAATTCGTTAGTGGTGAATTTGGTGTCTTGCAACGATACTACTACAGATTTTGCTTCCATTACTTACGACCTTTGCGTTTACGTTTCTTGGGCATGTGACTTTCTAGTGCACGCATGATAGTTGCGGCCATGGCTTGTTTCTTTTCTAATGCTAGCTCGGCTTTAGACTTACGCCGGAACGGTAGCATGCAGGGTGGAATCATTATCAAGTAACATTTCCTCGTACATGTGTTTCAGGCCCATGTAGGCATCTGATCGGGCCAGATGTTCTAGTTTATCGTGACCAAAGCGTTCATCGATCCAAGCCCAGTCTTGTGGGTGAGCTTGCTTTGAAACCTCTGTATAAAATGAGAATCGATCATCACCAACACGATACATTACAACACGAGTTGCACTATCATTGATGCACCAAACAATCTTTGGTTCTCCTTCAGTGATAGATTTCTTCAGTTTATGCGACAGTACCTTCGTCAGTTGCGCATAATCAAATTTGATATCGTACAACTCCACAGGAATAGTGTGTTCACGTAACAGCATTTCTATACTCCGGCATAAAGCCTACCCGAAGGTAGGCCAATGTTTATTCCCACGTCTGGGCATCAGGTGTTTCATTGATTGCAGACATTGCTTCCAAGATACGGCGACGGCGACGATCATCTAGGTTCTGGAATACCAGCCCAAGAGTCTTGCCATCCGATGAAACCACCGTACCCGGACGAATCCATGGCACACCCACGAACGTTGACTGGCCGCCATCAAAAGTGATGTAAGCGTAGTTGTATTGTCGAGGGTCATTCGGTACTGATACACCCGCACCAGTTAATACAGGGTAAACGTTTTGGTGTGCAGCATCCAGATCGAAACCTAGTTGACGAGCAACCATTGCGGTAACGATACCTTCCAGTGTTACGTCTTTGAATTCATTAGCCAGATAAGCAGTAGGGTAAACTTCGAAGCTTACCCGAGTGCCTTCGGCAATGTCAGTGATTTGTGCCATTGATGAAGCCCTATGATTGTTTTCTCATAGGTTTGTTCTGTATTACGAAACCAACTGTTCCAGCCAGGTTCATTGGAATGATTGCGATGACGTCGTATTGAGGAAACATTGCGTTGAACTCTTGATAGATCGCGAACGTATCTAGCATGTCCTGATTGAGTTCTTCGTCAGGGGACTCTAAAATAGTCTCCATGAACAATTCGTCACAGAAGAGATCCATCACTAGCTTCTGGAACTTATTCACCAGTGCCCTGCGCAATGGCACGTCACCTTCGACCCAGGAATCTTTCTCTGGGTCGTGCATCGATTCTTGCAGGAAGCGTTCAGCAAACTTCATACCCGCTTTGGATTCCAATACGGAGTATGTCAATTGAGGTTCAGGATGTTTCATTGTGGGTCCTTAAATACGATGGCTACCCCCGTTTGAGTGGGAAGTGTATCGACATGTTCTATTGGTTTGAATTGTGAGAAATAGGTGATTGCCTGATTGTAATACTCGTAACACGCTTTTTCAATCTGTCCCAGTATTTCATTGGATAGGTTGTGAGTATGACTCTTCAGATAATAATCCATCGCATAACCAATTTCGTCAGTAAGCGATACGTAGTCGTCGTGCGTCTCATCGGACATGATGATGTTTTGAATGGCTGTGGATATCATCCAGTGGCTAATGCCAATGCCAGCCAACTCTAAGCCTGGAATGTTTATATAGCCAAACACACGGCAGTCGTATGTGTGGACACTAAACATCACAACCCCTCAGCCGATTCCGCATCAACCTGGTCGTACGTGATACCGGATAGTACATACATCCCCGTCTTGTTGTCGTCCACTCGGAACATATGAATTTGGTCAACGTCTTGGTGATGTGCATTTAGATCTCGAATCCCTGGCAGTAGTTGTCGACCCAATTCGCCACAGGCCATTGCCCACTGACTATTGAGGAACATCATCATGCGTTTGTCGGGATACGGGTTCTCTTCTGTAACGGGTGGGTTCAATAAGTGGGCGACTGCTTTAAAGCGATCTTCCAGATAGAACTCAAACGAACAGTTGTCCTGTTGAATGGGCTTGGGTAAAGCAAACGCTAGGTATTCATTCAAGCATTCGTAGATGATCGTACGAATAGCATCCTCTTCCATCGGATACGGTGTATTGTTCGAAGTACCCTCGATGATACTAACCATCTTGTCGATTGGTACACGTACAGTCGAGAATGAAACCATGACGGCAACGTTCTCACCCAACTGTTGGTTAGGTATTACTGGGAGTTGATCCCCGATCATGAGCTGTGGAAAATTGTTCATGGGGCACCTGTTGGATTTTTCATACTCTGTTTAGCACTGAGTACTTTCTTGCTGGGACGGAGGAACTGTTCGATAGTAACAGACGTCACGGCCTCCGGCATTCCCAAATCCTTTTCGATGGGGTTAAAGGTTATCAACATGTACATGTATTGTCCATGCATGTTAACGGGGAAGATCTCGGTTACGGTTTTTGGCAGCTTACCCCACAACGCTATTGCTAGCTTCAAGAACTCTCTTTCATATTCCAAGGCTGGCTTGCTATAGGAAGTCAAGCGAGGTACATGATGGAACGATAGGATTTCTCCAGTCTCTCGGTAATAGGTATTCGCTTCTAATATCCATTCGAACACCGTGTCCATAAACCCACCTGGGCCTATTTCGTTATGATCGGACTTCCCGAATATACGGGCATGGAGTTTCCGCAACTTTGTATACCCTGGAAACCAGGACTGTTTGTCAAATCGATAGATGGTTGTATATTGCACAGCACAGGCTCCGAGGTTTCCCGGTAGATGATATTGACCCAATCAGCATCTTCAAATGCTTCAATAAGTTTTAGGTCAGTACCAATAATGAGTGGCGAACACTTTAGACAGATCAGTCGAATGAACTGAACCATCTTTTCATAGAACACCGTTTCTTCTGGATCAATTCCCATATAGCCCAAGCCCATGAAAATCATCTCTCGGAACTCGACTATGTTGTGCACGTTACGCTGAACGATAGCATTACCGATCAGGTGTGTAAGCTTATCACGGTCTTCGCCGAACTCCATCATGATGTCTAAGTAATACGGTGTGTTATAACCGAAGAACTCACCAAACGGAACCATAGCGACCGCGTTAGTAAAAGGTACCACATATTGCTGCATGACCACCTCGCGGCATAAAGCCCCGAAGCGGGGCCTTATAGATTTTCTAGCATGTATTTCTCAGCACGGACACGATCGGCTTCGGGCAGGTAATCACCACGCATCAGTTGCTTAGCAAGTTCTGCATCCGAATCAATTTCTACTACCGCTTCTTTATGCTCTCGGATTACCAAGCAGCATGTAGTGCTTACGAAGTTGAAATCATACTTAACACCTGGAATGATGTTCTGACTGAATGTCGGTACATTGAATGCATGAAGCACTTTCTGTACGTATCCATCAAGCCATGTAGTCAGGTCCGGTACACCAAACGCAGCTGCCATTTCATAGTCGATACCTTCTTGGCGAGTATCAACTCGATGAAGCTGAGGAAACATGTTCATTACCGATTCCAGCAACATCGCTGAGATCTGAGATTCAGGATACGGACCGTAGTTCTTTTCAAACTCTTTATGGAGCTCTTCACGAACACGGCTCAGATCCAATGTGATATACGATTCTTCCTGGGCGTCTTGTAACAGTTCCCAATGGAGAATACGACGATCACCAATCTCTACCAAGCAGATCATCGAACCGGTATTGATAACTTCCCACGCTGTGTAGGATGTGTACTTCTCATGGGCACAGATCTGATGGTTCAAATCCGAGTGAGTAGATTCCATGAGATCGCAATTGAAGATCCGCTCGATGAACTTTACTTGCCGATGCAACACTTGACCTGGAGTGGTACCGAACAAGATAGATGCGCGAACGACATCCCAATCTGTTCCGTTTACTTTAATGCCTTTGTCTTTCTGTTCCATTATCTCCGCGACAATGGTTTGCACCATGTTCAAAGCCATCGCTTTGGTCGGTTGGACAATGCCAACCAAAGGTTGTTGTTGATGAATATGTGACAGGTAATCCAGGACTGTTTTGACTTGATGTCTAACATCCAACATTACTAACTTCTTGTCCGACATGGTGTCTCCGATTAATTGGTTTGTGCGTACAGATAGATCATCGCGCCTACTCGTGCGTAATTGACCATCGACCCAGCGTAATGAATAGCAAGTGGTCTCAACATTAACCACAGCTCTCGCCGAGCGTTCTGGTTCATATTGAACCATGTGTGTTCTTGCGGTGTTACTCGTTGTGGATTGAACTCAGCCACCATGACTTCTTCAAACGAGTTTATCGTGTGACAAACAAAGTCATCTACTAGCGTATCCCAATACGGATTTGTTCCCGTAATGGATGTGCATACATGGTGGTAACGAACTTCACGCGAGGCAATTAGTTGCCCACTTGGGTGTTCTCTGAGCAATCCCATGATGTGGGTAATGTCCCAACAATGAACATTGCCTTCCTTAACGTACATTACTGTACCCCTTCTATATTACACATTTTGATAATATAGATTTCAGATTCAGTGCAATCGTTTGTAAGCCCCTTCCGTATATTATACCGACCTCAGGTATTCCTTTACGGAGAATCCCTCTTAAAACAGCTTTATAGGACGTCTGAGAATGAACGCCATCACTAAAGCACTCTCCGATCTCAAGTTCAAGATCCCACAACAGATCCTGAATGATGCTTTTCGCAACAAAGACATGTATGCTGCAGAGACTACATGTGGTGCGGCTATCTCATTAGAGACCCGTATCCGTGAAGAAGTGATCGAAGGGCGCGTCATGCCCGACATCGATTTGATCGGTGGTACGAAAACTTACATTCCACTGGACTTCCCAGTGAAGCAGGAGTACGTCGATCCGTACACGATCGTTTACTACATTCCTGACGAATATACCCAGCAACGTCCTATTGTCCAAGTCTTCGATATTCATTTCGGTATCTTGGGTTACCAGAACGCTGGCTATGCCATGAACTATAACCAATCGGTTATGGGTGCTGAAACAATGAAGGTGTTAGATGCTGCTCGCCGTATCCCGGTAGCCCAGACATCCTACATCAATTTGATCAACCACAACACCGTAATGGTTCGTTATATTTACGTCCCATCACCTGCTGCTTATCTATCATGCCGACTGGGTAATGATGATGAGCTGTTGAACATTCGACCACAGTCTATTCCTGCTTTTAGTAAGTTGGTTGAATACGCTGTTAAGTCTTATATCTACAACACCACGTTTGTAGAGATGGGTGATGCACAACTGCGGTACGGTCAAGAGCTCGGTGTTTACAAAGACAAGATCTATGAATGGTCTGAAGCCGAAACGCTCTATGAAGAACAACTGAAGAAATGGCGGAAGATCTCTCGGAACTTTAACGATCCGGAAGGTAACCGACATCACATCCGTACGATCATGGCTGCACCATAAAAAAAAAGAATGGCATATTGGCTACCCCGAAGGGTAGCCTTTATGTTGTTATACCTTGGCCTGTTGCTGGGCAAAGATATCGTCGAGAATATCTTTTACGTCCACGGCATCGCAGCTGTAGATAATCACATCATCTTCATACGGTTCAATGATCGCTTTCTCTTGCCCATCGTTATCCCAAATGGAAATGATGTTACGGACGATTGTAACTTTGTCACCCGTAAACGCATCGAACATGCGGTGACCAGAATTACGCGCGATTGTTTTCGCCGTATCAATGATCTCTTGTAGTATTGGTTCCAGTGCCATAGTCTTTATCTCACAAACTGTTGAATAAGGCGGCTGCCCGTGTATGGTCCCAGCCCTCACGGAAATATTGCGCTCGGCCATCTATCCAAGTAAAACTGGCTACGGGTTGACCATCTGCATGCCAAACAACAATCTGGGAGTCGAAGATAGAAATTTGCATTCCATCCTTTTGCATGATTGTGCGATTACGTTCATCTAGCAAACGACGGGCAGCTGTAATCAAAGCCGTCCAAGGGGAAATCGTTGGTTTATCTGGATGCATTAGAAACAGTATTCCTTTAGTGTACCGAATGGGTAGATTGGGTTTTCAAAGCACATTGGTTCACGCTTAGTTTCCACTGGGGTGGATTCTTGGCGCTTATTGTTAACTTGTGCAACACAACCGTTGATCTGGTCAGCCGAGGCTACATTGACGGACCCTACGGCTTTACGGATGCATGCACGGAACTCATCATCCCGTTGTTGTCCGACTGGATCTTTTACGATGGTGTGTTGGTTACTCTGGTACTTGTGGTAACTGATTGCACCACAAGTGATCACCATTACTAACAAACAAACAGTGGTTACCCACGAGGTGAGCATTCTTTGCCACAATGGCCTGGGCCGTTCCGAATCGACGGCCAGTTGTATTGCATCCTGAACAGCATTTTCAATATCGATATCTTCCCCGATGAAAACGTGGGCTGTATTAGCTTTGATATCGAACTTGGCCATCAAGCGTTTATCAGAAGTCCACACACTTACTTGTGTCGCATAGGTCACGACACTGATACCGTCTTCCAAAGTCCAAGATTTCTGTGGATATTGTTCGAGCAGCAGTTTGGCATCAGCAAATGCGAATTCGTGGTCTTCATGTACCATACTGTTTTCCTCTTAGTAAAATTGAATCACCCCAACTAGGTCTCGGTAACCGATGGAATAGTAAAGGCTTTTTCCGGATGAACTGACATTCTTCCGTTAAGATGGTTGTTGTTCGATAGGTGGGGTCACTATCAGTTAAGAAATAGAATTGGTCTTTTAAATCATCCACCTTGGCAGTCTGTACTGGAAACAATCTTCCATTCCCCATGACGTACCAACGTTTGTATAGCCGCTGCCTAAGCCGCTCCTCGATCACTGGATGCGATCTGAATCGAGGAACTCTCACTCGCATCCCATTTACCGAACGCCACACCTCTACAATGTCATAGTGAATTAGCCCGTTCTGTTCTAGAACAAAGACAAATCCATCTACGGCATCAGGAAAGCGTGTAGCATGTTTTAATATCATGGTAATCGGTGCTGGTGACAAACCCAGATCAGCAGCGACTAATGTGTCTAGTCGTTGCATCTGTTTTGACATGATTACCCTCTTAGGCCCGGCGAGCCTATTGGTCCACTTAATGCTAGAAGATGAACCGGTGGGAATGCAGGAAATTTCTCCTCCATCTTTTCCAACAGCTTTGAACTTGCAAGATCCCGATCAAGCATCTCAAGCCATTCTTTACGAGCAGGCACCCATTTGAGTTCGATGTACTTTTCGAGGATCTTACGGCCTTCTGGTGTCGCGTGATTATGTTCCAGAACTTCTACAGGACTTCCACTCAATGCAGCCAAGATTGGCAATGGTGGGTAATTCATGCTTTTAGCAACTGGATAAGTTTCTGTTTGCAGGTCCGCTGGTTTATCACAGAAATAGATCTGTGAGCAGAACAATTCCAATTGCTCATCCCGGTAGGCTGATTGTAATGCATTGGTCAACAATGTAATCACGTAGTCTTGGGTAAGGCTGACGTTTCTAGCAACATCGACGATGTGTGACCGCTGACTTGCCAGAGCATCTTTACGCAGATATCCAGTAACGGCAGTGAGCTTTGTCAGCAGTTGTCGACCTCGACGAATTTCAGGTGTACTCATCGTTTCAATCCTTCTAACGGTGTTACTTGTCCACCACTCATTTGAAGATCCATATGTGTGATCTCCAATTGACGATAGACTTGTTTATTCATTTTCAAGAGGCTGCCAGAACACGGACTAGAGAGATCAATGAATCTTTTACAGCGAGTCCCCAAGTAGTTGGCAACTGCGGCAGAGCGACTAATCCCAGCGTGGCAATGCACGATAATGTCATGATCGCGAAAACGATGTTCGAACTGCAGGATCTTTCGGGCGTGGGTCCAATCGAATTGTCGATAAGTTGAATCGAGATCTTCAATTGCAACTCCGTCGGGGATGTCATGGCATTCAATCCGTAGTACGTCAATGGGCTCAACGGCAAAAGAAGGCATCTCTTCACCAGGATCGCCAATTGAGATTATTGCTGCTTTTCGTTTATCACGAGTCATCCAGTCTTTGGATAACCAAGTAACTGTTTTCATTTATTATCCTCGACACACATATGCTTTTCAACTTTGTATGTCGTTTGGTTACCAATACCCAGATAACCATTTTTACTAAGCAGCGTAACATTGTTGTTACTGTTGGCCTGTGCTCTCTTTGCTTGAGATTCAAGCCAGCTAACACATTTACCCCAAGTACCGAACGATTGGTTTACTTTCTCAGAAGTAGGAATACCAAATAAATGAACCGTGATATAAACCGATGCGAGTGTTACCGACATAGCTAAACCCCAAAACAAAAAATAAACGGGAGGCCGAAGCCCCCCACTTATATTAGTCAGCAATGAAACCGTCTTCGGTCATGTTGTCATCAGCAACGTTAACGATCGCTTTGCGTTGACGGAACCCAGACTGGATGGTGTTGATCTTAACCTTCGCTTCTTCCAGGTCTTCGTAGATGGATGCGATGCCTACGGAGTTCAGGACGAAATGGAGTTGGTCAGATGGCATCTTGGCTTCGTTGTTGGTGATACCGATGGTGTGAACGAACGCAGCCCCGAAAGGAATGTTCTTCTCAGCGTCAGTGTACAACGATGCAGTGGAAATCGGTTCCAGCACGGCGGCAGCTTCTGCACGAGTTTGCGATACGTGCAGTTGAACCAGTTGTGGTTGTACGGAGCACAGGTGTTGGTATTGCAGCCAGTTGATGATGTCTTTGGTATCCAGACGACCGTTAGTTTGGTCGGTCAGCGCAACCAGGGCATCCAGCAGGAAGATGACTTCGTTGTCAGCTTCGCCTTCGCCATTGGCATTCGATACCCACGCCAGAGGAACAGGCTGTTTGGTTTTCTGCGATACCAACTCCATGTTTTTGATGAAGTTAGTAGTGTTACGGATACGACGAGTGTTGTCGGTACCTGCAACAGCAATCACGATCGTTGGCAGACCAGCAGCCAACAGACGAGTAACCAGTTGTACTGCGATTGCCGCACCACTGCCACCACCAGCACCTAGTACTACGATGTTCACATCGCCAGATGGGAAACGATCCAGCATATCGCCAACATGCTTACGAGCAAAAGGCATCATGTAAGACTGATCACCACCGGCACCATCAGTGCCAGGAATCAGGAAGATGCGTTCCGACGGAATTTGTTTGTCTTTCAGGTTTGCATCAGAGGAGTCAATGAAACACACATGCTCGCCAGTTGCCCCGTAGAGGTTACCGATGTTGAAGCCAGTACCACCGAGGTTGTAGATGCGAGTCTTGATATTGGTCATGCTTACTACCCTTCAGAAAAATGATTTTGCGTCAGCGTTACATACTACCTAAGCAGGCAGTATTTTAATTCGAATTCCAGTGAAAGTTTTCGATTGTTACTTCGACAGGTTCTTTGGTGAAAGTCAAATTACCTACGTAAGTACGTTTCCAACCTTCCTGAGATTCTGATTTGGTCATGGAAGTAACACGGTCCAAATGCAAACCAGCGAGCTGTTGGGTGAAAACACTATTCATTTTCTCCCCCTTCCAACATTGACCCTCGATAGCGTTGATAGTGATACGACGGATTGGACGACCATCGCTCAACGAAGAAGCCGACAGGTATGTCAACTGTCCTTCTTCGTAACTAACAGTGTAATACACGTCATCTGAAGAAGCAGTATGTTTACCCGGTACGATGATAGCCCCTTCAGGCATATAATCGGACGGAGTGTACACAACCTGGAGGGATGTACCTGTCCAACCATCAGCAGCTGCTTTGTAATACTCACAGCGAACCATGTCGCCTTCGGCGTGAGCATGCCATACTGCTGCTACCAACGTGTATCCGGCAGAACGGATTGTGTTGTGTAATTCCATACACATTTCTTTCCGTTCAACGTAACGCTCTCTTTCGATATCATCACGATTAGAGAAGTCATCAAAGATCAATGCTGGTGCCACGGTGTCACAGTTGGGGCGAGACTGCATCTCGACGCTATACTCGATACCACAGATAGCAACATTTTCTTTTGTTTCGACATAACCGAACACTTGGTTCTTATTGAACCCAACAATCTCTCGGACATCATCAGGTCCGAATGACCGAAGGTGTGCACGAAGATCACTCAGTTGCATTTGTTTCTTCCTTCTGTGGAACCTGAATAAAGAATGCACTACGGTCCTGGGAATAGGACACGAGTAGTACTAGATCGTACTTGTTGTCGATTGCATATTGCATTGCATCGTTGCTATAACCACATTGCTTTGCCACTTGATCTACCTCTTAATTGATTTAGGGGGGGGGTACTAAGTAATAATGAAATAGTATATGGGACCCCCCCAAAGGGTCCCCCCCACATACTATTACTATTTATATACATTTTTCTTTTAAGAAAAAGCTTTTAAATAGATTAACTACTTCTATCGAAGGACTACTTTCTTTTAACAGAACTACTGAGGCGGCGGCGGCCGATTTCTTCGAGCATCATTCCGCGTGCAACACCAAGGATTGTCTTGCGAACATTCTCTCTTTTTATAGGACAAGCAGCAACTTCCTCTACAACTTTTTTCATATCTAAAGTGCGCTCACCACGAAGTAGTCCTAAGCTCATTAACCCCAGCCCCATTTTCTTACTTCGGCGCGATGCGCCTTTTGTGCCGCAACATGCTGACGCGCTTTCTGAATCCAGATCTTCGGATTAGCTGTGCGCATACAAGCAACAACATATTCGTCTACCTTTGCATCTTGTGCCAGTATTCGCATCGCTTGGATTAGATGCTGGCGCCTGCCTCTTGTGATTTTGTTTGGCAACGCATTTTCCCCTGTATGCCCATTACAAATTGAGTTGATCCGATAACAGCAGCTATCTCTTCTGGAGTATACATGCTCAGTTTTTTATTTTTAATCGGAGTGAGTTCGACTTCGTCCCATTTTAATTCACCCCATCGATCCAAATAGCTAGAGAACACTTTGTTGTCTTTGAGTTCTTGTGGTGTAAGTGGTCGAGACTTACCTTGCAAATCATCTACTTTAAACATTGGAGCATCTGCACCCAGTAGTCCTCCTTTAGCAAAAGCAGCTTGTACTAAAGGATGCCCAGCATTATCTGTAGTCCACTGTTCATAGAACTCTCGGGATTGCACCGGAGTACCCCAAACACAATCTGCAGCTTGTTGCCACGCAATGTTAGTAATGAACAACTTACTTAAGCGCAGAGTGCGATACAGATCACGGAGATAACGAACTTTACCTCTGGATGCTCTAGCCATCGATTACACCCCAGTTCAATTCGTAAGCAATCTTATCACCTTGATTCACAGTGCTGCGATGCTTACCGGTGACGTATGTATGGTAATACGATTTCTTTGATCGACTAACAGTATCACCGTTGGGCAACACTGTTGAGATAGATGACCAATCGAACCAGGTTGCAGCTTCCTGGATCATTGCTTCTGTTTGTTCCGGATCTTTGGCGTAAGCTCCGGAATAGTTCTTACGCATCGTTGCTATGAACTTAGCGCGATTAGCAATTCCCCGATAGACCAGACGGAGATTGTTAAGCTTACCCTTAGATACCCGTGCCATAGGTGCCTCGTTTGATATCTTCACGGGCTTGCTCACGACCAAGTTCGCCTGCCAGAGCAGCATTCAACATCAATATTTTCCCACGACCATGGTTACCATTACCGCCACCAATTACAGCGACTTGGTTCTCACGGCTTGGACGATGAACTTTCTGGATGTCCTGCAACGCTTCGGCCATTGGGACAGATGGAGTCAGAGTAACTTTCCCCAGAGCTTCCAATGCATCCTTGGTATCAGAAGACAGTTCTTTCTGAATAACCAGTTCATCTACTTCGTTGATCTTTTCTTGTAGAGGTTTTTCAATCATGTCTGCAATGGGTTTACTCTTACCCTTGAAGAAGTCAGGCGGAACATTTGTCCACTCAGGCAAGTTGTTCTGTTCACGCCACCGCTTAGCAGCATATTGCTCGTTGTGGTGTTCTGCTTCCGAACGTTTGAATGCGCTGTTACTCATTTGAAGTCCTTGAAGATAGAGCGAACATACTCGGATGGTTTCATGGTGTCACGATCGATTTCATCGCAACGGTTGAATTGGATCTGGATGGCACCATGCTCATTGCCGATAACAATCCACATCTTGAAGCCAGCAGGAACCTTTTTAGCAAAGGCAGTCATCACTGGTTTAGTACCGTAAATACCTTCCCACTCGGCTATGTATGTGGTCAGTTGGCGTCCAACAAAACCTACAGCAATAGCTGGCACATAGGGCTCCACGATCAGTTCAGCCTGATCCATGGAGATAACCGTACCGGTATCATCATTACTTTCACGCCATGTAGGTTCGCCGTAGACCATTACAGCCTTGGCATCGTGAATGACGACGTGGGCTTCATCATGACGCTGATCGCATCCCAGAACTCGGTAAGTGTCCATTACCATTTTGTCAATAGAGAACAAAGCGGGATGGTTTTTGTGGGCGGTCTTACGAATCCATTTGGCCAGTTCTGCATGAACCCATGCTTTATCCCACTCGACATTTTCTTTACCAAGATACAAAGGACAGATATGTTTCTTTCCTGCACGAACGTGGATTACATCTCCACCCAAAAGAGCAGGGCTAGGTTCGTAATGACCCCAAGGCATGACTTCTTCACCAACAGCGAAGAGTGTGCCATTAACAAGTTCGATCATGCGGTCAGTAACACCGCGAGATTTCAAATATTCAAAGTCAATTAACTGCAGTGCGTCCGTCATGGCTGTTCCTTTTTACGGGTGTAAGTTCAGAATAGTAATATAGATTTCAGATTTCTTGGAAACGGCATAAAGCCTACCCGAAGGTAGGCGGGTATTATGCAGCTGGACCCGAAGGTGGATACACAGCGTATTTACCCTGAGGTGGGTAATGTGGAACCCAAACTGGATCAGGATCGACGCCAGTTGCCTCTGGAGCTTTCGGTCCAGTGTAAGCTTGCATCTTAGAAAGGTCCACAAGGGCCTTTGCAGACGTTTCGATGTAAGTTAGCAGCGAAGCTACGTCTGTAAGCTTGGTGCCACCCCAGCCACGCTTCTGGACAGTTAAGAATTTGCTAGAGCAAGTAATTTGCCCAGAGTATTCTTGTTCTGTCTGTGCTACGTTTACACGCAGCGCTTCTGGCAGTGGAGCAATGTGAGAAGTCAGAAACAAACGACGAATAACTTCTTCGGCGTACGTTTTAGATACACCCAGTTTTGTAGCAATTGCTTCTTGGGTTGTTTCAATAGTGATCATGCTCACCTCGTAAAGATTTCATGGAATTGATCTAGGTCGGCATCCAACATTGCAACTTCTTGCAGAGTCATCCGAACTCGAGTATGGGTGTCGCTGTTCCGATAAGCGTAACCTTCCAGAACGATGTTGCGATAATCTTTAACCACGGTGCGATCGATCTTATCAAACACTACACCCAGTTTAATCAGACGTCTTACTAACCGAGCAATAGCCCGACCAGCTTCACCAGGAATGTTCCCAATATAACTCCAGATGTCATCAACCGGTACACCAGGTAAAACTGCTACACCCGGCAAACCAATAAAGTCTAGTTGGAAAGGAACGACACCCAGTTCGCCCATAATCGGGCGCCAGATGCGATAACCGTTAGTGGTTTCTTCTAGCTGGTAATGGAAGACCGGATAATCTTCTTGCAGTGCTTCTAGGTGATCGTCCAGTGCACGTCGTACACCTTCGTTGTACCGTAGGGCTGATTCGTTGTAATCACGCTCAAATGCGTGCTCAGGGCTTTCTTTGGTAAACTCTTTTCGAACAGACCATTCATACCGCTCACCATTAGCTTTGTCGAAAATGGTAAAGTAATAAGTCATTGCATCGGAGAGTTGGAATTGCACATCGAAGCGACTAATGTCACAACGTGGCCACTGACTACGCAACCGACGCAGTGCGTCAATACGGTTCAGCATATTTTGATAGATGTCACATGGATTGCCGTACAGACTCAAATCGATGGTCGTAAGAGGTGCAGGCTTTTCACAACGCTTGTACATTGCGTTAGCTCCGTATTGGTTAACTACAGAGGATAAAAGAAAAACGGCATAGACGGGAACCCGAAGGTTCCCGAATATCTTAGACAGCGAAGTCCAACGAGTAGTGTTTGCGTGTCACAGAGTTAGCCAGGTAAACCTGAACCGACGGAGTGCTACGGTATTCACTGTGCGATGCAGTCACCGAGTAGATATGAACATCACTACCCAGGGTGCTCAGCTGACGCAGAACTTCTTTCAGTACGGCACCAGTGAGTTCACGACGCTTCTCGGAAACAAAGCTGATCACTTGATCAACATCCAAACGGTCCACATTGATGGATTCGTTTTCGTCAAAGGTACGTGCATTGATACCAGTGAAACGTTCCCACTTACCATCAAGCAAAACGGTCAGCCCGGTGTTCGAGTAACCACGATCCGATTCGCCCAACAAAACGTTTGCGAAGTTACGACCCAGGATGTACTTGACTGGGAGTTCCAGTTTCAGTTTCTGGTTAGTCTCGTCAATCGGCTTGGAATCCAGACGAACAGTAACCATGCCATTAGTCATGGAAACAGTGATATGTGGATCTTCAGCAGCTTCGATACCCAGATCGAACGACAGTGGTTGGAAACAGTTGGATGCCAGAGTCTCAACAATAGCACCGAAGGCACCGGCGAGCTTACGGCCTTCTTCTGTGTGCGATACCGCCAGCGCTGTAACCAGGATACCGCGTAGACGATCGACGGTCAGTTCTTCTTGCCGATCATGGGAATCGCGCTTACCCAAACCAAACCCACCAAAGCCATAGGTATTACGACCAGCGCCTTGTTGGATTTCGATAGCTCCACGGACGATGCCGTACTGTGTAGTGATCTTGTTAGTGAGGCTACCATTACGGTCATAGCCTTCAGCCTCGTTCCAACCGGTGAGGGCCAGACCGCTTTCACCGTCTAGTACCAGACCGGTGTCAATTAGTTGTTTCAGAGCATCAGTGTTATTGCACATCGTAAAACGTTCCTCGTTATAGGGTGTAATGCATTACATACTAGATGCAACCTAGTATTTAATCTCGTTTAGCCCGATTCAATAAAGCTTGCAACTTCGGACTGATTGCTACAGGTTCAGGTTTTTCGTAGTAGCTCGGGACCTTCAACTCGACCCGTGGATTTGCATAGATACTCATGATATCCATGTCCATCGGATGTGAAGCGAATGGTCGTTCAAAATACTGTGGTCGATAGGAATCCCCACCTACGATAACGATCTTGTCTAAGTTAAGACCTTGCAGCTTGGCCTTAATCTCTAAAGCATGTGGATCATCACCAACAATTGCAACTGTGATTGGCTTATCGCTAAGCATCACCTTTTCTTCTGAAGGGGGTTGTGCAGCAATTTCTTCTAAGCGACACATAACAAATTCCTGAATGAATGCAAATTAGTAATATAGATCTGAGATTCATTGCAGTCCAATCATTTGAATTTAGGAGACCGCATTCATGCATGACACAACCACTATCGTCGATTTGCTAGAAAAGCATTTTGCTGACGTTAAACTCGACCGCGCTTTTTGTATGCGGGTCATCAACTTCGTTACCCGCTTCATGAACAAAAATGCTGACCACTCCGCTTTCTTTGGTGGGGCATTGTTAGGGGTTAACCCAATCCGTTGGCACCCAGCTGACCGTGAACAATGGTACGACGAAGTTTTACAAGTCAACGATGATCTGTTGCAATATGATTTTCTCAAGTTAGATGTAATCGATCCATCACACAACGTAAACTCAGATTCATTCAACCACATCCCTGCATTCCTTTGCCGTAAGCTGATGATGAATACACAGCTACCTGGCAACTTGCGTGATGAAACAATGATCGCATTGTTTACTTTGCTGCACATCAAATACCTCACCTCTCTGTTGAGTCGCCGGTTTTCTTACCCGGCTAAACGTGAAGTAGCAGAAGCTACATTCATGTCACTTAACTACAAGTGGGACATTCGTCGTCTAGGTAGTTGGCACGCCCTTATTCGAGATCGTTGCTTATCGATCATCGGACCAGATACAAACTACAGTGACCACATCTTTGGTGCAAAGAATTCTTTGACGGATTACTGGTCTACTCGAATTGTAACTGACACGCAATCACGTATTCGTGAAGTGATCAACAAGATCTACGCCGTGTATATCCAGGTACTCAAAGAAGGTGGGCGGGTTATCACTACTTCTGAGATGGGACTGTCTACCGATGGCGATGCTTTCCTTAAAGACAAGACGTCTGGATTTGCTACCTATCTTCGATACGGTAAAGAAGTGGTAACTAACGAAGCTAACTTCATTCGTCCTGAACTGTTGGGAATCATCGAACGAGCAATGGTTGACTCCATGCCAGCTGATCCTTTTGAGAATACCCTCAAGTACATCTGCCGGAACGTAGCCCAACCTCGTATGGGTCACATTGATAAGATGTTTGAAGAATGCTTGTTATATGTATTCGATCAGATGCAGTCAGAACGTACACAGATCCAACGATCGAATGACTTAGAGGGATTGATCTTAAAGGTCCGTTCTAAGTTAATGGCTTCTCGTTCGAGTGACCCTCGCGTGTTGTATCTGCGCGAAGTCGGAGAGAAGATTGTGGCAGATGCTACAGGTATCCGTAACAAAGCGGTACTGGCTGCAACTCGTACAGGTGTGATGCTTTACATTACACTTCGTGTGTTGACCAAGAACCATTACGCTCGATAAAAAAAAATACAGCATAAGGCTCTCCCGAAGGAGAGCCGTTATGTCGTTAAATGTCTTTCTGTACTGGAGCCCCCAGATCAGATGCAACTTGAGTCATGAGGCTCAGTACGTAAGGCTTGTACGTATCAAACTCTTCTGGAGTCAACTGTAACCGCTGCAGAGCAGTGTCACTGTAAACAATTGCGTAACCAGCCACGTCCATGATCTTCTCATGTTCGAACTTAGTTACAGCATCCCAACATGCGCTAGCATCACACTGAACCAGTGTGGAGGTCATGAACAAATCTTTCAACACGTCCGGGTTGAGGTCCGGGTGCTTGATTTCTTCTGCGTGTGCAACAGAACCAAAAGCGAGTGCAGCAATCAGTGTGAGGCTAGCGAATTTCATGAGGTTAGTCCTTTAGAGGTTTGATGATAAGTGCGAATGCTTCAAAGTCACCACGGAAACCACGTTCTTTAAGTTTCATGAACGCTTCGTAATGTGGTTTTGCTTGATCACGTTCAATACCTGCCTTCGCAAGTACGTGATCTTCAAGGAAGGTCGTTACTTGCGCAGTAATGAAATGGGAATACGAAACCAGGGCTTTTTGTAGATCAACATCGATCATCTTAACCAGCTCAGGTTGATCACGAAGCGTATCCATCATCTTGGCACTGATTCCTGGATACTGCTGTCCTACCGGTAATTCCATATTACCGAGAGTATTACCACCACGAGCAGCTTCAACAACAAGCTGATCATCGTAGAAGAAAACTTTGCTACCGGATGGAGAAACGAAGACGTGTTCTTTTTGGAAGCGGTCAACATCGAAGCGAGCAGCTTGCGTCAACGTGCCTGCACCAAGCTTCAGAATATCATCTTTAGCTTTAATGACAGCCTTCATCAACTTGGCAATGTCTTGACGTACGTTGTTAAGAACAGTACGCATGCCAAGCACGTGTGGGCGAATCTTCTGGATGATGTTTTCAACGTTCTCGTTGAGGTCGGTACCAGTAACATACCCCACACCAAAGTGCATCATCCGAGCAGTTGTAGCTACGATCAACATGCCTTCTGGATCGTAGACAGCCCAGCCATCACCACGTTGGGCAACAGAATACTTCTGCATGTTGTAAATTCGTTTGGCACTGAGTTTGCCAGTAGCTTCGAGCAGACCATGGAAGTCACGAGCCATTTTACGGATCTTTGAATTCGTCATGGTTTCAAAGACGTACATCGCCGCGCCAGATTGCTCTTGATAGATCTGGTCGAAGATAGCGCCAATAGACCAACCAAGAGTTTGTCGGTTTCGAACTTGTTCTGAGTAGAGCTCATTGAACTTTTCCCAGTCTAGTTTAATGATCTTAGTCTTGGGGTCAAACGAGAACACCACGTAATCTTTGTAACTGAGTTCTAACAAGAAATCACGGTCTTCGTTGAATGTACAAACCAGATCAGCAATCGTGGTAGGGATTCTTGGGGTACGGTAGATCTGCGCACGATACAACTGCCAAATCTGTGTACGCAGAATGTACAACTCATCACGGGAAAGCGCTTGGGTAAACATTACAGTTTTGTTGATTTGCATACAGCTACCATGTTGTGGGTTTATCACAGTTGTAATGTAGACCCGTAATTCTTTTCAATGTACCAATCGACAACACGGCATAAAGCCGATCCCGAAGGATCGACTAATGCCTGCTACGCCTTGGGAGCGGTTGTAGCTGTTTGACCTTTAGCTTCGCGACGCAAAGCAGCAGCGGCTGCTAGATCATCCGCAAAGCCGAAACCAGCATTTGCTTCGTCAACACCGATAAACGATGCAAACGTTTTCTTTTCAGCTTGTGCCTTTTGACCCGTTGGGGTCGAAGGTGTTACGGAGCTAGTAGCCATTGCTTATTCCTTAGGCGATACCGATACGGTTGTTAGCACCTTCAGCAAGCTGATCGGAGATACCGTTACGTTGACCTTGGACGTCTGCACTGATCTTGTCAGTCCAGTTCTGCATGTCGTTCGGGTTCAGACCACTGAGATCCATCGATTGAAGGATTTCACGAGCGTACATCTTAACACCAGCCGAAGTATCGGTCAGTGCTGTAAACTCGATAGTCAGTTCCAGGTTCTGACCAATCTGCGAAACGTCTTTACGGTTCGACCAATCACCAGTAGTGGTTGGCTGCATGTTAGTGCACAGGTAAGCAGATACCACGTCTTGCATGGTTGGATCTGGCTCGATGAACAGTACAGTGCAACCTGCGAAGGTTTGGTTGTAATGCTCAGGACGAACCATACCGTCCGATACAATCAGAGGAACTTTAGTGTTCGGATCACCCAGACCGTACAGAATCCACCATTCCAGGAAGTGCTGGATGGTACGACCTTGCAGTTCCCAAGCACCCAACGAAGGACGCGAGGTAGCACGGGTAACGTTCGAGACCGCAGAGATTACTTCACCAGCACCACCGACAGGAGCATCGGCGAATTCAGCAGTAACAGTACGGTTCAGACCATCGATAGTACGGCAGTGTTTCTCGATCAGTGCTTTCAGAGAAGCGATCAGTTGGTTTTGGTTGGCCGCATACCGGAAGAAGCGCGGAGCTTCCAACAGAATTGCGATCAGGTTACGAGACACGTACGGTGTGTTCGAAGCCAGGTTAGCCAAGTCCGGAGCCAGGACAAACGTACCGGCTTGCGCCAGGTTCATCATGTTCTCAGAAGCGTTGGCACCGTAGCCCGAGCGCGGAGCGTACGGGTTTGAATAGCGCTTTGCCATTTGGTGGACCTCTTGCTAATGTGGGACAACCCGAGGCTTACGCCTCGGTGTTGGCTTCCCGACGGATGGTGGTCAGGTTGAAGTTCAGAGTGGTGTGCGGGTTGTTAGCCGCAACAGTCACTTCACAGCTCCAGCTGGTACCGTTGTTTTCGTCCATGGCAGAGATGTACGAACGTGGGATAACGTCAACGCGATCGCCGTAGCGCTCACGAGTCAGTTCCAGGATTCGTTCATCTGTACGCTCGATCAACTGTTCTTTCGACAGGAAGGCGTTACCAGAGAAGTCCGCATGAACCTTGTGGATCAGACGGATAAGGTCGCAGCAGATGTTGACTGTGATCGGCGACAGCAATACCGAAGTATCGTCTTTGTATACCGAACGCAGGCATGGGTAGTACTGAGAACGTTGGTCGTACGATTGCGACCAAGTAGCACCGTTTGCCCAAAGCTGTGCACGTGTACGCTCACTGAAGAACTTGACGTTCTGATCTTTGACCAGAGTAACGCGGTTGTTCGGAGAGACGTCCATCTCGAAGCCTTCACGCAGGATACCAGTACCCATACCAGCGTACCGAGCCCACTTGACACCGATGTCCAGCAACTGAGGAACATACTTAGGCAGACCGTTACCGCCACCAATCAGCTTACCAGTTTGCAGGGCGATCATAGCACGGCAGACCGGAGTACCGAACAGAGTCGATTCAGGGAATGCTTGCAGGCGAGTGATCAGAGCCTGGCAACGGGAAGCTTCTTCAGAAGCAGACAGCAACCGCGATTCACCATCCACGAAGGTAGTGAAGAAGTACTGTACGTCTTTACGAGCAGCCAGAACTTGGATTGCACGGAACTTCGATTCCATCGGCAGACCGGTGTCGTATAGAACGCCGAACTGGTAGTGCGCGATGTTTTCGTACTGGTCATTGCCCAGCTTACCGAAGTTGGTGTTTTCGATGTCTACAAGCTTGTTGTATTCGTCGAGGGAAGTGGTACCGTCATCGCCGCCAGCAGCGTAGATAGTAGCGTTCTTACCGAGGGTCACACCGCCACCCATTGCACCTTCCAATTGAATGGACTGGTACGCATCACCGTCTTCACCCAACATAGTCAGGAAGTCGATCTGCGAGGCACTGGTAACTGTACCGGCAATAGCTGGGTTCACAGCTTGTTCAGCAGCCAGGATCAGTTCCTGAACCAGCTTAACGTTATCGCGGTAAACATAGCACTGCGAGAACGGAGAATACAGAACCGACAGGCCCGATTCAAAACCGTCATCAGAATACTTATCGATCAGTACGTCGTCGATGGTGTAATCCATGTTCAGTGTATCGGAGTAAACACCTGGATCGAAAGATACGTTAACGTAATCTTCGTCAGCAGCAGTTTTCACGATAACTGGAGTGTTACCTACGACTGGCAGTTCCACGAATTGAACGCGGTACATACGAGTCTTGAAGCGCTCTGCAGTCACTTCGTCGAAGCCATCTGGATCTTCAGTGTGAGTACACCAGATACGCATGCCCAGGTTGTTACCTTGAGCACCGAAGAAAGCAGCAGGCAATTCGAACAGCGGGTAAACAGTGGACTGCGAGTTATCAATGGTCGAAACCATAGTACCAGGCAGGATACGTTGAGTACCTACTTCGGAGTCGTTGTCACGGATCAAGATGACACGTGCACGGTAACCTTCCACTTGATTGTCTGCCATTGCAACTGGGTTAGCTGCCAGGTCATTGACTGCGTCTGGGTAGTTAAAGCCGCCCAGCTGAGTAATGGTCTGTGAGACATAATCGTGCACCATCTCTAGTGCGACGATAATACGAGCGGAGTTACCTGCGTCTTCTGGAGTCAAACGCTTCACGTAGAAGCCGTTACCTTCGCTGAGGAACTGGAGAGCCAGGAGAGACTGCTGGTTAAAATACTTGCTGCGCGGAGCGAGCGAGCTTTCACCGTAGATTGTAGCGAAGCCACCTTCATCGTTGCCGACATAAGTAGTTTCAGTTGGGCCAGTCTCAGTGAAGAGACGCAGCAGAGGAGTGTGCTGAGCAAACGTCACTGGTGGACGCTGGAATGCCCGACGACTCAGGTCCCGGATACCGTTAAAGGTTACCTTAGGGACAGCGTTGGTGTATGACATCTTTTATTTCTCCCAAGTATGGAGCATTTTGAACTCGATGTTATGAGTGTAAACTAACGGTCAATCATAGATATTAATTAAGATTGACCCATGAAGTTATTTTTTACCCCCTAAAAGGAGATACGGAATGGTCATCTTGCCATACCAAACGACCCTCGGTCGTCTGAACAAACCCGACGAATATGTACGTGCCGTTCGCAAAGCTGAGATCAGTCTGTCCCTGCCACCAATGGCGACAGTTAACAATGAACAACTTCGCGACACCGGATACGTAACTCCTCGTGAAGAACACGAAGACATTCCGAACTTTGCTCACATCATCAATGTCGGTGACGAGCGCAACCCAATGCTAGTTGTTGATGGCCGTCAATACATGCGTTATGATGAACGCACTGGTGTAACACGCATCATCGCTGCAAACGATTGGCAATTACAATGCGTACGAGTTGCCTTGACTCACAAGATGTTGGAGCAAGGCCCAGGTGCTTTCGCCCGACTAACAGATTTCCCAGCCAAAGTTTTTATGGACTGGATCTCGGGTACCCTGGTTCAACGTTACACCCTGCGCCCTGAATCTGAAATGGCACTGCGTGTTATCTCTGCTCTCTACTACCAAGCCATGTTGTCACCAGAACTCCGTGAGCCTGGTCATGACCGTGTTCGTTTCGCTTCGATCCTGAACCGCATTACTTCGGTACCGGTAGATTTCATCTTGAACCTGGTTGATCCAGACATGCAAGATTCCATCGGTCCTCTAAATAATGCTAATGACTTGGCCAAAGAGCTAAGTACAAAAGCTCGTACACTGAGCATGGGCGAACTTAAATTCGCTGACCTCCACGTACTATTGAAAGCATCGTGGTATGGAACAAATGCGTCGGATAACGTTGGTATGGCATTAGAACACCTACCAACTTGGATTGCCATTCTTTACACGGCAGTATCCGATCGCTCATACCGTAAGTCCAAAATCACAGAGCGAGCCGAACGCATGGGTCGCGCTAATGACATTCGTAACTTCATTGACCTCGTCGGTCGTTCGGTTACAGAACAATTCGCTTAACAGGGGACAACAATGAACGACTATCTGTTGCGCTACGCGATTGATAACGTTTGGTGTAACCTTGGGCAAGATCGGCAGTTTGTATATCAACTGCGTCAACTGACTCCACGGTACGGCACACGTCGCTACTACACAGTTGATGCACAGAAATACGTGCTGCCTTACGAGTCTGAACGGGATTGGTTCCACGTGTATCAAATCGGTCAGGTGGTTCCATCCCATCTGGCTCTCCCAAAGGTTTACAACCAATGGATGTCATTGGAAAACCTAGCCATTCACAACAAGATGCTTGGCGAAGTTTACGTTGACAGTGGTATTCAGTTCTCTCGGGCTCAAACCTGGGTATTGCTGACCTCCAACCAAAACTTACTGGTTGCTGTAAAGATCCTTCCTTTATTTCCGGATTTGGATGAACAACAGCCTTACCTTCACTTTTACCAAAACGCTTTCTTTCACAGTAAGCGCTCCGACCAATCAGACCGTAACTTCATTGAAGCCTATTCCATCCGACCTAACACCACTGCTGAACTTCGTCAGTTCCAGGTGCGTATGCAAGATCTACTTGCAGAGAAAGGTGGGTTCCCGATGTGCTGGGTTAATGGACGATTGGTTCAAGAGATCTCGTTGGTAACAGCAGGACCAGGTGATTACTGCGAATGGGTATTGGACAGTTCGATCTATCGGGTTGAAGAATATCAGCTTAGCGGAACACCTACATTCACTTCGACTTTGGATACGGCTAACAAATATCTGATTCACATGCCGAAGGCTAAAGCCGTATCGACGATTGAGTTCCATGACGACATTGCTGTGTTCCTTTGTAAGAACAACAATGCCCTACAACGGTATTCGGGTGTTCATTATCATCACAACGATGGTAAGTGGATGCGTCAACTGACTCATCGCGATTGGTCTATTCCAGTAGGCCGTGTACAGTCGTTGATTGCTAGCCACCCAGAAGATCCACGGGTGGGCACTGATCCACGTTGGCAGTCTGATAAATGGACTACCGCTGATCCGATGTATATCCGCATGTTTCATCGCCGTTCAGGTAATGAGCGTCCGATTGTGGCGGAGTCCTCCCGCATCCAAGAACTTTACCGTTTGTCTGACACGGATATCATTCGGGCTATGACAGGTGCAGATTCAATGCCGTTGTGGCATGCAGCGAATCTGGAGAAAGCAGCGTATGTTCGATTCATGTCGGCAGATCCAAATGTAATCTACCCGATCGCATTCCAAGACCCGTCTAAAACGAATCAAAACAAACGAGATGCACAGAACTTTGCTGGTGACGTTTTTGGTTATCACGAGTCTGCACATCTGTTGGCTAACAATCCGGCTAAGGTCTATACAGATCAATCCAGTCGTGTTGCTGACCTGGCTTACGTCTACTGGGAAAATGCTACTGTATTCGAATACGATGCGACTGGTGTTTTGCTGGAATGGCATCACCACACAGGTGGATCACGTTACTACGTGCATAATGCCAGCTGTGCCCTCGTAGAAGCGATCACAGGCGTCGGTAGCACTGATTTGGAAGGTGTGTATGGGGTAACCGATACTCCTCTTCCAGACGGCTATGAGTTCAGAGTCTATGTCAACCGTGTTTGGGGTGGAATGCCTACCGGTGAATGGCAGGACATCACTGATCTACCTAATCGTCACGATTGGGGCTACCTAGATGAAACGGGTACGGTTCCTGTATGGCGTTGGTTGGTTCCTGCGACGGAATGGCAAGGTTTGATTCGTCGTTCTAATCGGTTCTTCTTGGACTCTCGTCGTTTTAACAAAAGCGATGGTATGATCCGATTTAGTTTCCGTCATGTTTCCATGTCCTCTGGGCAAGAAACAGAAGAACTGATGGATGTTCCTTTCGGTCAACTGGATGTATTCCTGGCTGATGAGAATGGTGAGAATGGTCGTCCTTTAATCGAGGGCCTCGACTATGTAATTATTCCCGGTAAGACGTTCCAAGAAACTCAGGTCGTACTGAACAACTTGGAATATCTAAATGACGTCAACACTGTCATTTACCGGGGTCATGGTTTCTGTTCACCACAGCTCACAATGTACCAACCGACCGAATTTGGTTTCGTTGAATACGGCGTATTGTCTGGCAACAGTATCTACGATGTCCACACGCACAAGATGCAACGGATTATCGTAGATGGCCACTACCGTTCTTTTGAAGACGTTAAGTTTGATGAAGACTACTCTGACCTGATCATTGCTGATGAACGTAACGGTTCACCTTACCAGATCCAAACACCACAAGTTACTTTCCGTGATGTGTACGATCCTGATGGTGCAGCACGCGTTGCTGACGATATCAAAGACAAACAAGTCAGTGACTACATGACGGAATACTTCCCGTCCCGACCTCGCCCTAACTCGGACAAGATCGAGCGGTCGTACTACGTTTATAGTGCTTACGCTAACAAGATTCTAAACGATCTAATTGCGGGTACATTGAAGCCACCGATTGTCAATGGTTTCTACACCGATATGGACATTGCTAATGCCGTCGCCAAATACGACTGGTTGAAGCCGTTCGATATGTGTAACCGTGAGTACAACAAGAACCACGTCATCATCTATCCACACTGGCATGCGACTGCCCAGGGATTGGACATCCAACAGTATGACTTCTTTGTGAGAGTACTGAAATTGGGTCTCCGTGAAGTACCTGATCTTTCACATTCCATTTACATCACGAGGACTTAATGATGGCTTTTACACCATTCGTCCGTTCTGCCTTCCTGGACCCGCAACGTGGGTTCTGGACTTGGCTACGTTCGGAAATTGTTAGCTTTCCAGGTGAGACTAACAAATACATCCCTAACGTGAATGACGCCGTCCGTGATTGGGACCAAGGCTTGTTCCGCGTTATTGAAGTTGATCAGACCACAGGTATGTCGGTACTGGAGAAATGGGTTGATCCTGTTACTCCAGATCCGGATGGTCCTGAGAACGTTTTGATTGCTACCGGCCCAGGGTATACTTCGGAATCGTTCCGGATGTTCTTGGACCAAACTGTAACACCGCACACTTTCTCTCCTGACCTACGTTGTCATTTCTATGGTACCGAAGTTCAAGGCTATAAAGTTTTCCAGGGTAGCGATATCTCGGAACAATACGGTAAAGTGATTTCGGAGTATTACGATGCTTCGGGTAACTACCTAGGTCCGATGATCCCGGTAGAAGTTGCTTTGCTCCCAGGTCTGTTGCCAGGTACTCAGTACAAGAACGGTATTACTGTTCCAATGGCTGGTTACACTTCGGTTGATCTGCCTGATGGTGAGCGTGTTACTTTGGTTGCCTATTCGGCTAACGGTAAGCAGCTGTCGATTGCACAGCTTGTTGTGGTTAACTCCCAGGCTATCCGTCAACCAGACACTTCGAAACGTTACGTTAAAGGTATTTCGATTGATACTCCATGGCTCAGTTCTGCTGATCCTAAAGTCATCGAGTTCCCTCTGAACGTTGCAGTTGAATCGTTGCCAATGGTTGGCCGTGTGCATTACCGTGATGGTAAGAAAGAACCTAAGGCCATCAATGGTGGTCAAATGGAACTGCTGGGTCTCCGTAACTACGTGGCTACTGAAGTTGGTCAAGAGTTCGGTATGACACTGACTTATCAGCTGGCACAAGACGAAATCTCTTACGGGTTGAATCCGACTACTGATCGCAAGATCACCATGTCCTACATCGCTCGTACCACTCCAGCAGAAGGTGCTTACGAATGTCGTCTATTTGTATATCCTGTTTGGGTAAACGAGGCGGTCGGTTACCGACTGGAGTTCTGGCTATACAACCAAGACCGCGAACGGTTCTGGAACGTCACGCCACAGATTCAATTGGGCATGACATCCAAAGCCTTCGATCCGAAAGGTTACGGGTACATTCAAGATTTGACTTACGCGTTGAACTTAAACGAAGTGGACGGTGTTTTCAAACCTGTTCGTTTTGTGACCAACGTACAGATCTCGTTACTCACAGCTGGCAACAACAATGCCAACTGGGAAATCAAAGCACGCCCTGATCAAGATTCGGCTTACGGTCGAGACTTGAAAGCTAACGTAGAATTCCTGGCCACAAACCAATGGAACCTTCGTCTGGCTAACGGTGCGCAAACTAAAGAACAGTGGCTGAATAAGATGTACTACGCCGCTGAGCCTTTGATCAACCCAGAAGCTGAAGTGATTGCGCCAGCACCTACACACTTCCGTGTACAGTTCTTGCACAACATTTACGAGTACTCGGTGGCTCAGTGGGGTGATGTTCTGAAGGTAAACAACGACCTAACTAACGACGGGGAATTGGTGTACATTCAGTGGATTCGTCGGACTGTAGGCACAGACCTGCAACTGGCAATGACCGCATTACCGCTGAAACAACTGGTATAAACAACATACTCGGCTACCCAATGGTAGCCGTTTATGCCGTAATTGTATGACTCATATACGTTTCCGGGCAGGGGCGGGGTCAAAATCTTTTATACCGCTACCGCCCTATATACCTACAAAGGACTAAAAACATGAACGTAATTCTCTTTATTGAAGACTGGGAAAAGTTTCCATCTGCAATTGCGGATACAAAAACAAAGAACGAATCATTCCTGAAGTTGGTTGCCCTGTACAAGAAAATGGGCATCAAAAACTCTGACTTCTGTCTAGCATTATTCCAACCAGAACTCCAAGGCGTAGACCCGTACGACGAAACACTCGACGATGCCACTAAGATGAAGATCATGCTGGAGGCGAAGTATAACCCCTGGTATTACTTCCGAGAGATTGCTCGCATTCCACCAACCTCTGGTAACAACCCGATTCCTTTCCGGGCCAACCGTGGTAACATCGCTCTGTTCTGGTCGTTCTTTAACCACGTAGACTTCGGCCTGCTGCAACCACGTCAGACCGGTAAGTCTGTATCGACTGACGTACTCATGACTGGGATGATGTACATCTGGGGTGAGAACACTGTAATCAACCTGATTACGAAAGATACAAAACTGAAGAACGCGAACATCGAACGTCTGAAGATCATGATGGATTTGCTACCAAGCTATATCCACCAGAAAGACTTTGCTGATGTTGATAACCAAGACATGATGACCTGTATCCGTTTGGGTAACAAGTACAAGTCTTCGGTAGGCCGTAACGATAAAATCGCTGCTGACAAACTTGGTCGGGGTTTGACCGTACCTATTATGCACTTTGACGAACTTGCGTACATCAACTTAATTGAGTACTCGCTTCCGGTAGCTCTGGCATCGGGATCGGCAGCACGTGAAGAAGCGGCAGCACAAGGCCAGCCATACGGCAACGTATTCACAACAACTGCTGGTAACATCACAACTCGAGATGGTGCATTTGCACATAGCTTCCTTACTTCGGGTGCTCCATGGACTGAGACTTGGTTTGACTTAGCTGGTCAAGAAACACTGCACAAAGTCATTGACAAAATGTGTGGTGAAGGTAAGTCGATTATTTACGGTGCATTTAACCACCGTCAATTAGGTCGTGATGATGCTTGGTTGTTTAAGACACTTCGGGAATCTGCACAGTACGGCGAAATCGCTGACCGAGATTACTTCAACATCTGGACTGTTGGTGGTGAGGGTTCCCCTATCACACAAGAACAGAAGAAGCGAATCAAAGAGTCTGAGAAAGAACCGCTATGGAACGAGATCACTCCGGAAGGTTACACTGTACGTTGGTACATTCCAAAAGAGCAAGTCGAAATGCGAATGGCGGCAAGCCGTTATGTAATGGGACTTGACCCTTCGGAACTCTTAGGCGAAAAGTCTGACGCCACCGGTATGGTTATCATTGACGTAGAAACACATGACATCGTTGCTACTGGTCGTTATAACGAAACTAACGTTCCCCAGTTGTCTGCTTTCTTAGCTTCTATCTTACTGCGCTTCTCGACGATTACTTTCGTACCAGAACGTAAGTCGATGGGTATGGCTATTATTGACTACGTGGTGATTGCATTGCATCGTGCTGGTGTAGACCCATTCAAGCGGATCTTCAACCGTATCGTAGATGATGCTACTATTATGGAATCTGAGTTCCGTGATATCCAGGCTCCAATGTCAACACGTTCGGCTACATTCTACGATCGCTTTAAACGTCACTTTGGTTTCAACACCGCAGGCAGTGGTCGTTACTCACGAGATGCATTGTACGTCGTATCGTTACCGTCGTCTATGGATTATGGTTCACGTCGAATGCACTGTAACTTACTGATCACTGAGATCTTGGCATTGACTATCCGCAATGGCCGTATTGACCACAACCGCGGTAACCACGATGACTTGGTAATCTCCATGCTGTTGGCTCACTGGCTGTGTATCCAAGGTCAAAACCTTTCTTACTACGGTATCAACTCTAATAACATTTTCTCCAAGGCACAGATCTCTGATCGAGAACTGACTAAGGTTGAAGTATATCGTGAAGAAGTCGGTTCTCGTGCTAAGCAAGAATTCGATGCATTGATCGAAGAGATGAAAGGTGAGAAGAATCCGATGGTATCCGCTAAGATCGAACTCAAGTTGCGGGCACTGTCTCGACACATCAACTTGGATGAAGCTTCTGGTGCTGGTATCGATGCAATGATTCGTCAAGTTAAGGATGAACGTTCGCGTAAGGTTCGTACTAACCGCTATACTCCGACAATCGGTATGTAACGAAACAAAAAAAAATAAGGCATAGCGGCTACCCCGAAGGGTAGCCTTTATGTCGTCACAGATTAACTGTTAACTACCTTCACTTCAAACTGCATGTCCACTGGTGCATCACTAGGGACCATCGGCAGCGATTGAATACTCCGACGAGTCAGGTATTTGAATCGCTTGAAGTGGAACAGATTTTCTTCACTGGAATGTACATACCACACGCGATCAGTTGGGTCAGTCACCACCGTGCCGAACATGTTACCGTTTTGGGTTTTCTGGACTTCGGTAACATTTGCACCCAGCACGTGAGCAATGAATGCCAGTTGCTCATCACGAGTCTCACGAGTAGAATCGCGCAAACGCATACGAATGCGTGCCATTACCTGCCCATCACGTGCTCTTTTTGCCGGGCAGCGATCAGGATGTTTATTGATCTTTTCATACTGTCGCAACAGAGCTTCCTGTGTAACAACGGCCACATCACCGATATGGATGTAGTCGCTATCAACAGTATCGCGGGGGTGGATATCGAAATGCTCGTCTACTGTGAACATGTCGCCACACAAACCTTTCTTCATTACGAAAGGTCCGAGAGTTGGGCTATAAGCAGTATTGAACCACTCATAAGTATCCATCTGCATATCCAGATCGATATCGCCAGTTTCTTCACGAAGACCATGAAGTACAGCGGCAGCCCCATAGCCAACAACTACCGAACCAAGTTCAGTACGATACTTGTTATTGAACATGCGCATCTGGTCGATGATCATAGCAGCATTCATTTGTATTTCCTTGTGTAAAAGTTACCTCCCCGAAGGGAGGCATCTGATGGTTCTTATTGATTACGCAGCTGTTGCAGCGTGCGTCCGATATGGTAGAACTCAGAAGCAAAGCTTTCTACCGAGGAATAAACTTCTGGCCGAAGTTCTTTCATCATCCAGACCATGCAATCGATCAGGCATTCGAAGTCATCGGTTTCGATGTCGTGCGTGATCTGGTTTTTGGATTGATCGTAAACGACCAGTGTTACGTTATCTTTGATTACCGTCAGGATTTCGTCATTCACTTCGAAAGTGAAGTCGGCACCTGCTGGTGAGAATTCGGTGTAGAAACGTTCTTGTGTTTCCAGAAACAGGTTCATCAGAATTTGCAGCTTCTTCATTTGCTTCTTCATGCGGTGCAGCTCCGTGGTTTGTGCAGCTATAATAACGCTTAATTTGATTTGGTGCAAGCATTTTATTCAGGTACATCCATAAAAGTAATATAGTCCTTTAAAACTTTTAAATCGACATAAAGCTTCCCCGAAGGGAAGCCCTATTAACGACGTACCCATTTATTAATGGTGCACTCAGGAGAGAGGTCAGAAGAGACCAGATTCCAACACTGTGGTTTGATGTCAGGACGGAACCACGTATCAGCATGTTCTACCTCTGCATGGATACGGGTAATATGTAATTCATCACAACGACCGTAATAGTCATTGAACAACGAGCTACCTCCAATGATAAACAGTTTCTTCAGCTTCAAAGCTTTAGCTGCTTTACGGGCTTCTTCAAAAGAACGAACCGTAACACAACGTTCATCATCGATTGGGTTAGATGCAATTACGATGCACTGACGACCTGGAAGTTTCTTTGGTGGTAGAGATTCCCATGTCTTACGTCCCATCACACAACCGTGACCTTCACCTTTGGTGGTCTCACGGAAGTAAGTCATGTCGGCTTTACATGACCAGGGCAGTTTATTCTGATAACCGATTTCACCATCGGGACCAGTAGCCGCGATAAGTGCTAAGATCATCCGGCTGTTTCCTGCAAGATAGGGCGGGAGAGTTTAGCTACGTCAATGTGACCACGTTCGTGTTCGATGGTTACGGTGAATACTGGTAGGATACCATCATGGCGGATCTCTACACCAGTAGCTTGACCTAGTTCCCAAACAAACCGATGGAACTCACCTACTGATCCGAAGCTGTCTTCAAATTCATAACGACGAATCAATGGAAGATCAATCCCCACCGAATGATCGGTATTCTTCGAACGCATATCCCAGAGACTCTTAACTTTCAGTGTCTCTGCGTTGATCTCCAGCTGAATACGACCCATAGTAGTCAGTGGGTTATACGGAGCCTTACTGAAACGATCTTTCATTAGGCTAGCAAATCGACGGACTGCTTCAGGTCGGTTGGGAACCCGGTTATCAATAAACATCAGTTTCATGTACTGAGCAGCAATGACCCGATCCATTTCAATGATTCGGTCGTTGATCACCATTTTGACCGTGCGAGGCAAGAAGCCTTCTTTGGTCGTAGTGGCTTCTACTAGCTCAGCTACTCGATCACGAATGATCTCAAGGGCTTCATGTTGTGGCCGCGAATGCAGGTCAGGAGTAAACCCGCCATCGTATTCTGGTTCTGGAGTGTCTGAAGAAACCTGGCGGTATTCTACTTCATCTGCTGCTTCACATGCGTCTTCGTTCATTGTTATTTCCTTTTTTTGATTGAGTGGTTATTAAAGATGTACGGTGCCAGACGGAGACCAACTAATATCGCCGTAGGGATTTGGGATGCTCATGTGCGAGGCGATGTCAGGGCTATTCAATCGTAGATCCATCTTTTGTGGTTCTTCTACAATTGGTGTATTGCTGGTATCTTTGATACCATTAAGCACTGTTTTTGGTAGCGGGTTGAAGTTCTGTGGTGTCAGCTTCTTAACCGCATTACCGATTGCTTCTTGAATTTCTTCTTCTGGAATGATTTCTTCCAGAGCAGATGGAACGTATTTCGAGATGGACTGTTTACCATCTTTCAGTTCGTAAATAAACGAACCACCAAAGCTACCTTTAATCGGAGCAAACTTTGGATCTTGCGCAGCAATGCAATTGACCAGTGCCAACGAACCATACAGGCCGACATTGTCGATAGTAGTCTGAAAGGTTTCAATTGGTACGGTAGAACCCGGTACGTAGTCAGGGTGACCCTCTACAGTCATCGGGTGGCGCATGATACCAGAAATAAAGATCGTGTCTTCTTCAGCATCGTAGATGATCTGGTACGAGGTAGACAGATACTTCATTTTGATCTTGTCTTGGAACTGATAAGAAAAGATCAGGAATTCGAGTGGGTTATACGAAGTTAGGAAAGGATGGTTACCATCCAGAATACCCAGCAACAGTTGTGCTTGATTCAGAGACAACTCATGGTCCTGACCAGTTGCACCTTTAAACGTTACACAGTTAGAGATATACTCTTCTCCGCCTTCAGTCATGCGCATGCGGTTAGCAATGTCATTGAACATGTCGTATACTGGATTCATTTCTTAATTACCTTTGCTGGTTCTGGTGGAGGTTGTGGAATGGTAGCTAGGTCTACGTATCGTTCGTGCAATACCTTAGCTGTGATTACGGAATAACCCATAATCCGTTTCTTTTTATCACGATGGAATCTTACCCAGTCCCCTGGACAGATTACGTACTCTAGATCACCGATCCTTTTACTGATGGTACCATGAGTATCCATTCGTCGATTACAAGTGTGACACAGTTGTGCACCTGTAAATGAACCGTAGGTAACATGTCGTCCTACTACGGCTCCACTATTGATGTTGTTGATTACGCCATCACCTGGCATATCGCCATTCTTTAACCATTGATAGACTTCAATGGGTTCTGGCTTTGGGATGTATATCGACATTCCCAGTCCTCTTGTGATATTGAATACATAGTCTAAGGCTTTCTTGTAATTAAACTCATTAGCTCCTGTAAGGTATCTAAAAGAGGAATAAGGATGGAAGCTAAGGGTATACCAGGGTTTGTTTCTATAAGCCTCTAATGATGTTATAAAGCGAATAAAAAGCCTCCCTCCTTTGCTCTTAGCAGTCCTCTAACATACTATGCGTAGGGGAGGTAAAATCTTCCCAAAGAAGTAAATTGAGAAATACTAGGGAGCCTAAAACTATGTTTAATCACCCTCATCTCAATATCTCAAACAGACTGACAAGGCACTGCAATGATCAAGACTTTTATCAAGATGGACGGTACTGAAGAACCGTACATGCCACACAAAGCAAACGGCTGGGGTGAGTGGTTCTCGAAGAACCTGATCGACATCGATTGGGCTGGCGTCGTAATGGACGTAGTAGCAGAAATGCCAGAGAAGGTACACTCGCAAGATTTCCAACAAGCTCTTATTAATAAGCTATTGGATATCGGGACTTGGTCCGCTTATGTTGCAGCAGGTCGACTGTATGCTGTATTGATTCGTAAGAAGATCTATGGCACCGAAGGTGTGCCAACGCTGAAGACGCTGCACACACGCATGCGTAAAGACAAAGTCATGGTGAAGTTGGATTACTCCACTCGCGAATACGCCCAGATTGAAAAGATGCTCAAGCATGATCTGGATATGGATTCCCCACACTTTGCATTGCACCACATTCGTCAGAAGTATTCCCTGATGAATCGGGTAACCAAAAAAGAATACGAAACTCCACAGTTCACATACATGCGTATGGCTATGGCTCTCTCCGAGAAAGAGCCGGTCGAAACACGCATGACTCACGTCCGTAATTTCTACGAGATGTTTTCACAACGTGAACTGTCTGCTCCAACTCCGAACTATGTAAACCTGGGTACAGTGCTCCGTGGTTTTGCTTCTTGCTGCCTGTTTGCATCTGGCGACAACGGTGTGTCGCTGGCAGTGGGTGACTTCATTGCTAACGTGATGACACAGAAAGCTGCCGGTATTGGTGTTAACCTAATCACGCGTTCGATCAACGATCCGGTACGTGGTGGTCTGATCAAGCACCAAGGTAAACTGCCTTACATTGCTGCTCAAGGTAAAGCTGTTCGTGCTAACACACAAAACGGTCGTGGTGGTGCAATCTCGTTGTACTACAACGTCTACGATCCAGAAGTAGAAACTATCGCTCGTCTACGTAACCCTAAGTCGACAGACGACAAGAAGAACCGTGACCTGCACTACGCTCTGATGACCAACACCTTTACTGCGTGGCTGGTTGCAAACAACAAAGAGATGATGACCTGGAACATCTTTACTGCTCCGGATCTGCACGAAGCTTTCTACAACGGTGACGTCGGTAAGTTTATCGACCTGTATCTGAAGTATGAGAAAGACCCTGCCTTTAAGAAAGTGTACGTCAATGCTCGTAAGATCGTTCTGACTGCACTGAACGAAGGTATTGAGACCGGTACAGCGTACTGGGCTAACATGACCGAGATCAACCGTCATACGCCGTTCCTTGATCCGATCCTGTCGTCTAACCTCTGCTTGGAAATCTGCCAACCTACTGCACCGTACTACTCGATGCAAGACCTGCACTCTTCGGAAGATCATGGTCGTGGTGAGATCGCTACTTGTTCGCTGGCTGCAATTGTAGTTAACAACATCTACACGCAAGAACGTTACCAAGAAGTAGCGTACTACGCGTTGAAGATGATCGACTATTGCATCGACAACTCTGAGTATGCATTCCCACACCTAGAGATGACTGCTAAGGCTCGTCGTTCTGCTGGTGTTGGTATCATGGGTCTGGCTACCCACATGGCCCGTAACAAACTGAAGTACTCGTCTGAGGAAGGTTTGCATGAGATGCACCGCATTGCAGAAATGCACATGTACTGCCTCATCAATGCTTCTCTGCGTATTGCTGATGAACGTGGCGTAGCTCCATGGATTCATAAGACCAAGTGGCCACAAGGCTGGCTCCCACTCGACACTTACAACCGTAACGTCGACACGATCGTTGAAGGTGGCTTCAAGAACCTGCAAGATTGGGAACCGCTGCGTGCCCGTATCATTGCCAAAGGTGGTCTCGCCCACTCGGTACTGGCTGCATTCATGCCTGGTGAAGCATCGTCGAAAGCTCTGGGTGGTGCAAACTCCCTTTACGCTGTTCGTGCTCTGACAATCATCAAGACCGACAACGCTATCTCTATTCAATGGGCTGCTCCTTACGGTGACAATCCTGAGTACGAATACGAAATCGCTTGGGAAATCCCGACTCGTCGGCAGATCGACGGTTACTGTGTATGGCAGAAGTGGACTGATGGGGGTATTTCTGCAGACCTGTTCCGTCGTATTCTTCCAGGTCAAGAACACATCTACTCGAACGAACTGATTGATGATTGGTTGTACATGAACTATCGTGGCCAGAAAACTCGTTACTACCACAACGTGGAAATCGTGGCGGGTGCAGACTTGAACGGCGGTGTATCTGCGTTCTCTAACACGCTTGAAGATGCTGGTTGTGCCAGCGGCGCTTGCTCCCTCTAAATAGAACGGGTGACTTCGGTCACCCTCAATCCCCAATTGGAAGAAACAAATGACTGGCACTGTTGCTGACATCGCACCAAAGATCTTTAACCTAAGTAAAGGGGACTACGGTTCCTACAACATCATTTTGGGTGAAGACCCAGGTCTGTTGGATTCGATCACACACAACCACCCCGAAGCATGGGCGCTGTATAAACGTCTGCGTAATTTGGACTGGGACGAACTGGAGTTCGACTTCTTTACATGTAACGCTGAATTCAAGAATGCCGAGAAGTCTGTCTACGACATGATGATCAAAACTCTGGCATGGCAATGGGAAGCGGACTCCGTGGCTTCCCGTTCGATCGTAACTATTCTGGGTAACGTCATTACTGATGGCCGCATCTGGACTGGCTACAACCGTATCTCTGAAAACGAATGTGTTCATGCACTGACGTACTCTGAGATCGTTCGTGGTTCTTTCGATGACCCTGATGAAATCCGTGAAGAGATCCTCAAGGTAGAAGAAGCACACAGTCGTATGAAGATTGTGTCGGAAGTAATGGCTAAGGCTCACGAGACCTCCCTGAAATATGGTTTGGGTCAAGTAGAGAACTGCCAAGAAACCTACAACGACATTTTCATGTTCCTGATTGCTCTGTACTTCTTGGAGCGTATTCAGTTCATGGCATCTTTCGCTGTGACGTTTGCAATTGGTCGTACTGGTATGTTCCAGCAGATCACTAAAGCCGTCCAGAAGATCGCTGTCGACGAATTCGAGATTCACGCACAGTTCGGTCAGCATGTACTGCGTTCGGAGCTTGCAACGGAACGTGGGCGTACTGCTTACGAACAATGCAAAGACAAGATTGTTCGTCTGCTGTGGGAAATCATTCGCACTGAAGTTGAATGGGCAATGTACCTGTTCTCCGAAGGTCGTGAACTGACTGGTGTTACTGCCAAGTCTCTGATTCAATGGGTTCTGTTTAACGCTAAAGCGGCAGCAGAGTTCCTGAACGTCAAAGACGATATCTTCTTCCGCTTCGATTACGACTTCGAGCAGATTGCAGGCTTCCCGTTTGAGTGGCCAGAGAAGAACCCACTGCCGTACATGACTAAGTATATTCAGCTGTCCGCTACTCAGTCTTCGGCACAGGAAGAGAAGAAAGGCGATTACATGACTAACTTGCTGACTCGTCGCAACGAACGTGATGTATTCGAATTCACCATTCCTGGTTTCGACATGTCCAAGCTAGAAAATTATCAACCGGCAGAACAACTACCGGCGTAAGGATCTAACGGCAAAAAATGGCTTCCTTTAGGGGAAGCCTTTATGTCGTCATAATCCTATACATCAAACAAACACTACACAAGGAAACAACGCATGAACGTTTATGAGTGGATGGGTGCAACTGAGAGCGAGCCCCCTTTACACGAAGATGATTCCCGAGAGAATCCAACGCACCGCCCTCAAGTCCCACACGAAGATGATGATAGCAATCGTCAGCATCACGGTGATTCGTCACCTGCCGGGGGTGGGCGCGTTCATGAAGAAGATGAACATCAAGTTGATCGAGTAATTGCAGATCGACACATGGTTGAAGACATGACCTGCTCTAATGAGAGCATTATCGAAGACGTCCGTAAGTTCTTCAAGTTTCATAACCGTGGAAAAGACTTCTTTGAACTCGACGGTAATGCTAAAGCCAACATGGCTAAAGTATATGCAAACTTAGAAAAGACATTTGGTTCTAAGGAATGGCTGGAAAAGCAAACCCCAATCAAAGGCTCTATCAAAGTTGGGGATCTGGCTGATCGCCTTAACTTGGATAATCTGTCTGGAACCGTTCAAGAAACATCCGCTATTAATATCGCTTTTGCTACGTCTGTAGACAACGCCCAGCTAGAAATCATCAAACAACTGAAACCTCTGTTGGTGGGCTGGACACCAGGTAAACTAACCGATAAAGTGTACGAGAAAACTCGTGACGGTTTAAGTGATGTGAAGACGGTTATTGACGTAATCAAGAAACCTAGTCGCAGCAAAACATCGTTACTTGATGGTAAGACAAGTGATGCTGTAAAACCAGCACTAACACTAGATGAAACTCTTGAGTTAGCCCAAACCATCTTGAAGTGTATGAAAGATGACGTTGCGCGTATCGATGGTCAGAATGATGAACTCGATCGTAACCTAGGTGAATTCTTTGATGCCCATCACGAAATTATCCGTGAGGATGACCATAGTGAATCATACAACTCACAAGCCTGGGAAAAGCTTTCTTCGGCAGTCCTTCGGAAACTAAGCCATAACGGTATCCCTGAAGCATTAGCAGCCTTCCGTCAATTTGAAGGGGCATGTATTGCAGCTGTGATTTATATGGAGCGTTCGTTCAAAGGTGGTAAGGGTGTATCAGTCGAGCATCACACCGATGAAACAGTATCCAACGAAGGTTTTCTGGATGCGATAAAGGATCTGTTTAAGTCCAAACCTAAAGATGTCCAGATTAAAGCAGACATCGATCAAACGGTACTGAAGCAACTGCAAGAAACTGTATTGAACGATAACTGGTTAAAACAACAGAAGTTCAACGAAGGTACAGTTAGCGTACGTTTTCCAGATGCTGTAAAGAACGGCGATTACAAACCTGTCCTGCAACGCGTTAAGCAAGAATTGGCTACTACCGCCAAGTACAACGCCGGTAAGGCAAATGCTTGGCTAAATCCAATTAAGCAGGCGATGGATATAATCATCGAAGGTCGTGTGAACGGGGTCAGTCTAGAACAGGCCGAGGCACTGCGTGAACTTGCAGATTATGATAATTTGGACTTTGATGTTGATTACAAAGAACCAAATAACTTCTTGAGCGATGACGCCGAAGTAGAAGTTCCAGCGCTAGATGAAGCTGGCATTAAAGATGCGGTCAATGCAATTATCGAACTGGTTAAAGCTCGTGAACTGTATACCCGTACTTCAACAGGGAATATCCCTGGCGGTATTCCTCACACCAGTATGCACAAGATTCGAGCAGTGCGTGATGAAGAAACACGGGATGTCCTGATAGATCTCCATGAAGAAATCAGCAACATTACGGATTACGCCATTGAAACGTTCTTTCAAAATCAGTATGCTTACTTTGACTTATTCGAAGCCTTGGCTAAACCCCTGATGGATTGGATTCAGAAATCTATTTCTGGTATCAAATACAGTAACGAGGCAATTGCTGATGTGGGAAAGCTCTAAGTGGTTTCGTTAAGGCAGGGGAAAGAGATCCCACTGTCGTAGGGGACCACAACTATCAGAACGCAAAGAAATTAGTTACACAGACGTTTTTCAATGATAGTTGGTTAGCTAAACAGAAGTTCACAGGCAAGCCCGTGAAAGTATCCTTCCCAGGAAACCTAACGGCGTTTGACAACTCACTCATCGATACCATTCGGCAGGATGCACAACCCCATTCGAACAAGGCTAAGGAATACTTACAAGCTGGTTTCAAACCAGTCAATGAAGTAATCCATTACCTGTATCAACATGGATGGGAAAACGATCCTAAGAAAGCCAAGTGGCTGCTAGACAACACAGACTTCAAGTTTAATCTGAAAGCACCACATATTCAGATTGCTAAGCCCTTAGTAGAGCATGAACTACCCGCTCTGGATAAGAAGTCTATCAAGGATGTTGCTAAAACATTCTTAGATCTAGTGGAACTGAAACGTGAACTCTGGGACGTACATCTAATCCGTATTTGGAAAACGTTTGGTGAAGAAGGTAATCATTACGCTCGTGGTGGTAAACGCTATCGTGATGCCGAAGCTACTAATGCGCCAAAAGAAGTTTATCAGTTGTTTGAGAAACTCCAAAAGTACGGGACTGTATTCGAAGACTTCCTTTATAAGTTCAACTCATCTTACACGGAGATCACGGTCCCTACAGCGGACGGGTTGTTACGTTGGTTGACTCGATCGGTAGAACCACAGGAATAAAATACTGGCGGTGAGATAGTATAGTTGAGGACGTACGCGCCTTAACACCACCCAGTCACCAGCCGGAGCATCCTACGGAGCGCTTCTAGAAGAGATCCTTCTGTGATTGTCACATCTTAAGGGCTGTCCTTCGGGATGGCCCTTATGCCGTTATCGTATGTTAACAATGGAGATACACTAATGAGTACCTTTACTCGATTTACCGCAAAAGAACAACTAACATACGACGAAGAAGCCAGTCATATCCTCGGTAAAACTTACTACCGTACGGTTCCAGGCTTTCGTTATTACATCGGGCATGAGAACTCGGATAAATATGTAGACGTTCCTACAGGCTTCCTGACGGACGGTGCATCGGTTCCTTTCTTGTTCCAACTGTTGATTCCCGTCTTAGGCGAATACTCACAGGCTACCACCCTACACGATTTCCTCTGCGAACGATATGAAATTACCCAGGTCATCAATGGTGTACCTACACAGGTAAAAATCGACCGAGCAGAAGTTGACCGTATTCTTTACGAGGCAATGCGTGTTCTGGAAGTTGCTGCTTGGAGACGTAACGTTATTCAAGTTGGTGTCGATGCTTACCGTGTCTTTAAACGACCAACCAAACCGGTCGTCAATCCAAAGAAAGCGGAGCTAGAACGTGAACCTAATCGTCAAAGCAATGGCAGCACCAGTTACGGAATTACTGAAGCAATTTAAAGTAGATCCGATCGTCAATGAACCAGGCAACGAAATGATTCGTATCGGCTTCGGTCGTAATAAGCATCGGGGGTTTGCTCGTGTGGATGTATGGAACCGTGGATTCCGAGTGACTGCCCGATGAATGAAGTCTTCCTAGGTGGTACTTGCGCAGGTCCTGATTATCGAGAACAACTGATCCCTCTTTTAAAGGTTCCTTATTTCAACCCAGTGGTTGCGGATTGGAAACCTGAAGATGCAGCTCGTGAAGATCGAGCGAAAGAAGAAGCATCAGCTAACGTCTTTGTTATCACACCTGCAGCAGTTGGCATGTACTCTGTTGCAGAACTTACGGAATTGGCTATCGAATCCGAGAAGCCGCTGTTTGTCATGTTTATGGAAGTAGAGGGTTTCACATGGAACGAGCATCAACAAAAGTCAAACACGCAAATCAAAAAACTTCTGAGCAAGTACAACGCGTTAATCTTCGAAGACCTATCGCAGTTGGCAGCAGCTATCAACTGGACAGTCGCCAAGGTGAACTAGTTGCACCTAACCTGGATTTGTTTTTGGCATCTACTCCATATGTGAGACGACCCATAATAGGGTATCTTGTATCGGTGCCGGATACAAAGCCTAAGCCTAAGGTAGAACGACCAGTTAAACCTGGACCTGCCAATACGGTGGCAATGCCAATCGATTGTGGTGAACATTTGTATTACCACAAGTCAGACGGTAAGTTCTATCCGCTCCCATGGACTCATGACATCCAACATGACATCGTGTTGACTCCAGAGGAAATGGTAGTAGCTCGTGCAGCGTTCCGTGAACGATGGCCAGAGTGGAAACACATCTCGGAAGAACACTACGATATCAACACTGGTGAGTTCTTTAACTAAGTAGTTGATTTGTATACAACTATATGTGGTTGGGTCAGCGCAATAGTGCAGCCCAATCACAGTTGTCTTTGCCCCAAAGTAAAATAATACTTTGAATGTAATAGTATACGAGAGTAACTGCCGCAAGTATCATTGGGTTACCTAGCTTCTAGGACCACGTGAAAAAGCGGTGGGTACTGTCATGCTTGATGGTGAGCTTAGCTCAGTTGGATAGAGTGCCGGGATGTGACCCCGGAGGTCAGGAGTTCAATCCTCCTAGCTCACACCATTTCTTTTCTGGGAGTATTCTATGAAAGTTAAGATCAAACCACGTCCACTAGCAGACTTTGGTCCAGCCGATTGCGGCTGTTGCAGCAGACTTAGTTGGAAAAATCTTAAACTCGATAAACAGATACTTCGAGAAGCTGTTAATGATGCTGACTACGCAGTCAGTAAAAGAGAACAGCAAGCAGCATAACGCAGCCATAGTTCAGTTGGTTAGAATGCCTGCCTGTCACGCAGGAGGTCGCGGGTTCGAGTCCCGCTGGTTGCGCCAGTTTCACAGAGTGTAGTTCAGTTGGTAGAATGCGTGGTTTGGGACTACGTGGTCGGGGGTTCGAAGCCTCCCACTCTGACCAGTTTTGAAATTAACTAACAACGACGGTAAGGTACAGCCCGAATCACACTAAAGGAGCCGCCCGGTGATTCAATAGTGGTGCATGGGTACAAGTCAGGAGATAAAACGAGTCGCCTTTCTCCATAGTTAGTTTCAAATGTTTTACGGATGATGTAGAGACGGATGGCTACCGTCAGCGGCCTGTAACCCCGCCGGTTCTCCTAGAGGTTCAATTCCTTCCTTCATCCACCAATGATGCCCAGGCTTAGCTTAAACGGCAAAGCACTTGTCTTGCGCGGCGCGCAAGCAAGAGACATGCAGGTTCGACTCCTGCCCAGGGCTGCTAGACAGAAGGCACTTCGGTGCAGAACTAAAACGAGGCGTCATTACACGCCTACCTAGATGACGACCGACCTGACGCGCAGGGTAATCAGCTACTAGGGAACTGTTTAGGTAAAGAATTTCCATCGTTGTCCAGACCAGCTCTTGCACCAAACGGGTAACCGTTAGCTCGCTGCAAGCCTGGACTCCCTTGGGAATATTAGCACTACCCGATCCAGAAGTTAGTCGGGGTTAATAGTCACCGGTGAAGCCCGGTATAGCGATCCATTGGCAAATAGCTCAGTTGGTAGAGCACACGGCTGTTAACCGTGCGGTCCCTGGTTCGAGTCCAGGTTTGCCAGCCATTTCGGGATAGCTCAGTTGGTAGAGCAGCGCACTGTTAATGCGTTGGTCCCAGGTTCGAACCCTGGTCCCGGAGCCAATTCAATAAAGGAGATCTTCGGATCTCCTTTATGCTGTCTAATAGTGAAAGAGGAAATACAAATGGCAAGCGAAGATCTATTGTTCCACGGTAAATTGACTGTCACAGGTAAAAGGGTTCTAGAGTATCCAGTATACAAGATCGTTCAACTGTACGCTGGCGCATGGAATGTGTTGTGTAAAATGTATGGTGACTCAGGTACACAACCAAATGAAGCGGCTTGTAAGGAATGGGTACGTAAACATATCGATCATTACGTTACCCTGGAAGACTATCAAGAGCTAGAGAAAGAAAACTTAGCCCTTAAAGAAAGACTGGCTCAATACGAAATCGAACACACGGGGGATTAAATGTTAGAATCTATTGAAGAACAAAAGGTTTATAAGTCTCCAACTGGAAAACCTTTCAGGGTACTCTATCTGGCTCGCCACGCACAAGACTGTGGTTGGCCTATGGTTGTCTATACTAACCTTGGTCCAACTGAGGATGCCCCAATGGGGACGGTATGGACTATTGCGGAGAGTATATTCCTAAGGACATTTAGTGAATGATGTCACCTAACCTGATAGAGAACATCACAATCAGAATAGCCAAAGCTATGGGCATGACCCCAGAAGAATTCCAGCTATATCAGAAGCGACACATGGCTGATTTAGATCAACGTCTATCGGATCAGATGGAACAACAGAAAATGACTCCCGATGTATTAGCTAAGCGGTGTACGTTATGACAATTCAAGATTTAATCGACCAGGCACGCGCACGGAGATCTCCAGAAGAGCAGGCACAAATCGATGAAGACATGCGTCTAAGAATGGAAGCTATCAATAAACGAGAACATGCTTTGTTTGTTGCATCGTGTGTAACGGAAGAACAACTCAATCGGTTGATCTCATTATGAGTTTACAAGCATTGATCGGTTTATCGAAAACAACCATCGACATGAATGATCCCGAGGTTATCGCTCGATTCAAAGCTGTCCGTAAAAAAATGGAAGAATTTGATAAAGAAATTGAAGAACGAGTTAGACAACGCATTCCTACTCAAGAACAATTACAGAAAGTAGTTAACTGGGGCACTCTTTACGGTTAGGAGGCTTTGCCTCCTTTATGCCGTTCAATAGTCTGTATATGAATTGGCAGGTGTGCTATGTTTGAAATATTGTTATTACCACATGCAGGGTTACAAGACGAAGAAGCAGGACAAACTATTTTTCTTTATGATCCTGAAACCAATACGGACCTAGCTGGGTCGGGAGCCACAATTACATTAATTGGGGCGGCTGTCAAGGACGACACAATCATTAACGGACATAAGACACTATCCATGCCCACAACTGCATCTGGATTTAGAGCGGTGTTCCCCACCCCACTCGATCTACAGGGAAAGAACTGGACACTGGAATGGTCGTTCTATAATACGTCCTCTGCAGCAAGCTATGCTCCAGAATTAACTGTTAACTCTTCTACTGCTGGTACAGGTATTCTATCGCGGTGGGGAGATGCTGGTTTTGGAAATCGATTACAGTTAGGGGGCAGGTTTTCCACTGCACCAGAATGTTGGAGCCCACCCGTTTTAAAATCGACTTCATTAAACAACGAAGTCAACATGGCCCTTTCTTGTAAAGATGGGATAGTCCACGTATTCCGAAATGGAGTTAAGGTGGCGATGGCAAACGGTACCAGCGGCACCTACAACTATCAAACGTATCCAGTCGGTGCCAACTTATCTAATTTGATTAACTTAACCGCTGGATATATTGGATCAGGCTCTGCTACTCAGACTGGATATAGGGGCAGAATTCGTTTAAGTCTAGGTGGACGGTACACGCGTAACTATCCTCTCGCACCACTAGAACTCTAAGAATAAAATACTCGTAGTGTAATAGTATACGAGTGAATGCCGTTAGTTCACCAAAAGAGCGTAAGAGCAAGAATCCCCTATAGCTTGCTCGGCAGGGACCAGGGATATCGGTTAGCCTGGTTTAACAAAAACCCGACCAAGATACAGGGTCATTAGCTCAATTGGCAGAGCAGCGGATTCCAAATCCGCAGGTTCGGGGTTCGACTCCCTGGTGGCCCGCCATCTATAGAGAGTAACACCGGTTCGAGTCCGGTACTGTCGGTTTCCACCGGCGGTTCGTCTAGTGGCCTAGGACACTCTCGCTTCGGAGGACGTTGGTGCAAATCCAACCAGCAATAGCTGTCGTCTAGTTAGACTAGGGCACTCCACCTATTCAGAAGAGAGTAATAATGTTTGTCGATATCAGTAACTATTTGATAGCTACACCTCTACCGGTTTCTGATGAGAAACCAGTTGCACTGGAACTCCTTGGCTCTTTCGCCTTGGAATTATATCCAGAGGTAATTAGCCAAATGGCCGACGGTTCCATACAACTCTCTGCGCCCACATTAGGGGCGTCCAGTAAAAGCACACATCGCACTCGGTGCGAATGGAAAGAGCCAGTCTACTGGTCACTTACAGGTGCACCGCATCATTGGTCTCGGCAAGAGATGACGCTTACAAAGGTCAACTCAGCTAAGAAAGTAGTGATTGCACAAGTCCATGTCAAAGGAGCTACTACGCCACCACTAAAGGTCTTCTGGAATAAAGGGAAGATCACTGCTGGTTTCCGTACTAACTTCGATGACGCAATTATAAGCAACTTCACTTTGTTGGAAGACGTTCCACTAGGTGTACCATTTAAGATCAGCATACACGTCACCACAGCCGGGTCCGTTTCAATATCGGTACTCTGCCAAGGGCGTAAGTCGATCTGCCCAGTGCTAAAGTTAGATAGTTCATGGAAAGACAAAACCTTCCAATTCCATGGTGGGGTCTACAATCAAATTGATTATTCAGATACCACTCCGGTAGATGATGGTTCAGTTTGCTTGATCCATGCATTAGCTACAACGCACGAATAAAGTTTCATACCTACTGGAAACGGTAGAGCAAGTCCTCTGGCCTAACCCGCCATGGGCATTAAGTTCGTAAGAGTCATGGCAGGATGGTGGTCACGCGATTGCGCCCACTGTGCTGAAAAGGTCGCTTCAATCGGAATCTATAGTACTTAAAGCCGATTGGAGTAAAGGATCGTCCCACGATAATTACAAGCCCATTCCCCTTTGGGAGTGGTAAGACCCTCGCGATAAAAAGCGTGGGCACGGTCGTTAGCGATGTCACTACTCACCCTAGGGCAACGCCTGCATGCTAACGATTTAAAGATACCCTACGACGGCTGCTGGATTGATCATAGCCAGCGACTATCAGGGAAGGCAAAGCCCGTACCCAAGAGTACCTTACCTTAGTGTCTGGATGATCCCGACTTCGGTAACGCACATGTCCACCAAAGCGAGATGAGGTGGCTACAACGGATTAGTAGATTCCGTCATGGTTAGATTAATGGGATTAGATGCCCAGCCATAGAAGGTGATAGCCCTGTGATTGTAACCTTCCCAGTAGATTACTCCCGTAAAGAGGCTACTGGGCCTTATTCATGATTACTTGCCCTCCATCGTACTGAAGCTTTGT